GAATAAAATCACCTAGTTTTCCACCTGATAAATATCTTACCGTATTTTTATTAAATATATGCCCTTTACTATGCCATACAGTATTCTCAGACCTATTGGCAATGTAATATAATGGATTCCAATCCTATTTGCTATCACTATCATGGTAAGTATTAATCATTACATCTAAATCATCATATGTTAAATTAGTAGTTTTAATTAAGTGATGCCATAATTCATGACCAGTTGGTGTAAATTGAATATTATTAATATAATTATAATATTTTCTTGGAATATATATCATCATATCATTTACACGTGGATCATTTTTAACCTTAGAACATTTTAGCCAGGTTATAGAAGGAAATATAATTGTATTCCACGATGGATTAAATATATTTAAAAACTCCGCTTTTAGAAAAAGGTCAACCCTTATAAATATAATAAATTCATATTCCTGTATATTAGATACAGATTTTATTGAGTTATGAAATAATGCATTAAGGCCAATTGGAGAATTATATATTTGTTTGCCAAGCATATAAGGTTTATATAAATTTATAAGTTCTGAATCATATTGTGTTGTATATGTTGTTAGAAGTATAGACATATCAATATTATTTTTTTCTTTTATTGATTTTATAAATTGCAGATGTGTCTTAGAAGCTTCAATCTGAGCCTCATAAGATTCAACTCTACCTCTAGTTCTATTACCACCTCCGCCAGATCTAAATGCCTCACCCAATAATAACATTAAACCCTTTTTTTTAGGCTTAGCGCTATTTGACATATTCTTATAAAGCGGCCATATATGTTCCACGTTAAACTTGTGATACTTAGCACCTTCAAGTACTTCTAGGGATAAGAACATCCCAATAAGCGCTTCAGGTATTTGTCCAGCATTACCTATAAGTGGATGACGATTCACATTGATATCATCCCTGTAATACTGAATTAACCATGACATGAGCTTTTCAAATGTTTTCCTATGAATAACAAAGGTATTACACATTATAAGACGATTCTGTATTACATCTTCAGCTGTATAGGTCTTATTGAACATACGATTATATGTTTTTAATCCAGATTCTAAACCATTCAAATCAGATTTAATTAAATTATGACATCCTAGAAAACCAGAAATCTTAATATCTGGAAAATAGTCCATAATAAAAATGCAGGGGCTATTACTAGAGTTAATAGTTGATCTAATGCTGCTGAATGTATCTGCATGTATTTTCATATCATATTGTCCGAAGCCAATATAGTCACAGTCATTATATAGATTATTCTTATAAATATGATAAAATGCAGAACCCTCATTATATACGTCAGCCTGTAACTTGGGATTGTAAATTGGGAGGTCTGCCTCATAGACTGTTTTAAATTCAGAATCCTGTCTATTCTTAACACCATACAATGTCACTGACTCTTTATCTATTTTAGACATTTCAGTATAAAGTTCATCAAATATGAGATTATGAAATACTACAAATAATTTAATTGAAACATGAATTGACATTTTTTTTCTATAAGACTCTACAATATCATATGAGACCATAGAATCTGTAGGATTATCCCAAAACCACTTATGAAAAACTGTTTCAAATGGGTTTATTGATTCACCAAAGTATTTATTTTTTCTAGATGGTGGTTGGCAATTATTGAGAGTCCAATTTGATTTATCTTGCCAATTTACTCCGTTGAATTTATTTAACATACAATCAATAGTATATCCATTATTTAATATACATCTAGATAGAGTATTTTCTGAACCAATTGCATCATATTTAGTTGGACAATCATAAAATACAGGTGCTTTACTGAGAAGTAAATTTAGACCAATCACGTCAGTCATAAAAAAATACCCTTCGCAGCTTACATGATCTCTAGAAGGAAATATTGATAATGATACAAGCTTAACTTTATCAGTTATCTTTTGAATGAATATTTGAGTCCAATGAAAACCTTTTGGTCTAGTATCATCTAAGAATGGCCCTAGAACACCGCTATTCATAAAGAAATAGTAGTCATATTGTTTTCCATTAAGAGAGTCTAGTGCAGCCTTATGTCCACCGAAGTCAAATCCCACATTATCTCTATAGATGACTTTAAGATTTGGTAACTGAGGGAGTGTTACGTTGCACTTATGCCCATTGACCACTATAATAAAGTCTATGTTAGCTTGATAACTTATAGCCATCTTAGAATAAAACTCTAGATTATAGTCTGACGATGGACTTGCAAAATATGTATAGACGACTAGTGATCTTTTGACACTGTATTCTGTTAAATGATATCTCTCCTTAAAATGATTCTTACCACTCTGCCATAGTGAGACCTTTTTCACGGGCTTACTGAGGACCCACCATTCTGCACTCATCTTATCAGTGAGTAAGGCCGTATCTAGCATCTTAAGATGGGACGAATTCGCCCACCAGAAATTCCCTGAGAAGTGGGGCGTTGGAGCCTCACTGAAGTTGCATCCAGCGGCATCGTGCGTATCCAAGAGTTTGAGGCAGTCATCTGATTTCGTACATAAGAAATGAAGCATGTAATTAATCCAATCTAATATGACTTCATATCCCAGTAGACCAACATATGAGATTCCCTTAGTGTGCAAATATAGAATCTTAGTATTCGGTGAATTCAAGCTAAACTCATGCATCAAACGTAATGTAGGAATCTCAAATAGTTGAGTGTCACTTGAACACTGAATGATCTGTATGCGAGAATCGAGAGCCGTATATTTCTTAGAATCAAGTGGTAAGCCGATATTGTTTACGATAATTGCATTAAGTTCTTTAATGCCTATTGCAGCGCTTAGAACTAAATCAAGTGTACCGGTCCCAGCAGATGCCAAGTGGCATGAATGGATGAAACAGGCTGCCTTCGGCTTCAAGGCATTCTCGAGCATAGGAAAGAATCCCTGCTCGTCCAAAATTCGCTTCTTAGCCTTCTTAATGTATGGTAGCCGTTCCTGCCAGAGATTCGTCTCAATTGCCGCATTCATGATATTATAAGACGCCTCAAAGTCGTCCATATTCAGCTGCACGTAGGCCATTGGATCCACGTGTTCAGCGACATTGGGGCAGCCCCAATAGAAACATAAAGCCTCGCACAGAATCGGCTCCCAGAGCTTCTCAGTGATGAAATTGGCCTCTACATTATTCTCGCACATGAAATAGTATTTGTATGGCACTAAGCCCTTCTCCTTGTCTACAGATGGTCTAGCTGTCCCCTGATATGACTTGAATCCATGCTGATTGTCTTCATTGTAGATATGTAGCTTTACTGAGCCTTTGGCTTCCACGAATTTGAGAAAGTCTATACGCTTCTTGTGACCTGGGTCAAAATATTTCGAACTGCAGATACTTGAGACTATCTTAGACTTGTCTGCAGACTTAAGCATATCCATCTGCTTCAACTGTGAATAGGTCAGATTCATCTGCCAGAATCCAGGATTGAGAAATTTGTCATGAGTTCTGACTTGTAGAAACTTAGTGGGGTCTGGCTTGGCCCACTCTCCCCAAGTCTTAACGCCCCAGTTCTGATGAGGGCTATCACACCAAGGCTCCATATGAAAGATGATTGTCTTCTCACGCACATACTTGGCTCCAGGTGGAGGCTTATTAATAATTACATAATAATCGATATTATCATCTGACCAAGTAATCTCAATATCATTCCACTTATAGGAACCCTTAGACATCTTCAGCCATTCCTTGCATAGGTCCTCTGATGAACACCAGTTACAGAGCATCTTTACTCTTATAGTTGGCTTATAAGATTTCTTGACATAGATGCCACCAGGTGCACGTATATATGGTGTCTTCTCAAGAGGAAATTTTACGGAGGACTTCAAAAATCCAAGAGTATTAAATGCCACGCAACCAATTTCAGTTTCAGCAATAGCTTTCATGCTGTCTATATCACTTCCATTCATTCTACGAATATCGGCACCACCTGAATCTACACCTTCATAAAAGAGCCACTCTTCTTTTTCAGTCATTTCAATCGTATTATCAATAGACATGGCCCAAGGAGGGTTGCAGTCATTATTTAAATTAGAAGCCATATTGATACCCCATCTTTTAGGAAAGTATCCTCTAAATAATTCTGGCTTTGGAGAAGCCTGTCTTGCCAAGTATGCTCCCCACCAAGAAAAGGTTGAATTCGGAACAACAGCCCCACCCCAGCATTGACTCATTAGACCAAGACATACAGATATACTCTTTTCACTGCATATACGTAGCTGCATGGATTTAGGAATATGATTCCTAATTTGTTCGTGTGCTAAATCTGGCTCATCTGAAAAAAGTATTACATTTGCTCCAGTAGGAATTTTATCTAGAACCTTTGTATAATATGATTCCATAGTAATATGATTTACACACCCATTATCTTTAAAATCACCAAGCCTTACATGAATGAACCAACTATTTAGCTTAGCATCAAGAGTATCTAAGCCATATTTAGAATACAAGTTCTGACCTTTCAATACAGGATTAAAACCAGATGACGGCAGATATTGATGATTCTGCCAATAGCCTTGTAGTCCAATATGTTTATCAACCTTATCAAGCCCAGTAAATCCCTTATACGTATAATTATCCATTTCTAACTCTTTTACTATATATACCTGTGCAGCTTCATCAACAATACGAATATTTGGAAACATCTCATATAGTTCACTAATATTATGCGGTGTCTTGTTATTTATCATTGGCTTATAAAATACAAGCTCACGACCCAGCTTCGTAGCTTCTGCCATTGCAGCTGCAATCTGGAAAAGGCGATTTCCAGTACCTCCACATAAGAATGGTGTAAGCCATTTAGATTGCATTACAGGACCAATATTATTTATTAGACTCCACCAATAATCGAGTGATAGCATTTTGAGAACTTCCAAACGTTTGACTGGGTCCTCATAAAATTCTCTCAACTCATTTAGCCATCCATCTAGTTTTTCTTCACTTAATGATTCAGGAGTAAAATCATCTACCAAGATAACAGGAAGCCTACTATAGGCTTCATCTAGAGGTGAGTGTTGTATAATTGGAATGCAACCATTTATGAGAGCAGACCATGCCTTTGGCGAGGGGTCATATCCACCACCCCTAGCACATATACAGAATTGTGCTTGTTTCATTTTCTCAGATATTCCATCATCATTCATTGTATCACCTTCATAATACGTAACAAACGAAGACCATGTAGTATTACATAGGTCTGTAACTCTCGCTCTTTGTTCCCATTGAGGGCCACCCCTATTTCTATGAATACACATACATTTAATCGTTCTTGAAGAGAAGTCAATTACGTCATTTGTTAATTCTAGATTAGAATGATATCCACGCTGCCCATTTTTGAGTATTCCTAGAGGAATTGGTACCAACTTTGGATGCAGAGTATCCAAATTTTCAACAAATCCCTTATTGAATAAAGGGTTGTCTAATAGGGCCTGTATAAGTTCCTGTTTATCAGCATAATCATTTCTACGAACGTCGCCTGTACCCTTTGGAAAGGTAAAATCATTACCTGCAATAACAAGATTGAATTTTGATTTTATTAATGGCAATACATTGTCCATAAAATATTGAAGTGAGTGGCCGCCATTATAGGGTAAAAATACATAGGAAGCTGAAATATAGATAGTCTTGGGATTACTAGTCTTAGATATATTTACGCAGCCATTATGATAGACAAACCAATCACATCTACGAGCTACACCTACCAAATCAGTTACATCATATGATTCCTTTTCTGGTATACGGGTATTCATGCATTCTAGACTCGTATATGATTTTTTAACATAGATTCCAGTACCAGGAGCAGAAATATACGGCGTTGCCTTGAAAGGCCGTGTAGCCTTAGACTTCAAGAATCCGAGAGTATTGAATGCAACGCATCTACTATCTGCTGATGCAGCCGCCATCATTTCAGAAATGGGTCCATTTACACGCCGAATATCGTCACCACCTGAATCTACACCCTCGTAGAAAGTCCATTCATCTGAATTAACTTTGACTTTAATCTCTAATGACGAATAGTCCTTCTGAATATCAGTATCAACCGTTGATTTTAATGATGTGACCCAATCTGATAAGACAATATGTGGTTGACAATTATACGATTTGAAACCAGGTACAACTTTTACTAGATAATCAATACCATGTTTAATTCCATTTGTAGAAATATAATCAAGCATTTTCTTACAACCTTTCTTAGTAATTATATATGCAAAGAATCCACCAATATATTTATCTGAATCAAGTTGCACTATAGGTTTATCTGAAACTTTAGTCTTTTCTGTATTATGAATATCACGAACATGATATCCTAGAAATATGATATCTGCATCTGATGTAGCAAGTGCAGCTGTAGCAGCTATCCATCTCGTCTTGAATCCATCAACTAACTGAATATCATCCTCGAAGATTGTATAGTATTCATTTGTGGAGTCACTAAGCAATTGTTTCCATAGACCATAGTGGCTGAGAGCACAGCCTATCACACCCTTTCTGCTACCGAAATCATTTCCTAGAAATAGTGTATTAATCTCATCTGTCAAGGTCAGACTTTTGCCATCAACCGCCTCAACAAATTCATATTCAGAATCTTTAACGCCTGCGTCCTCAAACACCTTCTCAGTCGTCTCCTTTCTGTCCGTTCTGCGAACCAAATTGACGACGAAGGCATTCGGCAACTTGTTCTCGAGCTGATTAAACTGACCCATATTATTCAGGCTGTATGCGTTAGGTCCAGTCTTATCTGATGTGAGTTTGCCGATGTGTAAACAGGACACTGTATTAAAGAAAGCACTCTTATATCCCTTCGCAAAATACCGGTCTGCATAATCCCGCTCAAAAAACGTATTTGGAGAATCATAATTGCCGAGTTCTAAGATAGTACTAACTCGTATCATAGAGGGGCGGAAACTGTAGTGGGGCCAATAGGCAGAATTACGTCCAGGTATCTTATCAGATTTCACGTGTAAGATGAAGCCTGGTTCTCCCTGTATGGGTTCGCTGCCATTGATATCCCAGCCTTCATATGTCTCGGCGTAATTCCGATTGTATAAGACTTGATGAATATCCTTATCCTTATGCTTCTCTAAGAAATCAATTGACTTCTGAACATACGTATTTGATTCAAAGAACACCCAGTCGTCCTCCATGTGAATCCAGTAAGTCGGCTGCACCTCCTTCAGCTTATCGTATATAATATTCATGCTGGCTCGGTGACCCTTCTCCCCCTTACGTTTCATGTAGAAATCCATAAAGGGACACATGGTCTGCATCTTAGTCCTATCACGCTGTGACGAATTGTCATCCACGCAGAAGAAGTAGTCCACCTTATCCAAATCAGTCCACGAATTCAAAATGCTATTCATTGTCTGCTCGAATAAATCAAGACGCTTGCACGTTGTAAAGGTCATCATGACCTTTATCTTTCTATCAGGTTTACTAACCTTTTTATCTGTCAATGAAAGAACGGGTCTGTATAGATCTATGAGACGCTGCATTACATTTAGATGAACGGCTTCAAAAGTTACACCCTTCTTTCTTGCTGCCGCAATATAATTCATAAACTTGTAAATGAATTCCGTTGTCTTAGGAAGATGAGAAAAACAAAACTGTATATTGAACACTAAATTGCGAAGCCACCATTCATCCGCCACATAGCCGTGTTTCAATATAGCCTCATACATCTTTGCAGCCGTTTCTGGATGTCTACTCTTTTCTGCAGTAATAACCATATAATACGGTAAATAAAAGTCGTAATCGGCCTTCTTTGCAAATAGTTTCTCGGCCAATTTTGCACCGTCATAGCGATTCTCGTAGAAATCCTCAATCAGCCCATAATAATTATATGCCACATCAATGGGTTCATTGATAGTATAGTATTTTATAAGTCTGTAAATACATTCGATGCGTTCTCTGTCATACTTATGCGACTGTACCAAATAAGGGAGTCCCTCGATTTCTCTACCCAAACGTAGGTACTGCTCATAAATCTCTAGGCACGACACATATTTCTCTTGAACCCACATATCAATCGTTAGAGCCTTCTTATAGAATTCGATGGCCTTCTCGTGCATATTACATGATGCATAACTCTGCGCACAATAGAAAATGTAGCGATTGTAAAGTGGGTCCTTTTCGGCTAGAGCCTTTTCTGAAGCCTTCTCGAGTATCTGTGCATCTTTGAAATACTTATTAGGGTCCTTGCTACGGTCACCTCTGCGACCTGAAACGAAAAAGTAATCACCGATGACAGACCCAGCTGGACCAGTCTGTTCCATACATGCAGCGTACTCGTGTAAAACACCCTTATAACACCAGCGCTTCCTATTATTAAATAACTGGTGTCTGGAATAACGGAATCCATCGTGATTTCCGAACGTGAATAAATAGGAATCGGCTACCAAGTTTTCAGGCATCTTAAAGGCACCGTATATTTCGTCGTCGGCGTCCCATACAAAGGCGTAATCCGTTTTATTGTAAGCGGCCTCAAATGCCTTAGTGCGATTATATCCGAAATCCTGCCATGCATGCTCAACGAGTTCACCAGGGATATTTCGGCTCTTGAAAAAGTCCTTGATAATCTCCTTAGTTGCATCTGTAGACCCCGTGTCACTGATTACCCAGTAATCGAAGGTCATATAGGTCAATAAGTGTGCCAATGTTTCTGCAATAAGATGAGCCTCATTTTTGACTATCATATTAAGACAGATGGTCTTTCTTCCCATCCCTATATTTCTAGAGAACGAGATGTGTTTTAGATACCCTATTTATTGATTGGGTCTGTTAATCCAATTGTAACAGCGTGATTATCAATTAGACTATTTGGTAGTGTACGTGTTCCACGACGAATCCATTCTGGAATGATATCCAAGTAGTCTGGGTCTGTCATGAATTTTGATTTATGCAGAACGGCTATAAAGGCCCATTCTCCTCCAAAACTTGGAACAATCGTTGTATAAACGTAGTATTTGTAGTCAGGATAGTCAGTACAGATAGTTTCAACCATATCTTTGATTACTCTTAATTGATGTTTATTCCAAGGAATATATGGACCAGCATTCATAACAAAGCCACCTTTCAAAGGCATTATAGAATTCATAACTGATTCGAGAAGAAGTGCCCATTTTTCCTTATTCAAATTGGGGTCTGTTAAATCAATAATTACACCATTGTATGTGCCAGATGATAACATGAATTCCCAAGCGTCTCCATAGTGACATGTCAAGCGTTTACTAGAAAATGCACCCTTTGACCATAGAGCGTCGTACTTCCTCATGATATCGACGAGCTGCTTATCATAGTCAACCATAGTTACAGATTTTACACTTGTCCATCGTAAGACTTCACGGGCCGTTGCACCTTCACCGCCTCCTAAGATTAGAATCTTGGAGCGGTCAGATAAACCGTCTAATAATGGATGAACGAGTGCATTATGGTATATAATTTCATCTTTAGAAGTACTCTGTAGAACGCCATCCAAAAATAGCATATGCCCCCATCCGATAGAATTTAATACGTCTACTTCTTGTTTATCAGTTGTTTCGTGATGCGAAAACTGATTATAGTATCGGTATATTCTTTCTATACCTTGTTCTGGTTCATTTTCATGAAATTCGCTGACTGGTTTAATAATTCCAGGTAAACCATACATGCTATTATATTGAGTCTAGAGTTTAGACCTTTTTAATACCATTTATTACATTATTACGTATAACCCAATCTTGTGGAGCTTGCTGTGGAGGTTGCTGTGCAGCTTGTGGTCTAGCTTGTGGTCTTGATTGTGGTCGAGATTGTTGCCCATCTTGTTGTCCATCTTCTTGTATAACATGCACTACATCCTCTACCTCATCGAGTCTTTGCCTATTAAAACAAGGTAGCCGCCTATAATTAACAGCAATAATTATTGCACTCGATACTACGACCATAAGTCCAGACATTGTCACCAATGTAATATCTGATATATCCATCATTCTATTTAGTGCCATAGGGAAAAACGGCCTAAAGAGTTGCGTTAATTGGCGGCCTTCAAAAATTGACAATGTTTCCCGGCTTAGAAAAGAATAGATATACATTCAGAGATGGCCGCCAGTAGCAATTCTGAAGTTGAGCCAATTCTTGGAATTCAATTCAGCATCTTCAGTCCCGATGAAATCGAGAGACGCTCAGTTGTTGAAATCACATCAAATGCAACATATGAAGGAAGTGAGCCGAAGATTGCTGGTCTCTTTGACCCTAGAATGGGTGTCCTAGAGAACGGCAAGCAGTGTCGCTCATGTGGTCAGTCCAATAATAACTGTCCCGGACACTTTGGTCACTACAAACTTGGACGCCCAGTGTATTATATTCAATTCTTGCCAATGATTCTCAATATTCTAAGCTGCGTCTGCGTAAGTTGCTCAAAGCTACTTGTTGACAAGGAGCTGCGTTCACATATTAAGAAGAAGAGAGGTGAGGGGCGTTGGAAGGATTTAATGGAGGCAGTTAGCAATATTTCAAGATGTGGACAGGAAACCGAGGACGGCTGCGGTTCCAGACAGCCCGACCGCTACAAGCGTGAGGGTATTGCCCGTATCGTTGCTGAATGGGATGCTGTTGATTCGAAAACTGTATATCACAATGCAATGAAGCAGCCCCTAGAGGTGGAATATGTTCAGCGACTCTTCCGTCGCATTACCGATGAGGATGTTGCCTTCATGGGATTCAATCCTCGCTGGTGCCGCCCTGATTGGATGATTTGTTCAGTTCTCGCCATTCCTCCTCCCCAGGTCCGCCCTTCGGTTGTGCAGGAGAATAATCAGCGCTCAGAAGATGACTTGACCCACAAGCTCTTTGAGATTATAAAGACGAATAAGATGTTGCTAACTAAAATGGATTCTGAGGGAACCAAGGCAAATAAGGGATATATTGACGAGCTAACCAACGTCTTGCAATACCATATTGCAACACTCATCGATAATCAGATTCCCGGGGTTGCTCCATCGGCACAGCGTGGTGGACGCCCTCTCAAGTCAATTCAGCAGCGTCTTGGCTCAAAGGAGGGACGCATTCGCTACAATTTACAGGGTAAGCGTGTTGAATTCTCGGCTCGCTCGGTTATTACACCGGACCCGAATATTTCAATCGCCGAGCTTGGCGTACCCATTAAAATCGCCATGAATTTGACAGTACCAGAGCGGGTGACGAACTACAATCGGGACAAGCTCTATAAGCTAGTTCAGAACGGCTCGGCCACCTATCCTGGTGCAAAGACACTCGTACGCAAGGATGGACGGATGATTTCACTCGCACACGTGAATACGAAAGAAATCGTCCTCTATAATGGTGACCTCGTAAATCGTCATCTCATGGATGGAGATATGGTCCTCTTCAACAGACAGCCTACACTTCACAGAATGTCGATGATGGGTCACCGGGTTCGTGTGCTTCCATACAATACGTTCCGTCTCAATGTATCAGTCACGGCCCCCTACAACGCAGATTTTGACGGTGATGAGATGAATGCGCACATTCCACAGAGTTCGGAGGCTATTCAGGAACTTCAGGATATTGCCGCAGTCCCGTATCAAATGATTTCGCCGAGACACCAGAAGCCGGTCATCAAGGTTGTGCAGGACGCCCTGTTAGGGTCTCATCGTATTACGAAGCAGGGCGAGAAGTTTACTCGACGGGAGTACATGAATTTAATGATGTGGAATAAGCGCTTTGACGGAACTCTTCCTCCGCCTGAGAATGTGGGAGGTTCGCAGCGCTGGTCAGGTCAGCAGGTACTCAGTATGCTCTTCCCCCCTATAAACGCCGATTTGAAGAACAAGTTCTACGATGATGAGCCGACTGAGAATAACATGGTGAAGATTCGGGATGGAATGATTCAGGGTGGCGGTATCGTCGATGATGATGTCTTGAATAAGACTGGTGTTGGCGTTGTTCACACAACCTACAATGATTTCGGTGCAATGGCGGCGGTGAACCTACTTGATTCAGTTCAGAGTACGATTGAGGCGTATTTGATTATGAGCGGATTCAGTGTTGGTCTCTCGGACCTTGTGGCCGATGACAAGACGCTCACAACGATGAATGAGATTGTTCAGCAGCGCAAAAAAGAAATCGATGAGATTGTTCTTCAGGTACACATGGACTTGTTTGATAACAGCACAGGTAAGACGAATCAGGATGAGTTTGAGAGCCAGGTGTTTGGAAAGCTGAATAAGGCGATTGAGGAGCTAGGTAAGCTTGGTCAGAAGGCGTTGGCTCAGGAGAATCGTATGATTAGTATGTTGAAGGCGGGTTCAAAGGGGTCAACGATTAACGTATCGCAGATGGTGGCGTGTGTTGGTCAGCAGAACATTGAGGGTCGCCGCATCCCCTTTGGTTTCACTGATAGAACGTTGCCCCACTACAAGAAGTTCGACGACGGTGCTGAGGCACGTGGATTCGTTGAGAACAGTTTCGTCAAGGGACTCACGCCGCAGGAGTTCTTCTTCCACGCCATGTCAGGCAGAGAGGGTCTTATTGATACGGCAGTGAAGACGGCAGAGACGGGCTATCTACAGAGACAGATGGTGAAGGCCATGGAGGACTTGGTTACGCAGCACGACGGGACGGTTCGTGATGCCCGTGGCTGCATTGTGCAGTTCCATTATGGTGAGGATGGTCTCAGTTCGACGAAGGTCGAGACACAGGGACTCCCTATTCACAATATGACTGCCGATGAGATTCGCAAGCTCATAGGTTTACAGGGTGTTAAGTGGGAGGATATTCTCTCTGTTCCTCGCAATGAGAATATTGAGTACGTCAATGCATTTGTTGACCAGGTCTTGGCAGATAGAGATATGCTCGTCAATGGTGTATTCCGCAATGGTCGTTCAAAGAGTCTAATGGGTCCGATGAATTTGGAGCGTATGATTATGAATTTGAAAGTGAAATTCAATCTGAATGCGACTGACAAGACTGATTTGACTCCCGAATATGTCTTTGAGCGCCTCAAGGATTTACATGCACGCACTTTGCCATTTCATAAACTATGGGCTGCAATGTTGCGCTACCATTTGGGTCCTCACAATTCAGTCGTCAAGCACCGCATGACACAGCTTGCATTCAATACAATGATGGAACAGATTCTCTTGAAGAACTGGTCCTCGTGGGCGCAGCCTGGTGAGCAGGTCGGAATTATTGCAGCCCAGTCGATTGGTGAGCCTGCCACGCAGATGACGCTCAACACCTTCCACTTGGCTGGTGTAGCTGCCAAGTCTGGTATGACCAGAGGTGTTCCCCGTTTGAAGGAGGTGTTCAAGGTCACCAAGTCACCGAAGGCAACGTCACTCAGCATCTTCTTGAAGCCCGAGTATCGGGAGAGCAAGGAGAAGGCTCGTGAGGTTGCACAGGATTTGGAACTAACGATGCTTCGTGATATTGTAAAGACACTTGGCCTCTATTATGACCCCAAAGACGACGAGACTATCCTTGAGGGTGATAGAGAGCTTCTGGCCTTCTATAACTTGTTTGAAGAGCGTGTGTTAAGTGAGGGTGAAACTGGAGGAACCACTACGGAAAAGAAATTTAGCCAGTGGATGTTGCGTCTAGAATTTAATAAGGAGGTCATGTTTAATCGTAATATTACGATGGATGATGTCGCCTATGTCATCAATGAAAAGTTCACAAATGGTATTAATATGATTTATACGGATTTCAATTCTGATAAGTTAATTATGCGTATTCGTTTAGTCGTGGGTGATGATAACACGTTATCAGAGGATGATTATGTAAATTATAAGAAGTTTCAATCAAATCTACTTACGATAGTTGCAATCAGAGGTGTTCCAGGAATTAAGGCGGCATCTTTCAGCAAGTATGAAAACCGGGTTGAGATTGTTGAAGGTGTACCAACGAAGATGACTGAGTATACAATTGATACGGATGGCAGCAACTTCATTGAGGTGATGAACCATCCTGCAGTCGACCCGACCCGTCTCTACACTACAAATGTACACGATGTACTCGATATTCTCGGGATTGAGGCGAGTCGTGCGGTTCTCTTAACTGAGATTGATTCACTCTTTGCAGATGCAGGCGTTAACTACCGACACCTCGGCCTTCTAATTGATACAATGACCCGCAACGGTCGCTTGATGTCCGTTGACCGCTATGGCATCAATAAGAATAATATCGGCCCCTTGGCGAAGGCATCGTTTGAGGAGACTGAGAAGATTCTCTTACGAGCGGCATTGTTCGGTGAGATGGACCCAGTCACAGGTGTATCTGCCAAAATCATGACGGGCCAACCTATTAATGGCGGGACGACCTTCTCTCAGCTTCTCTTGGACGAGGCAGCCTTGATGCGCTTGCAGAAGGGATTACCTCCGATTGCCGACGAGGTCAATGAGGATATCGATGAGTTGGATGATGAGGATATTGCTGAGGAGTTGGCAGTCGCATCGGATGACAAGTGTAATACGGTGCGGCTACGGATGAACACGATTATGCCTGATGCGGATGTTGACTTGGAGGAGCCTGACATTGAGTTCAACGTGATTGATGCTGACTCATAAATATAGACATATCGTGCAAAATTGTGAATTGTTCAATATCTAAACTTTTTATTTTAGTGTCTGGGTCTCTAGTCATATATAAGAATCTGCCAATATTGCTTGAATACGTGCATATAATTGATGAACATCGTTGCATAATATGCAGCTCACTTAGGAAATGATAATATGAAGCCATCTTATCATTTACTGAACGCTTATTATATTCTTTTTGGTCGTGACCATTAATAGACTGTATAGGCGGAAGCAGTGAATATAGTAGCCATGATGGTGATACCTTTGACAGCAACTGTTCCATAATACTTGAATTATCTGTCATTACATAAATATTAACTGTGGATTTACCCAAAGTATTATATATACTTGCAATTTCACTTATATATCTATCAAGAGGTATAGCATTCATTTCACCAGTCGTAATCTTATCCCCTGTGCGAATATGAATGCCGATATCAAAGCTTGGAAGCCCAACTATAGCCTTATTAATATGTTCCTGAACCTTATTTGACCATCTGAATATATTTCGTGCTTCTTTGCAAATTTCGTCATTTGATAGTGTACATAGATATGTATTTAATTCAACAATCTTATCTTCAAATATAGTTAAACCCTTTTTATTTGTATATGTAATTCCAGGCAATGCTTGGAAGCTATCTAAGATTAGATGAAAACTATCAGATATATTATTAGTAGTGTCACATAGATACAATTTACGCTTGGTATACCTGGCAAATAGATAACACATGAGAAACTTCTGAAAATTCGTACCATATCCTGACTTAGAAATCTTACAGAATAAGTCAGTATATTTCAGCCGTGATTGATTTTGGGATGGTTGTATCCAAGAACTCATTTTAATTTATCTATATAATATATAGTTAAGTGGGTTAAGTGGGTTATTTTTATTAATAGGATTTATTTTTTAAACGGTGATCGTGTTTTATAGGAAGTAATATTTCCTCAATTTGTTCTTGACCTATTGCAAATGCCATAACTCTTTCATATATACCACCAATATGGCCAAAATGTTCCTTATTAGGAGATTCTATACACCAAGGATACATCTTAGGTATAAGTTGTATAACCCATGACATTATCTTCTCATACATATTGATAGGTATAATATAACTATTCCATAGGGGATATCGTGCATCTTTATTAAACTTTGTGAAAAAGAACGTTTCATAGTCATTTACAATATAGTCTGCAGTAGCCGATTCATTCCATGTAGTTAGTGTACAGTAAGTATAGTCATTAAGACCAATATGAAAATATACTGGGCTGGGCTGAGATATTCTTGTAAGAATATTTTGTAAGACATCATTATTAAATATCATATCATACTGAAAAAATCCAATATAATTGTAGGGTTTATGTAAATTATTCGCATATACGTGATATATAGCAGAATTTTCATTATATCCTAATTCTTGAAATTCATTTCTATAATGTGGTAAATTCCATTCTTTAATTATCTTATATTTATCTGGTGTATAATATTTCTTTATCTTTTTATTGACTGCTATAAATGTAAAGTATTTATCAAGATTACTCTTACTAATGCCTTTATAGCATTCATCGAAAATATATTTATGAAAGACAATATATATTTGCATTGTATATTTATTATACAAATAATTTAAGTACTTCACGGTACCCTAAAGCCTAACCACGTCATTTATATATGTCATGGCTAAGCACCAAACCGCCGTGGGCTAACGTGAAGTGGTTACACTGGGGAGACCCTCATAAGGTTTTATGGACACAGGCGCCATCAATTACTATATCGACAGGTCATGCATCCAGTCCCGTTAATACTACGCTATACGAATATAAACAGATAATTGAGAGTTTAGATGCATCTGGTCAATGGGAATTCTTGAAGCGGTCATCAAATCCGTATGAATTAGTGTATTCACAATCACAGGACCAGCGAATCCCCCAATCAATCTCTAATTTGCGACCACTGAGTCGGTCCTTTTTCAAAATGGTTGAAATTCTACATATCTTGGACTTCTTTCCACGCCACAAGTCGTCCATTCAATCGGCGCATGTATGTGAAGGGCCTGGAGGGTTCATAGAGGCATTGATACATCAGAGTTCAAAAACATCAAGCACAGTGGACCACGCATATGCGATGACATTGAAGCCAACGAAGGCGAATATTCCAGGATGGCGTCGTGCACACAATTTCCTAAGTAAATCTCCAATGGTCCATATCGAATACGGTGCAGATGAAACTGGTGATATTTTAATACATGAAAATCAGGTTGCCTTTCTAAAGCCAACACAAAGTAAATGCAGTATATTTACTGCAGACGGTGGGTTTGATTTCAGTGAGCATTATAGTAGACAGGAAGAACATGTTTTCCCTCTTCTCGTATCGTCATCATTAATTGGCCTACAAACAATGAATATGGGGGGTGATTTTGTTCTCAAACTCTTTGACACTGAACTCAAATGTACAACTGATTTGATAGCGATGTTGGCATATTGTTTTGATAGCTGGACACTTTATAAACCGGCCTTGAGTCGTCCGTGCAATGCTGAAAAATATTTCTTGGGTAAAGGTTGTCGGGTAGTACCTGCCTGGATTTTAAAGGCACTTACTGAATTACGAGACCGCTGTAAGGAAGATGTATATGTTGAATCTATCTTTAATATTATACCTAAGCATATTGATAATGATATTGATACTCTTAAAAAAGAATATCTAGACCAGCAAATTGCTGCTCTAGATTACGCAATTAAAAATAAGGAGTCATGGAATGATAATCCGTATAGGATATGGAAGGCTATATCAAGTCAGTCAGCGAACTGGTGTAGCTACTTTCATATTCCGCTGAAACCATTTACTCAGGTCTAGGCAGATTCGCATCAAGCTGGGGCTTCACATAGGAGTTCATGAGATGCTCACCTATAGCAACTGATGCGAGATGCTGAGTTGTCTTACCTGCACCCATCTTATCCAACATATTTATCATAAGTGCAAGTGATTTTTCATCAAAGCCACTTGGTCTTAGAAGCATCTCAAGAAGATTGGGAAACTGCTCAGCGAATTCTGGGAAGACAGACTTGATAGTCTCGGGGTCATGTCCGCCTGCAAGCATGGCCTTGACCTGTTGTACTGACTTACGTATGAAGGCACTGCGTTGTACTGGGTCAAACTCTACTGGCTTATTCTCAGCCTCTGTAATAAGTTCACTAATTGACTCCCGATTCAATCCTTGGCCGCTCATTTCTATAGTATAATTCATAATGTAATTTATTTAGACCGTGTATTTCTAGACCGATACTTTCTAGAAGCCTTTTTTGTTCTACTCTTTCTCGACCGATGCTTAGTTCGTCGTACAGCCCCCCCATATCGAGGGGGTTCCGCATACAGCTTCTCTATTCTTTTTGGATATAATCTACCATTAAATTGTGAATTACCAAGTACATTTATACGATAGGAATTATTCCTTTTTAACTCATATTCTGTAGGCTTATTAATATATTCTTTTAAGAGTTCTTTTCTAGCTTGTAAATCATAAACTAAGTTTCTTTTTTCTTTATAGGTTAATTTATTAAATTGTTCTCTTTCTCTTTCATTATCGCCAATATACTGCCAAGGGCCAAAACCAGGATCCTGTTTAAATTTACTTAATTGGTAATCTATTTCTTTGATAGCTTTATCAACTGCTACCATGTCAGTATTAGGACCATATTGATTATATTCTTCAGGTGGAGCTGCATTGCGTGGCTCCTCTCTTACAGGTAAAAGTCTATTTGGTAGGCTATTTGGTGGAGCTACTAATCTATTATTAGGTGGTTCTGTAAAATTAATTGAACTAGGTACAGCGTCTACCATTATAATATATACTTATAAATAAAATACGCAGCATTAAATAGATGCCCTTTCTTCCAGACCCTCCATTTAATCCACCGGTCAGCACAGTTCCAGTACTTGGACCATCTTCCGGGGATCCAAAGGCGAAAAATGACCCGAATAGTACTGCATCTATAGGAGCGAATATTCAGGCTATGAAGGACCAGGCCAAAGCAGACACCCTATATGATGCTTCAGTAAAGGAGGGGTTTTCTAATGCAACACCTTGGATAGTAAATTCACAGGCATGTCGTAGAGTACAAGGGTTCACAGATATGACCCCAAAGAGGCTAGACCCGATACCCGCTATTTTGGCAGGATTGGGTGCGATACTTATAATGATTTCTTTAAGATCATAAATTAGATGTCTGACGAGGGTTGTTTAGGATTATTGGATGAGTGGATTTTGAATCAGAAGAACGCCATTTACGACCAAAATATCAAGGGGCCTAATAATAATGGTGAGGCCATATCTAAATATTTTGATACTCTTATTAATTTATCAAATAAATTGTGTAGAGCTATAACAATTAGGGACAGAGAGTTTTTATTGAGCTGCGGTTGGTCAGAATCATTAATTGACTGCATAAATGATGTAAATATGAGGACTGAAATAAAAGATAGAATTGAAACGTGGTTTAAGACATATCCAAATGTAAAGGGAGTAACACATTTAGAAAGGCTACTACAAGAATCTGGGCTAGAGTAGCATGGTTAACCATACCAAAAGTTTTACAAAGAGGCTTTTACTAAGACAAAGAGAACAAAGTAATACCAATTCTACGAGACGTAAATTACGATGCCCGTCTGGTATGATTGAGCGCAGAGGGTATGTTCGTAAATTTAATACAAGTGTAATCAAAAAAGGCTATACAGTGAGACGTAAAGATGGTAGAGAGTATAGAATATTTCCGGAAAAATCGTCGGTTCATGTTAAACCTATTTGTGTAAAGGATAGAGGATTACCGGGTAAACTCGGTCCCGGCGAAGGGTTTGGTCCGCTCAAAAAGGGCGAACTCAAAAAACACGGATATGCTTATATAGAACCCACGGAAATAAGACGGGCTGCATTAAAAAAGGCGATTGAAGAATTTGGAGCAATTGGAGTATATCATAAATTGGATGCAGTATATAAATTATCAAAGCGTACTGTACCTGCGGCATCAAAGGTATTCAAATCTGATAGAAATTGGGTAAAAGAAATGCTATAGGACAAAGCGTTATAAATCTACTTTTTACTATCGTGTGAAAATAAGAAGAGATGTCATCTCCAACTACGACATCCACTCAGCCTACTATTTTACCAAATAGTACGCCGATTGATATTAAATCTGGTGTGCAATATGCTGTGCCGTATTTATTGGCATTTTTTGTCATAGCGCTTAGCATCGGTATATATATATTAATAGAACTTTCTGCAAATATTGCAGACATTGGAAATAATTGGGCAGAATACCGATGTAAACCCCATATAATGCCGTTTGCTGGTGTTCTCGGTTATGATATGAATGAGAATTTTCAATTCTGTATACAACAGATTATACAGGAAAATACAAAGGGGACAACGGCACCCTTTGCTGCAGGAATGACTGGATTTACGGGAATTTTAGGAAATCTTATGAATTCTGCAAATACCTTTCGTGTGACTCTCGCTACATTGACTGGTGGAATCATCAAGATTATTAGCGAATTCAAATCCCGTATGACTGCCTTGATGGGTCGTGTGAAGCTGACTGTTTCACGCATGAAGGCGATGATGTATCGTATATACGGCACGATGTTCGCTGTAATGTATATGGGCATATCTGCACAGACAGGTATTGCCAATTTCGGTGATACCTTCATTTTCAAATTCATAGACGAATTTTGTTTTGAGTCTAATACTAAAATTATGATGGATAATATGACTGAAGAGTCGATAGAAAATGTAAATGTCGGCGACCTCCTATATAAGGGAGCAGTCGTAGAGGCAGTGATTGAATGTCCTGGGTCATATATACCTCTTTATGAATTAAAAGGTGTACATGTCAGTGGAATACACAAGGTCTGGTCAGAAGCCGAGAATAAATTCATATGTGTTAAGGACCATCCTGATGCAACTGTGTCATCATATTCTGTAGATAAGACATGGACGCTTATAACATCGACGAGAGAGATACCTGTCTATGGTCGAGATGGATATATGCGATTTGCTGACTGGGAGGAACTTCCATCAACTAAAGAGGCAGCTACTAGCTGGAACGGAATCGCCAATAAATTCTTGAATAATAATGAAATTACGCCTTCTGTGCCGTCTATTCCACCATGCATTGATGATAAGGCGCTAGTATATAGATATCAAGGCGGTCTAGTACCAATAAGCGAAGTTAAGATTGGTGATTGGATTCATCATTCTAAGGCATGGACACAGGTGATTGGTCTATGCAGTCGTCAGGTGGATGGTTACATACGCTATGGAGATACACGTATAACGGATGGACTTTGGATGAATTTAGATGGACGCTGGATACACCCAAAAGGTCATACAGTAAAGGATACGTGGCGAGGAAAGCAGCTTATAACTACATCGGGGGCATTTTCAATCTATATCGATAATCAGGAGTATGTAGTAAGAGATTTCACTGAAGTGGGCTACAGAAACTTAATAGAGAGTTATGAATTGGAGGATAATATTTGATAAAATTGAATCTAAAATAGATACCTATAGCCGTATCTACTAAGAAGTATCGAATGTCTATTAACTATCAGTTCCCCTTAATAATAGAACTTATCTTACTTAATGGATACATAGATGAAGCAGAAACAGTATTTTGTCTTTCTGATGAATTATCAAAGGACATGGGGCTCTGCTACTTTATGGTTCGTTTAACAAAATGTGGTTTAATTTCTCGATGCGCTTCAGAGGGTAATTACAATACAGTAAAAAATCTTATTGAATTCTACAGGGACCAAAGATTACGTGATCCAGGCCTTGATGGATGTCCAATGGAAAAGGTTGCACATACTGTAGAGTATGAAGGTTATGGGCCAATGCATTGGGCGCTTTACAATGACCATATAGATGTCTATAAGTTACTTCGAACTAATATGGATGTCTTTGAAGATATATGTCCAGAAGAATGGACACTTCCACATCTTCTAACTTCACTTATAGGGTGTAGCTCCTATGAGGCAACTATGATTGTCTTAAATGAGGTTACACTTGATATGTGTACACCTTTAGATATAAAAAATATGACAAAACGTCTCATCGATGAGTATCACGATTGGGCAGATGAATGTGCAGAAAAAGAAGAATTGTCATACGGTAAATATTGGGGTGATGAACTATATTGTCTTGCAAAAAAGCTAAAAATACATTTTGAGGATTACATGTATAAGGAGATTTCTATAAAAAGCTGCCGTTGTCAGTATTGTTATTATGATGATTATTATATCACTGATGATAATACTTGTCAAGAATTTAATCAAAAGATGAGAGAGTTTCATCTTGATGGCTATGCTCTTGCAGCTGGTTGTGAAGCATACGATGAAGAACTTCGTCGTGCATGGAGATCCACATATTATCCATCCAGTGAAGAACTTCGTGATTCAATCTTCAAGTATATGGCTGAAAGCAAAATAATTAGTTAAGATATCTAATAGTCTGATAGATTATTTTTATAATAATATTACCCGATATAACATGAAGTATTAAGTGCAATCTTTTTAATGTTTATTTTTCATTATTTGCGTTATATCCACTATTATATCCATTATTATGTTTTCTAGTTCTATTATTTCTATTTCTATTATTTCTAGTCCTTTTTGGCCTAGCACGTCTGAAAAATTTAGTCAAGACGCCAAAATGGTCTGATGGATTAATAACTATACAATTATCTTCACCCCTTTCTAATTCACCCTCACGACCACCTTTTGCATCTGATAAATTATCAATAAACCATTGAGACTGTCTCTTTGATAAGCACCCTTCCAATAGGCCAACTAATTCTGAACTTCTCACTTGCAGCGGTCCCCTATATAAAACTGCATCATACCTATAGATTTTTTCAATGAGTTTTTGATTCCACCTCATTTTATTTAATTTTGTATCTTCAGTATATCCAGGATCACTATTTACATATCTATATGTATCAATAAATCCATCACTTTTTAATTGATTAAGCATTTCAACCTCAGGCCAATCATCTAGAGATCCATCTAAATTAAAATTAAAATCGCCGCAAATTATAATCTGCTCATTTTTCATGTCAGCAAAATTACTATCAATTAAATCACGAATAGATTCAAGAATATCATATCGGCATCTTGAATAATGTAACCATTTATCTTGTTGCCCTGGACTAGATTTACTACCTGCTTGATTATGTAAGTTAAATACTAATAAATTAGGATATTTGATTGCAATTAATGCATTCGTATATCCTAAAACACCTCTAAGTCCAAATGTGTGGACAGAAGATGGATTATATTTAGAAAGTACTAATACATCTACACTCCGTTTTCGTTCTTGATGTATGACATCATCATAAAAAATTTCACTTACAAATTTATATTTATTTATAACGCTTTGAAGTTTATCAAATGCAAATCTACTAATTTCTTGTAAGCATAATATATCTCCATCTAAATCATTGATTGTCTTTTCAAGAAGAGGTAATCTTAGATTAAATAGTTTACGATATCGTTCATCTCTCGCTATTCCCCATACATTATATGTTAAACATGAAAACTCAGGTGGTATTACATCGGCATCTTCATACTCATTAATATAATTATATTCAATTGTTCTATTACTATCATAACAGTGTCTTCCTAGCTCCGGGCTATCTTTGTATCCATATCTAGCGCTCAATGGATTTACTTCTAAAATAGGGATATTTCTGAAAGAATTACTTCTTATATGACAATCCTCCTCTTTAGGAACACATAGGCCTCGAGAAATAGTATTTTTTTCACAAAAGACTGGAGATTGTTCTGGACACTTTAGTTTTGATGCCATCTATTTTGTAGTATATTTTTATCATAATGTCCGGTAACACCAAGTGACTAAGCAGTTCAGGGTATCTTTTTAATGTTTATTTTCATTAAGAGACCATAGATGGATGCAGTGTATCCCTTTATAGGATTAGTATTTCTTGTAACAATAGGATATGCATTTCTTCTTGGTGCATCATCTGCAGAAGACATTAAAACAAATTGGTCTGAACGTAGGTGCGATTTGAATGTTATGCTATCTGGCTATATGTACAAACCCGAAGAATATAAAGGGTCGGCCATGGATTTTGCATCAGATAATTTCAAATTCTGCATTGGTTCAATGACAGATGATTATTTGAAAACCCTGTTCGCTAAACTCTTTGAGACTTTGAAGGTCCAAATGGGTGCTGCAGAACTCATGACTTCTGTAATGAATACACTGAGAGGGTCACTCGCCGATATTTTCAAACCGTTTTCTACAATGATGGCTAAATTCTGGAATAAATTCAAACAAATCGGCACCCTCACATCCCGTGTATTTCAACAACTGTATATGGCGATGAAGAAAGCTTCTGCAGTTGCGATTGCCTCGTTATATTCTGCAATATCTCTACAGGCAGCATTCTTGAACGGTATTGACTTAGTAATTAAGATTATCATGATTGTTTTGTATATTATGTTAGCATTAGCGGTTATATTTTTCTTACCACTTATACCAGTCATGGTCTTTGTTTTCATGGCTACTGCTGGAATTGAATCAGCGTTTCCAGGTCGTACGGGAGGTATGGGTGATGTGTTCTGCTTTTCTGAAACTACAAAAGTATTAACTGCGGGTATCGGTGAATTATGTATAAAGGATTTAACACTTGGTCAGTATCTGGCAAATGGTTCAATCGTAGAAGCAATCATTGAAGTTCCAGGAAGCTCAGAAATAATATATAGTCTAGACGGTGTCAAAGTAAGTGGTGGTCATCGGGTATGGTCAGCTAACGATGGGAAATTCATATCTGTCAAGGACCACCCTGACGCCATTCAAACATCCGAAAAACACATCAAACTCTGGACACTTATAACATCAAACAGAGAAATCCCGGTAAAGGGGTGTAAAGGTCTTATTAGATTTGCAGATTGGGAGGAATTGCCCGATACGGCACCTTATGCGAAATACTGGGATTCGATTGTCAGAGATATGCTACATTCTAGTGATATCACTGCTAAGATACCTATAACTCCCCCCTGTCTTGATAAGTCAATTCGTGTTAAGAAATATATGTGTGGAATGGTCCCGCTCATGTCAATTAAAATGGGTGATTGGATATATGACTCTAAAGGGTGGACGAAGGTTATAGGTGTATGTAATCGCAGAGTATATGGTGGCATAGGAGATAAGAGTGAAAGAATGACGGACGGAGTTTGGATACAGGATTCCAGAAACAAAATATCACATCCGACAGAAAAGTCTGATTCTTGGATGTGGGATGGAATGCAACTTATAACAGAATCTGGCATATTTCAGATATATTTATCGAACAAGGAATTGGTTGTGCGGGATTTTACTGAGGTGGGTCTCGCAAATTTATCTGAAAGTTATGTCCGGGAAGACGCAATTAAACACAGCCATCCTTAAAAAAAAGATATACAATGATAGAAGAATGAAGCAGGCAATGTTTCTTGCAGGTCTAATTTTATTAGTGGCTGCGGCACTCTTGCTTTCCAAGAGTAACCTAGTTAGAGGGTTCACAAACGAGGGATTTACATCCTATTATCTTGAGAATGCTGCTGGAACAAAGAAGGAATATAGTGCCATGGGCCCATTTGACGGCGTGGCTCTAACGTGTCCGGATGGAGTGAGTAAGTGGAAGTGCAATACTCCTAATGAGCCCTTGAACGGTCCTGCGTTTGAGCCCGGCCCGGATTCACTTTTCATGTTCAAGAATAACCAGTGCAAGCCCGAGTGCTGCCCTGCATCGTATGCGTGTGACGGTGGCTGCGTCTGCACGACTCCTGACCAGCGCCAGGTCATTGCGTCCCGTGGAGGCAATCGTACGACGCCTGAAGATTCTCTATAGACATCTTTGATGTCTGAAGATTCTCTATAAGTATCTCCTTTGGAGATACGCATAGATTATCAATAGACATCTTTGATGTCTGAAGATTCTCTATAAGTAACCCCTTTGGGGGACAGTACACTTAATTTCAGTGGTTCACGGTAGAAATGAATAAATACACACCGATAACCCTAATAGGGTTTGGTATAGCTGGACAGCTTCTGTTAAGCTATATCTTAGATGATGTTGCTGGTAATAAGATAACAGTGATAGACCCCGATTTCATTGGCGGTGATTTTGTAAGACAACCATACGGCTCTATAAAAAGCAATACTACGATATCTCAAATGACTGATAAAATGTCTGATAACTGGTCAAAAACAGTTGCCGCATTGAAGTCAAGAGGTGAATTAACAGACACCGTGCGTTTATCAGATATAGGAAATGATATGAAATTAACTGGATTGGCGTTGGCAGCTAAATGCATAACTGTATATGATAAAGTCATCAAGATGATTTGGAATAATGACAAAAAGCGGTGGACCCTAGAATTGGAATCGGGTATCGTAAGAGAAACGAGTATTGTTTGCCTCTGTTCTGGGATGATTTCCCGGCAAGAGGACTACTGTATTCCAATAATACCTATATCAATTGCTCTCGATGAGGCAAGTCTCATGCGTATTGTGAACCCTGGTCAGAGAGTTATAGTCATCGGTTCATCACATTCTGCAACACATATTTTGAAAAATCTGAAGGCAATATCTGATGTGACAGCTGCCTGTTTTTATAGAGGTGATACGCCATTTCGTTTTGCTAGAGATGGAGCTTATGATGGAATTAAACAGGAATCTGCAGAAATCGCTGATTCAATACTGTCAGGAGACTATCCAATGTTAACACTTGTAAATACTAGCAATTTGAAAGAGGTATGTACACATGCTCGTTCTGCAGACTGGATAATACAGGCAGTCGGATTCAAACCCATGATACCAATGATAGTATGTGATAATACTGTCATTGAGCCATTATGGGACAGTAAAACGGGTCTTTGCACGAACCTTTCACAGCTTCATGCCTTTGGAGCATGTGTCCCCGACACAACTACAATTCATGAAAAGGAATATGCAGATATTAGCATATCATCGTTTATAGACCAATTGTTGATTCGGTGGCCAGTATTAAAAAGCAATATCCAAAATCTATTATAAAAAGTGGATTTAGATATGAACAGTACGGTTCGGCAGATGAATAGCATTCTTCCTGTAACTTTTAATAAACCTGCAAATGCCATATTGAATGCAAATACTTCAAGTGCTAATGCTGCAGCAAATACGGGTCCTAAACTTGGAACACCTGTTATGTGGTTTATTGGATTCCTTGTTATTTTTCTAATTATTTTTGCATTTTACTATGACGCATTCATGAGGTCAATACAGAATTGGACAGACAGTATTAATACATGGTTAACTGGAACGGGGTCACCTCCGAGCGGCCCCCCTCCAACAATGCAAACGGGAACACCTGTACCTCCACAAGATGAAAACGATGAGCGTTCAACTGGAATGCAGCGGGTTGTTGAGAGGGTTCTTCCTCCGGCAAAGGAAGTATTCACTGTGAGTAAAAATGACTATTCTTTCTACGATGCTGCACCTCTTTGCAAGGCGTTAGGTGCAGAACTTGCTACATACGATGAGGTAAAGAAGGCTTGGCAGAACGGCGCCGATTGGTGTAATTATGGGTGGGTGAAGGGTCAGATGGCAGTTTACCCTACACAAGATAGTACATATCAAGAACTCCAGCAGGGACCTGAGGAGCAGCGTGGAGTCTGTGGCAAACCGGGTTTGAATGGCGGCTATTTCGATAATCCTGAACTCAAGTTTGGCGTGACGTGTGTAGGAAATCGCCCTTCGCAGTCACAGCATGATGCTACAGCTATCTCAGCTGGGTCTACAAGACCACTCACTGCAAGTGGCCTTGAGTTTGAGAAGAAGGTCCAGCAGTTCAAGGTTGAATCCGATAATCTAGGCATTTTGCCATTCAATAAAGAAAAATGGGGGAGCTAATTATTTTAGCCAGGAGTTTAACTAATATAAGTCATTTCTAGACTTGTACCACTTTGCATCCGGCAATCCGTTATAGGCCCTTTCATCATCTGAATAGTTGTCATTATCCATATTAAGAGTATCTTCTGTCCAGCGACCTGGCGCACCACTCTCGACATCAATCCATGCATAACAGAAGTCATAAATGAGATACGTATGATGTGTTTCAAGTATATCTGGATAGAATGACCAAATCTCAAGCATGTCATTCAATGACGGAGTATCTGTGAAGTGTTCATATGTTTCAAAGTCTTCAGGTAAATTACGATGATTCGCATAATTGAATTGAATGGTAGTCTTATCACCAGACTTTATAACTTTATGTAAGATGTAGCAGAATCTCAGAAACTTTCTTGCAACATCGGCTTCAGGTATGCTCCACTTGTACCCACAATCTTTAATCCAATTTGACACACCACAATGGAAGAAATCTACAATGATTTCCTCCATAGTGGCTTCATCTGCCGTGTCACGCCAGTATCTAGGTGATTGCTTCCAGTTACTAAATGACATACCTCTCTATTCACTAAACTCGTAATAATTATTTTTAACTGGTGGCCGGTTTCAATTTTTTAAGTCGTAAGCTCGATGTCACAACCCGTTGCTGTTTGATATGTTCCATAAGTTCGATGGCAATCTTATTGGGATTTGGGATTTCAGGATGGTCCCTTAAGAAGGATTGTATAGATTCAGTTAACCCTTTCATTGTCAAACTTGATGTTGACTTTTCATCCTGTAATTGCAACTGCCCCCCGGAGACTTGTATTACAGCATTCGGACTGTTATGGTGTTTTAAAAGTAACTGTATCTGCTCTTCAAAAGAATCCCGCTGTTTCCGTGCATTAATGATTTGCTTTTGAAGCGCAGCCGCCATATTGTCATAATGGACCCATCCACGAACATTGTGTGCCAGAGCCTCGTTATTCATTTATACTGGAGGGCTAATTATAGCTGGTAAATCTAGCGCAGCATTCGAACGTAGTTGAAATATAAGTAACCAAATACTCGCAAATGACATGAGCAATATAAGACAGAATAGTACACACGTCAGAATAATATAGGGGAATAATCTATCAAGAACATGACGTATAAGAGGGTCTACACAATAAGTTTGAATTCTTTCCCGATTCTTAGATTCTTGAAAGAATTGAATGGACTTGTCTAAAATGTTATGAACAAATGTCCCGGGCGGTGACATCGTATTCTAACGATTATGATTTAAAGTTGAATCTGTAGAATCCGCAGATATGTCATTTCTTAGCCCGAAATGGCAACCAGAAAACAAGCAGTATTTCATTGAAACGACTGAGGCTCTACGGGCTGAAGCTAGAGTTGCAATTTCCAAGGATACCACGGGGAGTACTGTTTTTACTGCGACGGATGAAGTCCACAATATTACGACTGAGCTAGTTCATGATTTAATTGAGGAGGGTGATATGAATAAGTGGTTTAGCAAACTTCCTACGCACGAACAATTGATGAAACGTATTAATCATACATTCAGCAAGTTATCTGATGAGAATAACAATATGGCGTATGTAAATAATATTCTAATGACGCCTAAGCTTCTAACCATTGTTTGGACTCCAGTAACTGTTAAAGCGAATAATGGACCTCAGATGTATTTCGATGAAACGGATGATTCTGAGGGAATGGAATCTGAACCAGAGGTTGAGAATTCACATTTGCCCCCGGTTGCACTCAGACAGGGCGCTGAAGAGACCCAGGAGGAATATTTATTAACCCGCCTCCGGGCCGCCAGAGCCCGTGTTGAAGCCGAGCAGATAAAGATGCAATATTTTGAAACGACGGGGAGAATGCCCCCGGATTCAGAAAGTGAGGATGACTAATTGTTTTTGGATAGTTGAAAGCTATCTTTTTTATACAACGCTAACAGAATTACAATGGCAGCTGGAGGTTCCCGTGATCTATTTTTAGGAATTGTAGCAATTGCAGCGGTACTTGTTGGCGTGTATATGGTTGATCCTACATTCGGTGGTCTATTAGCTGGTAGAGATGGATTTACCGGCACACTTTCATCAATGTCTAATGGAACCCAGCCCCCAGACTTTCCCGGTGGAAGTGGCGAGGCCAATCGTGCAGCAGTCATGAGCAACCCAAATGCAGCGTTAACTGGTTATGAGGGTCCGGCATCATTTGGCAACGCTGAGACGCCAGAGGGATGCTACCCCCGTGACCAGTTAATGCCAAGTGAGCTCTTGCCAAAGGACCAGAACAGCGTTTGGTCCCAGCAGAACCCCATGGGTACCGGCTCACTCAAGGGTAAGAACTTCTTAAGCGCTGGTGCACTCATCGGTATCAATACGGTTGGACAGAGCATGCGCAATGCAAACTACCAGCTCCGTTCTGAACCCCCGAACCCCCAGGTCGCCGTCTCGGTTTTCAACCAGAGCACAATTGAGCCAGACAGCAATCGCCGCAGCTTAGAGATTTCATAAGCAATAGGTTAATTGAGATTGAATAAACCGCTATTAGAGCATCTAAGTTCTAACAGTGATTTACCGCTTAAATTATTAACGGCAGTACCGTGGAGTACTTAATTTCGGTACTTCACGGTAGAAATGGATACCATAGTATCTGGAGTATGGAGTGCATTACATAATATGACGTCATCATATCCAATTGTACAAGTTCGCAGCAATATTGATGGCAAAATATACAATGTGAGAGATATGCCTGATAAAAAGAAGGCAGCCGATTTATTGGCCCGAGTCCGCCATAAGTTACAGAGACTTATTGATTCACTCCGGCAGAAATTTCCTCATAAACCCCAAGTTATACAATTGAATGAAAAGTTCGAAGCAGACCCAAGACGCTTCTATGAGGCGACACCTGATTCAGAGCATGTATCATATAGTGTAAATAAAGGTGATAGTATACATCTATGTCTTCGTCAAAAGGATGAGAAGAACGAACCACTCGTTGATGAGAATGTCATGGTCTTTGTAGCCTTGCATGAAATGGGACATGTTATAACATCTCCGACTGTGGCTAGTCACGGTCCAGAGTTTTGGAACAATTTTGGATGGCTCTTGAGAGAAGCCGAGGCTCTAGAGATATACAGATATCAGGATTTTAAGGCACATCCTGTCTCATACTGTGGTGAAAATATAACTGACCAACCGAAATATGACCCGTCAAAAGATATAGATATTGAAACTGGAAACCCTCTAAAGATTGGAAACATAGGGTAAGGTACTCTACGGTACCGTCGCAAAGCGATTGCAACGATTGTGTCTAATGAGTTCACTAGTTGTTGCTAACCGTAAGAGGACTTAAATTAAGTACTCTTGGTAATTTAGATGTCTCTAAGGGCGCAGATAGAATCTCTCCTTTCACCGAAATTGATGGAGAGATTTGCCGAACAAATGATAAACATTAGGATTGTCCGCTATATGTCTGGTCAAAATGAGGAATATGAGCAAAATGTACGATTAGGTCCTTTTCCTAGCTGGTTTACACTATATGATGTCAAACTTGAGCTATGGAATAAAATGATTGAAAATGATGTAGCAGATGCAAATATCTTTGCACCTCCGCTTGTCTACCTTGGAAAACAACTTGGAGGTGCAGGACCTGAATTATACGAGTCACTTGAAATTGTTTGGAAAAGCCTTACATCTGAAAGTGATAATGTTCATTTCAATCTTATTAATCCGATTGCTCGTATGACAGGCCCTCCCGATGACCAATTCGTCGACTCTTCTGGTGGGCAGAAGGCAGTTGGACGGGATAACCGGACCCGTATGACGATAGATGACATATTTCAGCTAAGTGAAGGTAATACTATACCTGAACTCACAGCCTTCATTTATAGTGATTTGATTGATAGGATTCCCAGTCAGAGACCACTTAGTGAGAGAGACATATATGGTCGTATAGTTCCGTATTTCCCATTTTTGGATATCTCAAGACTTCCTTCTTCAACGGATACTTCATCAGTTGTAACGAGCGCCCTTAAATCTCAGGCAGAGAAAGTCTCCGCAGCCCTAAGTCAAATGGAATTATTGGAAAATCAGTTAAGTTCAATAGTACTCCCGAAGCTTGACGGGGTTAAATTGCTTCGCTGGCTCTGGTATAATAAGCCAGAATCATGGGAAGGAGCTGCAGTGTTATTCTTTGGTGTGAATGTAACACACAGGAGACCCTTCATGCGATTTTTTCCAGTGTCTGGGCAGCCATTGACGAAGATTAAAGTTCGTGGACTTTTACCAATACCAGATTTACCTGACCCGAACCTTTTATTATCTTGGAAACAAGATAAGAATCCTGAGAATGGAAAGGAGTCAATCTATATGAAACTGAAAATACAGTTGACTGATGAAGAAGTACCAATATTCTCAACCATGCGTATCTTTAATGATGGGACTGCAGACTTATTAATTCAGCCTCCCAAAAAATCACGTCTTCTTGACCCATTGAGTGATTTACAGGATGCACCTGAGGCCATTGATGCATCTATGGCTGATATGCCATATCTAGATATAGTACCGAAACTTGCACAGGCAAGTGTTGTATTCAAGTTGCGCATTAAACGTGAAGATTTGAAAATAACGAAGTCGGTTGTAAGTCAACGTCTGAAAATGTTCACATCTGTTTTTCAGCAGATACCGCCGTTACCAGATGAGCAGCCCCTTGTCATGTTGAGATACAAGGGTGTGAGTAATTTCACAAATGAGACACGAATCTTTGCCTTTTTAACACTGGTTGCTGAGCATGAAATGCTGTCTGGAGAAAGGGATGAAAGTAAATGGGCGACACGAGTATCTGAAGAGTTTCAGATGTCACTAGAAGATGCCAGAAAACAAGTCGTCGCCTGGATATCTCAGAGGGGTGAATTTGCTTTGGCTGTCTCGGATTCTAAGGATTATATTTTGAATAAGAATCCAGGTGTTGATATTGCAGTCTTCGAGCAACATCCTACATACACATTTCACATCTATAGCGACCAGGATGCAAAAACATATAATACCATTGTCAATATGCTGGGTATATTGATAAGTGGACAGAAGGATGCATTTTTACAAAACGAGGTTAAGCAAATTGCAACGGTTGTTCCAGCAGCTGAGCTAGAACCAGAAGCGGAAGAGAACTTTGCATTTGATGAAGAGGATGTGCCTGACTTTATGAAAACTACTGTGGCTGCGCCTACAACAGTTCCACAAGAAGCCGATGAGAATTTTGCATTTAATCAAGAAGATTTACCCGAATTTATGAAATCTACTATGGCACCTGTGGCTGCGCCTACAGCTGCGCCTATAGCTGCGCCTATAGCTGTGCCTACAGCTGCGCCTATAGCTGCGCCTATAGCACCTGTTGCTGCACCTACTGCTGCTGCAGCTGTAGAAGATGATGAATCTGCAAAGGCTTTTGAAAAGCCCACAGATGTTAGTGCAATCCAGCTTGCAAAATATCATATTGATAGATTAAAGCTTGCCGACCCCAGCATATTTAATTACCAACGTACTGATGCATCTGAGCGTGGCTACGTGAGCTATTGCGCTGCGAATGAATCTAGGCAACCAATTGTTCTAGATAATGATGAATACCGTGAAATGCGTGGAATATATGATGTAGATAAAGATATAGAATTTGTTGAATATCCTACACAGACTGCAGGAACGAAAACACAGAAAAGACAACCTACTGAACAGGAGGATAGAGATGGACTTCTTGACGGTCGCCCTTATCCAAGCCCTGAAAACAAAGAGGTCATATGGATAGTAAAATACGGTTCGAAGGCTAAAAAGCTCCACTATTATTTATGCCCCCGTTTTTTCTGTATTCGTGACCGCCTGATGATTCGTGCGAAAGACTTTTATTCAGATAAAAATAGGCATGCTAGGGGTGTAGATAAAACTAAACCAGAGACATGGCCGGCGAAGGCACCAGAGTCATGCCCATTTTGTGCTGGAACTATATTGAATAAGGATGATAATAAAGATAAAAAGCGTAATCCGAATAAGACTGTGCTGCAGCGCAAGCCTCGTCCAAAGTCAGATACAGAGAGAAGTATATATGTGGGATTTCTAGACAGACGCACACCTACAGGTCTCGCATTACCGTGTTGCTTCGCAACAATAGATAATAAATTCAAGCCTGATGACCCTGAATTTATAAGGTTGGGCTTACGGGGTCAGGCTGCTCCTGTTACTCGTTTAGATCAGGGTCCACCAGCTCTCGCACAGCCTATCGCAGATGCATTACAAGGCACACCAACCATTGCAGCACCTGCTCCTATAATCCAACAGGCAATCAAACCGAATTTGATAAAGTATGATTACTATCGTGTGATACAAGGTGTTAGTGTTAAATCCATAGTAGATTCAAGCAAAATTCCACTGAAAATCGTTGAACCAAAGACGGCAGATGACCCTAAGGCGGGTCCTCAGATTGGATTACTGCCTGAAGCACTTGACGCATATTTTATGCAGGATTCAACATCAGATAAGTTTGCCGAGCGCATTGAAATTGTAATTAAACTCAAGCCTGGTGCACAAGGCTTCTTAAGATTGGCGATAGACAACTCGAATAAAGAACAGTCATTCCTATCAGCTGTCGCACCATTCTTCTTTCTGCCAAATGCTGATGCGGTTATATCAACAATCTTTGACCCTATTGAGATTCGAATTCCCCCTAAGAAATTCATACAGATTAATGGTGGTAATCTTGTACACGAATTCTTTAAGAAGTGTGATAAAAAACATACGAATGATATGCGTCTATGGGCTGGAAAGCATCTTGGGATTTCTGAATTAAAAAGCAGTAATATACCAGCCATTGAACGAATAATGAACTCATATGAATGCTTCAAGCACTATATGGATGACCCTACACAGAAAAAGGATTTGCGAGTATTTTTCGATATTTTTAGTGAGCCGAATATAATGCCCCCTCGAGGAATTCTCTTTATAGTATTGGAAATGACAGTAGAGGAAATAAGTATTAAGCGGGGTGATAAGGTAGAATTCAAGACTGAAGTTAAATTCGACAAGGTCCGATGCCCACCATATCCATTGAATGATGGTCAGTTGAAGGCAGATATTGGATTTTTAGTACATTATACACGCATTGTAAGAGATAGATATTCTCATACGAATAGCTATATAAATATGGGTTGGGACCCATTATTCTATGTTGACGGTACACAAGGGATACCAGAGAGTAGGCACAAGCCAACTCTCTTCTTCCAGCGAAGCCAGGAGGCTACATGGCCACCGATTGTTCAGAAGCGTGTAAGTGAATTCTTGAATAAATGCTCGGCAATCAATCGTGGACCCTTCACAAGTGAATTTGGTATTAATCCGTATTCGCTAATAAGCGCTCAGGAAATTATAACTGCTATGCGTATACAGCCTACTGGAATGGTACGAGATGCGTACAATCATTTAGTGGGGGTTGGCTATAAATTACCAGGTAGAGCCGGTTCGTCGACTGGTATTGCAGCAGTGCCTATTTCAGATGACGGAACAGTTATGTATGAGCGTAACATATACTTGGATTGGGACGACTTTGATGCACCGCCAATTAATAAACTCATTGAATTTTACGTGAAAAATATAAACACAATGTTTCCACAGTACAGAGGATATGTACCTAGAAAGCAAATTAAACTGAGAGGCACTGATATTATTGTGGGTTTACGACTTGATAACCAGTTTATTATTCCAGCATCAAATCCTCAAGATTCAAGCTCGGTTGAATATCCTATTGAATTCATTGATAACATGGACTGGGATATCAATCAGACAATTGCATACGATTCTGAAACAAGGAAGAAGGCATTTGAAGAAGCGAATAAAGGTCGAGGTGAAGATGACCCTGAAATCAAAGACCCAAAGGCCGATACATATTTGAAGCTTGAGATGGAGTCTTCGCAGGATGAAATCGAGGATGTATATCAACATCTACGATTGACATTTTCAACGTGGTTAGCGACTGGTGCAGGCAGCGCAAAACGGGATAGGTTGAAGGAGATTTTGCTCAATAGAGATATGTCTCTGAATGATAAACGTAGAAGGCTAGATATTTTATTATATTCTGATATACATGGGTGGTTAGAGCCGAAAGAGAAAGATGAGAAAAGCAATATTGGCTTCTTGAGAATTGATTGTCAGGTTCAGGGCGAGGAGTCTTGTAAAGGGCGATGTGTCTGGATGCCCAAATCATCAGATGACGCTAGCTGTGGGCCGTGCAAGATTCATACACCGAAGACAGATGGGACTATATTAAATGTACCACGCATGCTATATCTGCGCTTGGTTGATGAACTTATTCGCTATGCAGAAAAACGGGAGGAGATTTTTTCAAGACAGGTTCCCCGTCTCACTATACGCAGAGAGGCTCAGAGATATGAAGACCAGTATATCATTCCTGAAGGTACGTCTGATTGGGCTGCATGGTGGGAAATGCTGCGGTCCGAGTGGATTACACCTGAGAAGGAACAAAGCAAATTCTTTGATGAGCAGTACTTACCGATACCTCTTGGAATGCCAAAGGCGGATACTCGTGTTTTACCAGAACAATTGAAGGAGGCTCTTGGATCTACAGACCCTAAGGTCGACAATCTCGTATGGAATCCCTCGACCACACCTGATAGACCGTTTTCATTCTTGCGACCAGTCTTAAGATTTCATCCAATCACGTCTAAGACGGAATCGACGCTTGATATTTCTGAATTGGATGAGATTGTGAATACGAATGTGCAGGTGCTATATATGCCTTCTGGTAAGATTGCAGGGTCTCTGCGTAGAAAGAGAGCTGGGGCCACTGAAGCTATAATCATCGCTACGATTGATGGAACAGTTGGTTGGATTTCTCAGCGAGACTCATATGGTATAAAAATACCGCTACAGGCATTGCCTGATAGCTTGAATACATTTCGAATGGTTTAATCATCATCTTCATCCTGACCCCGTGGACCGGTTGGCTGAGGTGGACTGGGTTCTTTAATCTCGTTGTAGAGGTCAGGACACGAGATTGCACTGTGACCGCCCTCACTACAGATTGAGCATACACATGCAGGTAACATTTCTAATGACGAATACTAGAAAATAAATTTCAATTTTTATTAAACGCCATAATTTGTATAGCCACGTTCATTGTCACTATATGATTCACGCTGCCGTCCTAAGCGACAATTAAAGGCATACCATGCACTAACATCGCCTTGAAACTGTTTCCAAATCTGGTCAATTGCATATATCCAATGCATTCCAGTCTGTTCTAGAAGCGGTATATATGTTTCATATAAATCAATAAGACAATCATAAAATGATGAATTAACTATATATCCAGATGAAGTTTGTGCCTCATAGACACGTTGAACGATTGAGTTAAATGGTTCAGCACGCTTAATATTATAACTTAACATAAGAACATCATATGGTATCTCTGATTCAAAGAAGTCCTTTATTTCTTTTTGAAACTGAGTCTTCGATACCAAAAATTCAAAATCATCTTCAAAGATTAGAACATTTTTAAGTTTTCGTTCACGTGCAATTTTAAGAACTTCCAAATGTGAATAACCACAGCCAACATGACCCTTATTATGTGGAAAAGCAGAAAATCGTATTCCTGAAATATCCATTTTAGCTAATTCAGTTTGAATTTCAATTAGTCTGTCAACTCGCCTGTCTAAATTTATAAAATATACTGCATCTATGTATTTTGAAATATTAAATGTTGATTCTGACATATTAAATGAAATGGTATAATAGTTTAAACCGATGCAGATTTAACATATAGAATGCAGACAGATTCAATCGTTGCGGCCGTTATCAAGAAGTTTCAGGAACGCTCGGATTTAGGACAAAAAAAGTACGGAACTACTCTTGACAGAACGGACCTCAAGACACTCGACTGGATTCAGCACGCACAGGAGGAACTCATGGACGGTATTCTATACTTGGAGAAGCTCAAGCAGTCATTTAATCATCCTCCATCAGACACTCAACATCCTCGAACTGAACCGGCTCCTTCGAGCCAGCCTCAATAGCTCTTTTTCTGCAGTCCAGCATATCCTGAATCTCATCATCCAAGATATTAAGCTTAAACTTCTGATAGTTCGTATTATTGGGATGCATGATGATAATGCAGAGTTCAACGACCTTGAGACCATAGTGCTTCTGGAGAAACCAGCGATATACGTTGAGCTGGAGTGTATAGTGCCAGTAATTCGTATTGGGTAAATGTTGCATTGGCCCGAGTCCTGACTCCCAATCATTTTCTTTCTTGATTTCCTTACTGCGCTTCCAGTCATAGACTACGAAGGCGCCGTCTGATTTACGCTTATAAATCATATCAATACTGCCAGTGAGCTTATACTCCTCATCCCAGACCTCCCACTCTGTTCTATAAGGTTCCAAATCCTGGTGGTCATTGTGGAAATTCATAAAATGCTTCCACTCAACTGTCTCCTTCACGGAAGGGTCAATCCGATTGACCGCTCCGTTAAGAAACTGCTCAATGGATAGGTGCATTGCTGTACCTAGACCAGATGCCTCCTTGCCTGAGGCTGACCAGATATCGACGATTTCCTGGTCAGTCTTACCGTATAGAGGATTCTGCGGCCATTTTGCTGACCCCTTCATCGCCTTAATTGCCACTAGGGGTTCAAAGTGTGGAAAGAATGAGTGAACAAAGCCGGTGGTTGAGACAATCCCTTTTGATGAACCCTTGACATAATAAGTATGTGTCTTTTCAACGAAGCGGACTTCTGAATCTCTTGGATGCTTGTTTAAGAAAGCAAGTGTTTGCCAGGCGTCTGGCATTCTACAGATTATATTAAAAAAGGTTAAGGTCTCTGTTCAATTTTAGTAAGTAAACTTTTTAAAATCGGTCATCATAGTTTCAATGGCTACATCAATAACACCGTGTATATCTTCTGTTTCTGCAAAGAAATCAACGTGAATTATATGCGTCTTATCTTCAGCATGACCTTGATATATATGGATATTTATATAGTCGTTTAACAGTTTTGCAGTCTTTGAAATTGAGTATGTCTTTTTAGAGTAAACCTGTTCTCCCATATACTGTTTGATTTTCTCAATATATTCTTGGATTTCCTTAGAGTATTTTCCATGCATCAATATCAACATATTTTGTATCTTATTCTCCTTTTCATTTAATACTTTAATTTCACCATTCAGATTTTTTATATCAGACATATATTTTGAATATGCATAACTACTATAGAATTTATCAGCCTTTAGTTTGAGTTCATTCATTAATTCAGTACGACGCTTCTCAATATTTACAAGTTGATTCGCAGGCGTTTCTACAGATATACCGACAGGTGGTGTAACAACAGGTGTAAGCATAACACCTGCAGGTGGCTCAGGTACAATTACATTCATTGGTGAAATCTCTTCATTATCTACAATAGATGAACTCCTATTTGATTGCCTTTTAACAATTGATACCCAACTTATCGAACTCATGTTTGATTTTAAAAAAGCAAACATGATTAGTCAATTTTATTAATAGGTTAGTCTAGCCCCAAAAACGTACGCCCAATCTTACTCGTTATAAACATTCCGAGACCGGAGGCAATCTGTGCATAAAATACGGGAGTCCGTTTTGTACAGCATAATAAATAACCAGATAGGATAATAAAAAGAATTGAACAAAGCCAGAATAACTTTGTAAACGTATCCATTTCTATTATAATATAAATATTTCAAATTGACCCAACTTTAGAAGCCAGCGATTTCCATCATCGCCTTACCCAGCTTATTCTCACCTTCCAAATACTTATCCTTTGTCTGTTTACCGCCATATTCACTACTTGCGGAACCTGTGTAGAAGAGAAGTGTCTTACCTTGCTGTTTAGCTGAATCTAGAATCTTACGGAAACGAGCATCCTTTGCATATCGCTGTCTCACTGCCTCCTTCAATAGGTCATCCTTCACTTCATTCCATCGGTTTTCGTCAAACTTTGCACCACGCTTCTTAATACCACTTATTCTCATTTCACCATGAACCTCTTTTAATTCTTCAGTAATGAGTTCCGCCTCACGGTCTTCAGTTAGAGCCTTAGCACCCGCTCCCACACCCTTCTCTGCATCCCGTAGCCTTAGAAACTTCTGGTGAATTGTACCGGTCGGACTAAATATGGCCTGTGCAAGACCGGGTTTATCAGTCGCAACCTTGTATCGCATAGCAGCCAGAAAGTGTTCAATGGATGGATATATTTCTGAGGCTGTAACTGGATCACTTATAGTAAAGGGTGTTCCAGGTGCAATGTACCGTAGAGCGTATTTGTCATCAATCTTTAGTCTATCGAGTGCAGGAGATTCCTGATAGAACTGTAAGACTTCGGATGGTGCATATTGTTTTCTAGCTGTACTGAGACCAGCAGTACCGAGACCAGCAGTACCGAGACCAGCAGTACCGAGACCAGCTGCACCGAGACCAGCTGTACCGAGACCGGCTGTATCGAGACCAGCTGTACCGAGACCAGCTGTACCGAGATCGGTAGGCTCTAACTCTTCTGCAACAGAAGCAGCTGGTGCAGTCATGGCAATATCACCCTTACGTCTGAATACAAACCACCGATTCAAGAACGAGAACTGCTCAACTGCTGAAGTCATGGGAAATCGGCGACCAGCCTGGGCAGCCATCTTATGACTTTCACTGAATAAGGCTGTTGAATTACGAAGACCTAGCTCAGCCAATTCTTCAGGTGAACATAGTTCACAACCAATTGAACGCATTTTCTCCTTCAATAGGCCAAATGGAACCAAGTACTCACGGTGAGGGAGACCAATACTGATAAACTCGACATCAATCGGCATACCAAAGGCATCATCTCCATCCGGTATTTCATCATTATCATATTTCTTAGTAATCTTCCACAAAGTTGCACCGTCTTCCTCACCAATACGTGTATCACGTCCTTTCAAGAACTCAAAGGTCTTCTCACCGTCAAAGCAGCATCCAATGAAATATCCGCCTATTTTCAAATTCTCAGCAATATTCTGTAAGAAGCCATCAAAGGCCTGCTTTGATGCAAAGAAGTAGTGTGTAGCAAACATACAACTGATAACATCAGCCTTTGCCTTGAATCGGCTAGCCATCTGTGTCTCAATATAGGGTGGTACAACACCATCTGGCCGAATACGTCCAAGTACACTTTGTAGGATAATCTTATCCTCAGCACTAGCACCCGCATCACCTGCTGCCATGTTTTTACTCGCATCGCCAACTACAAACGCCATGGGTAAGACATTCTGTCTTCCATTTCTCAACATGGTTGACCAGAGACGCTGATATGCTCCATGATTCGGATTGTTGATACTGTCTCCTGCAATATCAATTCCAAGAACTGCACCAGCATTCACCCGTCGCCATTTATGCATATCCTGTGCAAGACCCATGCCAATATCAATTAAAGCCATATTCGGCTTATTCATGACCGCACTATATAGAATCGTCTCCTTGATATATTTGTTATGGAAATCTCGCAAAGGGCCGACACGAGCAATATCCTCCTTTGGTGCAGTTCTGTCTGCATAGCGCTGAGTTATTGCTGCCCTCTCCCGTTCAATTGCTGAAATCGCTGTAATTTCCTCCTTGGACGGCTCTTCCGCACCAGTTCGCACCATAGAAGTCGTAACAGGCTCGTGAATACTCTTCCACGTACTCTGTGCAACCATGTTCGAGTTAAGTGTGCGACCTAGCTCACCCCGCTGAAGACGCTCAGTCTTATCTGCACGGACGAGCTTTGGCACCCAACGCCATCCAGGAGGTCTAGAAGCATCATATGATATCTCTACGATGCTCTTATCCGCAATAGGCTCTTTTGACACTTCACAGATTGCATATTCGTCACCTGTCTCCATATCAGTCTGAAGCTCCACGTAACATGTATTCGCCATATCATCTGGAAACTCCTCAGGATAGAAGAGTACTGGGCGATAGACATTCGCACCTCTGCTTCCCTTCGGCGGCTCTAGAGGTAGGTTCTGAAGGACAATTTGTCGTGGCTTCAATGCACTCTTACGTGGGTCATCTCTTGAGCCGACATGAAGACGAAGAACCTTGTAGCGAATATTCTTACCTGATGTTGGGTGAAAGCCATCGTGAATTGCGTCGATAACCGTTCCCTCAATCTTCTCAGTGACAACCATGAAATCAACCGTATTATCTCTTGGGGGTTTCCACTTGAACTGCTCATTAAACCCTCCTTGCGGCGCATCAGGAATTGGCGAATCGTTCTTAGTAAAGATAAGACCATCAGTCTCATAGATTCGTGGAGTATCTAGAGTTTGAGTCGCCATCTGAAAGATACTTGCATCGCCGGCATTTCCAAACCGGAATCGCTTCATGCTCACGAGAAGCTTAGTCTTCGGTGTGAGTCCCTTGATAACCTCTTTTGGACCAGGTGTCGCATTCCATAGGCGCTCCCAATTACGCATTTCATTGTAGCGCATAGACGCACCAGCCGTTGCACTGTAGAAGGGCTGTGCATGTACATCTTTAGAATCAGGTCCATAGTAAATATCAAAGATTAGATACTGATTGATTGATTCGTGTGCAGTATTCTTAGTAATCCATTCACCGTCAATAAGTGAGTTGGCACAGGCATCAACTTGAAGTCCTGTTTCGTATACATTCATCGATTGGTCTATCAAGTAGAGATGACCATTCTCATTGACGTATCCCATAGTACGTAGACCATCAGCCTTATCTGTTACATTGTAGCCTTGGCGAATGTTTGGTATATCAGGTTCAGCCAGCGAAATCATGTTCTTGAGTTCAAGAGTCATTGTTGCAGCTCCACGGAAACGGTCCGTGCGAGTGAGTTGTTGGTATCCTGCAATAACCTGACGCTTCGTAGATTCACGAATTAGGATAGGACTCTTTTGGATACCACGAAGAACCTCGCCGACACCTTTAATGAGACGCTGCATGGCCCGTTCAACCGTATCATTCTCAATGTGTTCTAGTTCAACTTCAACCTCGTAGACAGGTAATTCATTCGTCATGTCTTGTTGTGTAAATTTGTTCACCCAGCGATATTCATTCCGACTGTTGCGACTTGTTTGCTTGACCATGGAAAGGTCAAAGCGAATCCCTTCGCCCCGAAAGGTCCATCGCCGGAGAAGCCGGAAAGCCTTCTGTTGAATTGGCCATTGGTCTAGGAGTTCACGGATATCTGCATCGGTTTTGCCGATTTCTCGCTCATTACGCATTTTGATGCGAACACCATATTCCTCGAGGTCCAGTGTAGTGGCTGCACCACCTTTTTCCTTTATGATGGCTGTAAATTCCTTGTCTGCAAGTCTGTCATCCTTGCAATATTGCTGTATAACACCGAGGCCGACAATGCTGACCCGAACACTCTTAGGTGTTATGATATTCAACTTGTCCTCCTGAGTTACGGAAGTATATCCACGATTTTTCAGACGCTTACCAATTGCAGCGAATGTAGTGGAATTGACCTGACCTCCTTTACCGAAGGTCGTTTCAAGCTCCTGATTTGGGTGATCAATCCACTCTTTCAGAAGGCGTTGAATTTGGTCATACTCTGCCTTACGGATATCCATTGTACCCTCTCTGCTTTGTGTTGCGAGTTCAACTTTAGGCTTTGGGCTTATAATTTGAAAGGTTCCGACTCATAGCAGATAAATACATATATCTTATATAAGTAGGATGCCTAGTCGTAGTCGTAGTCGCAGTCGCAGTCGTAGTCGAAATCGTTCTCATGATTTGCTAGATGAAATGACGCAAATATTAGCGTATATTGGAGATAGGGATGCACAAGATGGATATCCTGATGCAACTTTCAGAGATGAACGTTTAACATTACCTCAAGTAATTTTCTTAATGACTGATATTATTTATATACTTAATAACGAAGGTATTAAACTTATTCAAAAAATGCCTGACGACATTAAAATTAAAGTGGATAATTTAAAGGTAATGTTTGATGAATCAAGTCGTAATAAAAAGAAGGAATTAATTACTTATATTAAAGAATATCTAAATGAACTATACACGTCTGATGAAATACATGTAATGCGTCCAGTACATGGTGGCAGAAGGACACGGAGACGCAGACATTAAGTTTCAGAACTGAGTTTGCGAATAGCAATATATTATATGTCTTTATAGTCCGCTAAAAATGCCGCCATTTATTTTTAGGATTTAAAATATTCCGGCTTATGATAGATAAATAATATCTCGTATAAATATAATGGATGATGCTCATAATTTGCTAGATGAAATGACGCAAATACTAGCGTATATTGGAGATAAAGAAGCACAAGATGGATATTATATTGGTAAAAATAGTTATGGAAATCCTAAATATTCTGTAGAGATAAGAGGTGAACCCTTATCAAAGTCTGAAATAGCTGAATTTGAAAAAAAAATGATTCAAATATTTGTAAAATTCAAAAGAGATATACTGAGCTCAATTGAACCTGATGATGTTAAAACTAAAGTTAATAATTTATATGAGAAGTATCTTAATTCAACACCTTATTACAAGAATGAATTACGGGAATATTTAAGCCCTCCAGTTCCTCCAGTTCGTTCAGTTTATGGTCGAGGAGGAAGACGTAATACTAAGAAGAGACGTAATACTAAGAAGAGACGTAATAATAAGAAGACACGAAGAAACAGACATTAAATTTCAGAACTGAGTTTGCGAATAGCAATTGAGCGACTTAGCTTTTGACGTAAGACATCTCTTGATAATCCGCTCGCTGAAAATCCAGCCTTCTCGTATTGTGCCGCCATTGATTTCACAGTCTCAGTTGCAGGTATAAGAGGCCACTCCACATCAAACCCCTTTTCCTCTTGTGACTGTATCCATGATACGAGGTCTCCAGACGTCCAGGACCCTGCATCCCAGAGGCGGTCCCAGAGAGGCTCACGTAGAATCCAGATTTGCTTGTAGCCGCCCTCTCTGGGGAATGCTCGGTCATCAAGAAATTTGACAGTCTTATCTTTCTCATTCCAGAGAATCCATAGAAGTGGGTTGTCTTGATTGTATCGCTCAATGGCAATCATCGCCGCCTTTGCCTGTTGTAGGTCGGGCTTCTGAGCACCGAATCCCTCAAGGGCCTTTTTCTTACTTAGCGTTCTAGGAAAGTCGAGTGTCGCACATCTGGTCTGCCACTCGGTTGTCGCATCAAGAATCATGCGTTGTCTCAGCTGCTCAGGCGACATGCGAAAGAGAGGGTCATTTAGCCACATCCATGCAGCGAGTGGATGGCGTGGTTGAATGCTATGGGTGGTTAGATTCCAACGGGGTGTTTGGTCTTGAGTGTCAATTGCTGAACCCCGTTCGTTTGAAGCTTGTGTAATCTTAAATGTTCGATTAGGGTGTGTTTCACACAACTTAATCAGACTTTCTGGGACAGTGTCAGTCATATTACTATAGAGTATGTGGCGGTACTTTAGCCCTCTCACTTTTATTAGCGGTTTGAAATGCCCACCGGTCTAATAAAGAGATTGGTATGGTGTAGCAATATATAAAGCATTTTTATATCCGAGCGCCTTGAGTTTTTCTGTGGCGGCCCGTGATCGTTGTCCGGAATTGCAATATGCCAAAATACGAATATTTTTATCGGGATACTCAAGGGTCATTCTCTTTTCTAGATCTGCACTTTGAATATGCACAGAACCAGGATAAGTTCCCAATAATCTCACTTCTGCATCCGTTCTAACATCAAGAATTAGGTCTATTTTATTATTTTTTATAAGGTTCTTAGCATCTTCTGAAGAGATTCTATAAGGTGAATCCATTGCATACCGATAGAGAAAATATAGGACAGCTACTAAAAAAGCGACAGAGACTATCAAGATAATACGATACGAACCTTTCATCTATCGTATTATCTAGTGTTTAAATTCACCAGTGGATATTACTGTGTCATGCTCACAATATCTGCCTTACGCTTTTCTAATTCACTTGCATTTGATTTACAGAACTCAATAAACTTCCATAAGGCCTCAAATACATTCGCCGGAAGACCGGCAATATCAAAAAAGATTCCATTTGAATTCTCACTGTATTCTCCACCCTCACGACGTAAAATACGGTATAATTCTTCTAGCTCTGGGCGTGATAACGATTCGATTTCTCTGCACATTTCTTTTCTTCGATTATAATCGTCAGCCATCTCTATTCATCATCTTCATCCTCCTTTCCTTTAGACTCCGCACCATCATCTTCAAGCTCAGCATCTTCACCCTCAGCATCCTCAAGCTCCTCAAGCTCCTCAGCACCCTCTTCAGGAATTACTGGTGCAAGCGTTGTTATAGTCTTTGCTATAGGCGCCACAGGCGCCATAGGTGCTCCAGACCTTCCCCGATAGAGACCGACGCTAACAATGAAGGGGTCACGAAGCTGAAAGCGGGACTTTTGAATCTCTACACGAATTCTCTCTCCCACCTTGAGTTGGTCGAATTCCTCATCACCGAGATGGAGGTCACGGGGAACCATCAGCCGTATTGCATTCTCATAGACTGCATATATACCCATCTTATTGCTCTTTAAAATCTCCACGTCGACGACAGTTCCCTCTGGAGGATGAAGAACACGACCTTTCGCCTTAATTAGGAAGGCCCAATCACCTGAAAAGCGACCGGAGTCTACCATTCCTGCAGACCGGGTAAGAAGTTCAAGACTGCCGGGTAGAACATATCCATGAGGAGAACATCTCTGTTCCAAGCGTTCCTTCACCTTATTGAGTAAAATCGTATCAATGGATGTGATTTCACCGGATAAGTCTTTGGGAGTTAAATATACCTTTTCTTGAAATAATGCATCTGACTCCATTTACTCTTCTATCATAGAGTGAATTAAGTCAATTTTAGGCCTAGCTCTAACGCCCTTATTTCTTTGACCTGTGATTTGAATAATATGCCGATAGAGGACGATAAAAGTATCTCAGATTTCCATAGGCTTCCCTTCTGATATCCATCCACCGCATAACAATTTCCGTGAGTGCACAGAAGTTTGGTGCACTGGTCATCTTACGAGTGACAGTCAATACAGTTTCCGTCAAGTCGTAATGCGAATTTGTATATCTGTGAAGAATTTCACCAAGAACTATAAGTTTCATACGGTGACCTTTTACATTACTAACTATTGCACACGCTGCACCACTTCCAGGGTCTGTACCCTCAGGTTTCGGCTGATTTGTCTTGAACATTATATTATTTTCCCAAGGCACCATAAATCCATATAGCTCAGCAGTCACTCGTTGATTGGCTTTACTTAGTAAAATGGGGTCAGTCTTAGAAGATTTTAGAAGTTGTAAGACTGATGGAGGGCAGGGTGCTTTATTACAAAAATAAATAGGCTCCTTAGTTGAAATATCTAGGTACCTTACAGCATTCGTAGTACCACTTATAATCTGTTCGTTTGCAACTGTAGTATAGTGCGGCACCTCAAGATTGATTAGGGCGAGTTGTTCTGACCCCTTTAAAAAAGAATCCCAAGCAAATTGTCTAGCCACTAGACGTAAATCACGCAAGCCATTTGGAATTGCAGCAACCGTTCTGCCCCACCACTGCAGCTTCATTAATCGCATTTCAATATTTATCTTCTTAGTAAAATCGTTTTCAACAAGATTTAATATTGCTTTAGAAAGTGGGTTTTCAGCTGTATTAGGAATCATCTCTTGAATGGATATAGCCGTAGCAGTATCTGCAGCCCAAGCATCTATCCATATATTCACCTGTTTCCAGAATTCTAATGCGTTTGTCACATTTTGTGGTACTTCTGGAACAGCTACTGCATCTCCAGCTGTTCCAGCTGTAGCATTTACCCTTAAAGCAACTGTCTTTTTTGGCGCAACTTTCATAGCCTCTGGTTCAAATGAATCTCTCTTAACAGGATAGCGCCCATATCTCAATGCCAGCGGCAAACTAGTATCTTGTATAGAAAGAGGTTGAAATAGGAACATATTGTTTTTGTAAATAAGGCGACCCTGTAAATCGCCGTTTTCCAATATAAATAGTGAATTATTGATTGCCTTCATTAAAAGACCCATCAATGTAGATTTGGGAATATTATTGAATGACTTATTGAATATCTTTTGTATATCATCCCAAGTATACCAGACTTGAAGTCTAAATAACTTCTTTAATTGTATTAACATTGCTTCTTCAGTAAATCGTGCTGCATATGTATCATATGTACTGGTATCTTCTTTTAATCCCTTTATATCAATTTCAGGTTTACATGTATACGTTGAACAGCGAATCCAGTCACATACAGGTGTGTAATCTCTGTCATTCAATGATACTTGAATTGGTTTACCCTGACTATCTATCATATCGACAGGGTCCAGTCCATTAATCAAAATGGCATCATGATTTAAATTACAATCTGCAGCACCCTCCTTTATCGCACGGCTTACATTTCCTACTCTAGTTGCCTTGTTCATTGCATTTCTGTATGAATACAGGTCAATTGTCTCCTTATTAAGAGTCTCAGGAAATACATTGACATACATATTAATGGTGCAATTCTTTTTATTGGGACTGAGTCCCTGATGAGAACAATAGCGAATTCCACGACCGACAATCTGCTCGGCCTTTGATAAGTGAAACCATCCCTCTAAAATATGCACTTCACGAATCGCCTTCAAATCGAGGCCCTCTCCTGCCACCTGTGAACCGACGATTACCTTTATTTTAGAGCCATCCGCATTTTCAATGTCCCGTGCAGCATTTATTACAGCAGTATTATTGGGCGAAAGAGATAGCGATTCTTTTTCAGCAGTATTTATACTTGTCGCCGTTAGAAGTGCATAATATGCGGGTGAGAATTTGTGATTGTCTTCTGGGTCTACTGCTGGGTGACTTGATTCTCTGTGGCGACACTTGGAGCATTGACGGCCACCAGGTGTTACGCTTGATTTCTTAAACATGGGTGCCGAACGTCCCCAAGGTGTGTAGCCATTTGCTTCTAAAAGAAGGCAAAATATCACTGCACCATTCTCTACAAATCTACTGTATATGAATGATATGCCCTTGCAAGTCTGAACTGTCTGTAGAACCCGATTGAATTTGGGAGAGTAGATTCCGAGTGTATTTCTGCCTGTTCCCATCCATGTATAATTCGCCGTTGGGTCAGTCATATCGTACTGAACTAAGGTTGATATACGGGTCCCCTCAAAGGTCCCTGGAATTGCCCGAGCAGTAAACCAACTCTGAAATCCTTCACTCCCCGTTCTTCCTTCAACACCTGTTCCAGGAAATATGCAATTTCCAGCCTGTAAAAGCGTATCAATTGTTCTTATACCAACACCCTTCGATGCAATAAGAGATTCCGTCATAGATTGTATAACTGTCAATGAATCACGGACTAATTCGCATTTAACCAAAGGGAGACGCATGACATCCGTTTTCTGACTTTCAGGTTTTATTTCAGTTGTACCATTTGGAGCCATTCGAGGCCACGTTAAAACCCGCTGTTCATTTGGAGGGTCTAGACGTGCTGGAAATGCACGGGGATTTTCACCACGCATAAAGCTAACGTGGCCATTTGCTACCTCTATAATTCGTCTTTCAGATTCAGGCGTCAACTTCTCAATCATTCGACCAGGTTCTGATTCATCTTCAACCATGTGAAATTCAATATGCGAATCATTTAGAAGTTTCGATTCTTCGGCGTGGTCTGCATGTAGGAGGAAGTTCAAGAGTGATATAATCTCCCTATAATTATTGTACATTGGTGTCGCCGTCATCAGGAGGAGTTTAATACCGTCACACATTCTTAATACCTTTCTTAATTGTGGAGCTAACTTCTTGCCTGCACTAGAGTCACTGCGTTCATCTACGCCGATATCATCTTGGTCATCGTCTCCAGCTTCAGTTATATCACGCATATTATGCGCCTCATCAACAATAATCAGGGAGCCGCTGAATTGCTTTTTCAACAGCGTTGATTCCAAATCTTTTTGTCTAGCTTCTGAAAGTGTAGATGGAATTTGACTCAGAATATCACGGACCATATTACGAAATGCAGTATATCCCATGATTGAATAGCGCTTATTAATAAGCTTATTTACTCTGAATTCTATGCTTTTTGTTTCACGCTCATAATATGTCTGAGTCAATTCAAGGTATCGGTTGCCTGTACAGCCCTCGTGTTGATTCGGTGTATCGTCGTCCATTCCAAGCTTTACACGATTAATATCGAATATCGTCCTATAGAAGCCACTCTGAATTGCTGGAGGTGCCAAGATATAGACCTTATTTTTAGGACTTAGTTCAAGAAAGGTTTCCGCCGTTAGAATTGCAGTGCATGTTTTTCCTACACCTACACCGTGATATAGCAACATTCCATTATACGGTGTTTTAGGCGACATGAATTGCGCTACGAACCGCTGGACAGTTGTATATTCGAATTCTTGTACTTCACATATGTTCTCTTTCAATAAATCATCTGTTATCTTTGGTTGAAGGGATTCTCTGAATTCCCGTTTTGCTAAAAGTTTAGCCAAAAATGTTTTATCTTCAATATCAGGATATAGTCCATATTCATCAGGAAGACGATTAAGACCCGCTACAGAGCTATTCATCAATGAATTCATAGGTTGTTGCGGATAAGTCTTTGCTGTCGTTTTTAATCTGAATTGCTTTTTTACTGCAGTCGCTGCAACTTCCTGGGGTAACGTAGGTATTGTTAATTGTGTCTGTACTGGAAGTGCTGGAGCCGCTGTTGCAATCACACTTCCTGGTTCGACTTGTGTAGTTGGTGCCGACACGCTCTCTTGTTGCTCCACCGCTGAAATAGTTTGTGGAGCTTCTTGTATCATTGTGGGTGTTAAAGGTTCTGTTTCTTCTGTCACCTCTACTGGTCGGCTTCGTGTTTCTACAGACGAAGACATATTCCTCTTGCTGTTCTACTTCTTTATTTTCTGTTTTTTCCCCATAAAGTGTATAAGGTACAACTGGAGAAAAATTTCTTAATATGTTTGCAAGGTGTATAAGTATACCCCGCTTTTCAACATTTTCAGGTCTAAGAATAATTAAGGCGTCATCTAAATTCATCCACGCCAAGTTTCCAATTTCTCGTGCCATTTCAGTATTCAGTTTATTAAAACTAACTGGAGTCTGTCCAACATATTGTGCAATAAAATATGTATGTCTATAGTTGATATTATTTGAACCATAAAACTGTTCAATTAGGGGTGCTAAATTAACAATTTTCAATAGGTCGTTCTCATGAATACCTGTCTCCTCCTCCAATTCTCGGAATGCACACTGGCTATCAGTCTCATATAGTTCTCTGCGACCCTTTGGAAATCCCCACTCTGGAGATTCATATATCGCTGGTTCTTGCCGGAGAAGGTCGTCAAGTGAATATGTTTCACCCTTTGCATTTATAACACCCTTTCGCAAATCAGCGAGTTTTTGTTTTGATATGCTTTTATTGTTGGCATACTTTTGTGTGGTTTCAAAGTCAGACCCCCAGAGGTCATTCCATATCTTATCAAAATCGTCATTGAGAAGTCTCGCTCTTTCATTTACAGTCATTCCGTGTATTTGTTTACGTATATAGTCTGGTTCATTCAATTTATATTTCCCTCTCATTATATCCATAAATCCAAGTGTATCTTTCCTTTGTATCATAAGTACTTGTGGAATAAGATTCGATGTGCCGGTTGAACTGCGACTACTTTTACAAAATTCTACAGGCGGTGTCCATATACCTGTTCGGTTTATCCATCGAAAAATAAGTACGCCATAGCTTGAAACAGGTTCAATGCATTGACGAAATACATGTCCGGATTCGCCACAATTTGAACATGTGCAATTTTCAGTTTGATATGATGCCATTTATTTAAGGCCCTGAATTATAATAGTGGACTGCGGCTTAGGTGCTAAATTCAGTATATTGTATATTAATAGATAGGATGCATATACCACCTGAAGTCTGGGGGCCGTTTTTCTGGCACACAATTCATATTGCAGCACTTGGATATTCACAAGAGCCGAATTATACTGAAAAAAAGGCGATGAAGGAATTCTTTGAGTCTCTACAGACAATAATCCCCTGCCCAATCTGCCGTCAACATTACACGTCACATATGGTAAAAATGCCTATCGGCCCTTCACTAGATTCCCGTAAGGACCTTTTCCGTTGGACAATTGACCTTCATAATGACGTAAATATAATGTTGGGAAAACGCAAATATACTGAAACGGAAGTGCTGCAGTATTATAGCCGTCTGGGTGCTCGTGGTAAGAGTCCTGTTATCACACCACAGGATTTCATGGAAGCTGACCAGCAGGCCATGTTAAAGGGTGCAATTGCAGGCATTGTAGTGTCTGCAGTTCTTGGAGGAATTATCTTATATAATTTACCAAAGTCTAGTTAGAATATGCCCGTCTCAGACGAGGATTTATTTGAGGGTGTACAGATTCCAAAACAAGCTGTACATACTCCAAAAATCACAGGAGTTAAACAGGTAATTGTGGAACCCAAGTTAACGGATGACCAAATCAAGGCTCGTGAAGGCACCTACTTTAGCGAAAAAGATGCCGATACGATTTATGATTCCGACGTGGACGTTTATGCAAAGGATCCCGAGGCGCCTGGTGGAAAGAAGCTTATTGCTCGTCTACGTAAAAATGTGATACCACACGATATCTTGAAAGTGGCCTGGAAGAATTTCTATAATGCTGCATCTGCGTCAAGAAATCGGGGCGCTGCAGCTGGGCCGATTGATTTGAACAGCCCTTACTGGAAAAAGAGGAAGCCTACGGAAATTTCTGGTCACTCGGCTCGCTATGTTGAAAATGGCAAGACGAGTAAGATGCGTGTAAACAATAATGTCTTTAGCAGTGTTCTTGGATATTTCGAGCAGACTCCTTTTATGAAGCTTCCATGCCGTCTTACATCGTATACACAAAAGTACTTTGAACAGTATAAGGAGGGTATACCATATATTGAGGAAATCGATAAGCTTTTCAAGAAACTAGTTCCCGATCGGTATGCACCGCAATATAAACAGGCGCATTCGAATCCCAGTTTTCAGATTGCAAATACGGCATTCTCATCTGTAACTATGAATCGCAATTTCCGAACTGGCCTTCACATGGATGATGGAGATATGCGGAAGGGATTTGGCAACTTATCGGTGATTGAACGGGGTAAATATCATGGAGGATACACACTATTTCCGAGATATAAGATTGGATTTGATTTAAGAACAGGCGATTTCTTAGCCATGGATGTGCATGAATGGCATTGTAATACGGAAATGAGAGAAACAGCTGAAGATAAAGAGTTTAATAAGAAGTTACCTCAGGTTTATTTGAATAATAAGGAGACTGGAACGCAAGGTGTTGATAAGCCATATAGTCGGCTATCCTTTGTTTGCTATCTGAGAGAGAAATTAGTCAAGTGCAAGGCAAGTGAGTCTTTACCGTATTATAAGCGGATTGGGTATAATCCTAAGGCTCAGACTCTGCGAAAGCACGGGACACATCCAGAAGGCGCAGGTAAGGTGCAAAAAAGGAGAACAAGAAAGAAAACTAGTTTCTTTTAGATGGAATCAAGTCGTGCTAAAATAGCTGAAAATGCAATGAAGGAGTTAAATACTCTTGGAAAAAATGTCAAGAAATCGGTAAGTCAAGTAACAGTGAAAGGCCCAACGCCAATTCTACCTTCAGGCTTACCAACTCCTATTGCTGGAAGTGGATTTTTACGAGTTATAATGTATATAATTGCTGGCATCCTTGTAATCGGTATACTTCTTCTTGTAATAGACCAATGGATAACACCTATATTTCAAAGTGATCCAGGTAGTGCTGGATATATATTTATGCCCGGCACCGATACATCTGTAGTGTTTTGGAAAAAGACATCAGACATAAAAAATATCATTATCGGCACATTACCTCCTCCCGATTCAGGTTCTAATTTGCCTAGTAGTGGACCTCTATCTACATCCGTAATTGAAGGGCAATCATCATATAGTATAACCTTGGATGTATTAATACAGGATGAATATCCACAGGATTTAGGAACATCCACATCCGATAGTCAAAGTTTATACCGCACCTTTTTTTCTCTCGGTCCATCTTTAACGAATCCAACATTAGTATTTGAAGTTGATAATTATAAAAATACAGTGTATATTACATCATATGATGCAAATAGACTAGTTCAAACAGCTGTAATTGATAATGTTCCTATACACAAGCCATTCAGAATTGGTGTTGTTAAAACCCCGAATTTATTGGAGGGATATTTGAATGGTATGTTAGTCAGAACGATTAAACTGCGTAGTAATACGCTTGACCCCAATACGGGTGACACCATATATTCAGCAGATGAAATTGTAAAAGCGGGGAAACTCCAATCAAACGGGATTAAGACTATGAATCTCAGATTATTCGGAGAAGCAATAGCACCTGCAGAAATGAAGGCTCGTATGACAGATTTAGCAGTTGCAGGTAAATCAACTTACAATGATTTAATGAATATTAGTTATTTCTAACGAAATATTTCTAAATATATATATAATTCTTAGATGCGCCTCTACTGGCTCTTAGCAGCAATATTACTTATAACATACGGCGTATATTATTCCGTGCGTTATATGATTTCAGGAAAACAGGGTCTAACGCTTGGTAAAGAGGCTATGAACTTATCTCTTACAAATATGGTTGCACATAGTGAAATTGTAAAAAATAACTGGGCTGATTCACCAAGTTCATCACTTGTATTCTATATTTTTCCAGAGATAGCTGACCGCACTGGATATGTTAATAATGAATATGCGGATGTTGTACAAATTGGTTCAAAGCAAACTCTTAAGATTTTAATTGCACCCGACGCAGGGCGTTTAATGGTTGCACCGGCTATACTTCAAATTTATACAACGGACAATAATGAGTCACCAGAAGAAGTAGAAATAAGCAATTTACGGCTTCAGCGATGGAACTTTGTTGTTATTGTAAAGGAGGGTAGAAAGTTTACTATTTATATAAATGGATTCGTATCTGCTTCACACACATGTACGGCAATGCCTGAATTTGACGGTCAACCTCTTAAAATTGGAAATCCAAGATTAAAGGGTAAGGTTGCTCTTGTCAGCTTATCGCCATATGCAATGAACTTAGATGATGTTAGAACAACATTAAAAGATACAATGCAAAAGGATGGTTCACCATTTTTATCGAGTGACTTACCTTCATTACCTCAGTTTTCAATGCCAAACTTAAACTTGTGTCCGGATGGAAATTGCTTTTCAGATAAATCAATATCAAACCCAATGAAGCAATGGTCTTCTTCATACGCATAAACTATTACTGCAGAATAGAATATAATGAACGCTGCCAATGGAGTTAGTTCTGGAGGATCTGGAAAGACCGCATTTAATGCTGTAGTCGTTGTTTTAGTAGTAGTGGCGCTATACTATTTCTATAAATGGCTATCTGGCACTGGAGATTACGATTCTAAAGAGGTCATTGTCTATACGTCTGCGAACCTTGGACTACCCGGTAAATCTATAGAGCCTAAAATTTTTACGAGCGGCAATAGCAACATGCCTGCATTATATGAAGGTGGAGAGTATTCCGTAAGTACTTGGGTATACGTAACAAACTGGGGTGTGAATAAAGGCTATAATAAGCCATTCTTACGGTTGAATGGAGGAAGCTCTAATGGGTATGAGACACTCATCATGTATTTGGGTCAGAACGTCAGTAAACTCGCTATTAGAGTAAGCACAGATAACTTGAAGCTTGATGCGGCTAAATTGAACGACATTCGTCCATCAACTGGGTCATCGTATGGTGCCACTCCATACACTGATGTCGATAGTAAAAAATGCGATATTGAGTCAATTGATTTGCAGCGTTGGGTCTGCATTACGGCTGTTCTAGATGGCCGCACCCTAGATGTATATATAGATGGAAAGCTCTCTAGAAGCTGCGTCCTAGATGGCATGTTTAAGGTTTCTGGTGATTCTGCAAAGCTTTTACTTGGTGGACCTACAGGGTTTGGTGGCTTGATTGGTCAGACACAGGTGGCAAATTATGCATATTCTCCGGATCAAGTCTATAGAATATATCAAAATGGACCAGTTGACTCTTCATTGTGGACAAAGCTTGTAAGCTATTTTGACCCAGGACAGTTCTCATTATCATTAAAGAGAAATGGTGCAGATGTTATTTCGGCGGGTAATTAATCAATAATCAATAATCAAACAATCTACCAATCATTTTTCATATGATTGGTAGATAGTATGGAAGCCGCATCTAGTTCGGATACAGTTACACAAATTCTTACTGGACTTGGTTTAGTAATTTTATTGTATGTAATACTTGCTACGATGGAGTTTATTTATACTTCATTTATTGGAATGTGGAAAGACCGTGTAGAACTATTTCCGGATACATATGTTTCTGGTTCAAAGATGTATACGGCAATTCAAAATCCATCTAATCCAAATGCTAAGACTGTATACTTCTCGGATAATCAGCGTTCCGGTATAGAATTTAGCTATTCCATGTTTTTGAATATAAATAGCGAAACATTTGCGAGTGGAGCTGACGAATTACGTCACGTCTTACATAAGGGATATAGTTCACCATTTCCATTAATGGGACCTGGTATATTCTGCCGTGGTAACAAGAATACGATTCGTGTATTCATGAACTCTTATGATAATTGGGATAATTGGATGGATATAGATAATATCCCGGTTGATAAATGGTTCCACTTTGTTGTTTCATGCAAAGGCAATAAAGTATATATTTATGTGAATGGAAATCTCAAGAGTAAGATTACACTCAGTGGAAACACGCCCCCATACCAGAATTATGGTAACGTCTATGCGTTTAGCAGCAGAAAACTCACTCTAAAAAGTGGAAATACGGTATCATTAACTAGGGATAAGGAGTATACTCCACCAAATATGGATATGATATTTAATGGTTCTGCTAAAGGTCAAATAAGTCGTGTATATTACTTTAGCTATGCCTTATCGTATGGTGAGGTTCAGACATTGATGAAGAGTGGTCCTTCATCGACTATAGTTGGTACAAATGGTGCATCAAGTGGTCTACAGACACAGTACTTGGCAGATACGTGGTGGACATCATAAATTAAGAACTCCACGGTAAGGCACTACCGTTAATTATTTAATTTTATTGCAGTGCAATAAAATTAAGAACTCCCTAAGCGGTATAAATGCCAACTCATCTTGTTTCACACTAGCAAGAAGAGTTGTCATGGTAGGTGGCGGATTATATATTTTAGTGGCCTACGGCTCGCAGAATGTCATTTTGAGTGGAAATCCAGACTTTACATATTTCTATACCGTCATGAAAAAGTATAGCCACTTTGCATTTGAATCTCTAACACTTCCCTTAGAGGGTCCCCAAGAACTCTTTTTTGACCAACCGATACAATTGCGTGCAAAGATAAAACGGATAGGCGATTTACTTACGGACCTATATTTTACTTTTACACTCCCCGATATTTACAGTAAATATGTTCCTGCTGGAACACGATCGTCGCAATACGAGTTTCAATGGGTAAGATATATTGGTGCTCAGATAATTCAACAGGCCTCATTTTTAGTTGGTGGAACACTTGTCCAGCAGTTTGATAGCGATTATATCATTGCTACGGCATTCACTGACCAAGATGAAACACAATATAATAAATGGCAGAACCTCGTTGGAGATATCCCAGAACTCCATGATCCTGCAAATGGTAAATACTCCGGTATAGTTGGGTCAAATACTGTCCGAACAGGTGGTCTATATCCGAATGTCTACGGAGACCCAACAGTTATTGGACCACAGGACAATTTTCCCTCAATTCCCGGCCGTGATATTACAGTCCCTCTATCCTTTTGGTTTACACAGAGTCCGACACTAGCCCTACCTCTTACTGCACTACAATATCATGAATGCGAGGTTCAACTTATCTTGAGACCCATTCAGGATTTATATACAGTTTTGGATATAAATGGTTATCGGGTTCGCCCTGAGAATGAGGTTGTAGCAACGAGTTCTCAGTTGGAATCAGGAAATATCGGCTACAGAAATACTACTGAAAGTGGAATATACATTCGCCAGTTTTTAACAGATGTTGGATATACAGCACCTATATTAAATACCTGGCCGTTGAATCCCCGTTTACAAACAACGCAAGTATTTTTAACGGATAATGAGCGTACTACATTTGCTACGAAACCGTTGAACTATATTGTCAGACAAGTAACACCATATCTTTTCCCGAGTGTAAGTTCTAGACAGTTATTTGAGCTTTTTACACACAATCCTGTACCCCGTCTTATTATACTTCCAAGAAGGACCGATTCTATAGCTAATAGGAATGATTGGATAAATTATACAAACTGGTGGCTATATCCAGCTGCACCGTTTATTCCCACAGCATCAGCTATACCAATTGGCGGATCATCGGGATTGAATGGTGTTGCGATTCAAGAAGATATCATAAGACAAATTCGCATCTTATGTGATGGTAATGAAATTCAGGAAATTAAACCGTTGGAGTATTTCAATGAGCTGTCATCATGGAAATATGCGGCTGGCGTATTTCCATCAGGACTTGCAATTTACAGTTTCGCTCTAGATACATCGAAATGGACAAAGCCGAGTGGGACATTGAATACCAGTAGAGTTAGAAAATTTCAGATTGATATTGATGTCTGGCCTCTTGCTTCAGATACGAAATATTTGTATAATCACACGGTCTATGTTGAGAGTTTGAACTTCTTTGTTATTGAAGGAGGTATGGGTGGTATGAAGTATGCCACCTAATACTTTTTAATACTTTTTAGAAAAAAGTATGTCAAAAATGCACTTTTTAGAAAAGTGCGCAAAATCCTAGAAAAAATTGAAGGGCATGTCTACATACTATTTATTACAGTCAAGAATGTCTACTAACTCAGTATCTCTTCAGAAACAGCGTGAGAAGTTATCAAAGGATACTGATTGGAATGGAATGATCACTCACCTATCTCCTGAATTGAAGACAGCTGAGGGAAGAAAAAATATTATTACCAGAATTGATTCAATGGGAAGAAAAGGGCTACAAAGAACCGCTCGTCTTATGTGTTTGATGGAGCAAACAGAGCGTCTAGAGTACAAACCTGCCCTTCTAGAGTCTCTTACCTCACTTGTGTTAACATCTGGAAAATATAACTTTCATAAGAGCTGTGATACACTTGAGAAGAAGAAAGAAATGATACATTGGGATATTGCGACTCTTTGTTATCATGGCAATGCAGCTCATATTCCGAGATCAAATTAGTCACTTCTTAATTAATGCTTCTTCCTCGTAATATTCTTCGCCTTACTCGGGTCCATTAGCCTAATTTCAGGCATCTTAGATTTCCTGGTCGGATTTAGTTTAATCCAACCCGGATATTTTTTCATCATCGCCTTGATAGTCTTATGCTCACGAGCGAGTCTATTGCCGAATTGTAAGCCACCCGGTGTTTTATAGACTGCAGTTTTCGGTGCAACAAAATTAAGACGTACAACTGCACCATCTGCCTTGAAAAACTGTATAGTTCTCTGATAATCCTCCTTCTCACCTTGACCAATATCAATACGCACCTCTTTTCCAGGATTTATACACCCCCAGAAGGGTCCAACACAGAATCTGAGTTCAGTTGATACAGTCGGTTTCATGAAAAATCCATTAGCACTTGGGTAAACTCCCCAGAATCTGCAGTCAGCCTTTTCACATTCTGAGAACCCCCGTCTTATGACTTCCTTGAGACTCCGGAGTGGTCTCTCATGCCTTTTAACTGACCCATCATACTCTATAAATCCAGATATATCATCATCACATGATACTAGTTTAGTCCCTTTTGGAAAGTGGTCAAATATCCAGTTACGAACTTGAGGTAAACCAGGAACACCCACTAGAATCTTTCCGTAAGTCTTAGAATCTAGAACTGCTTCATATGCAGCCTTTTGCTCGTCATTAGCAACCACGACAAATATTTTCTCTTTAGGAATCTTATATTTATGCAATACGGCAAGTGTCTTATCTCGGCATCCCTCTGGCCTTTTATATGATGGAATTACAACTGAATAATCCATCCCCTAATTATAGCATCGTTTATTTTTTAAAAACAAATATGATTTTTACTAGTAAGATAGATGGGTAATACATTGACATTAGCCTATAATAAGGTTCAATACATGATTGCAAAAAATTTATCAGACCCAGCAGCTGATAATTATGCTAAACAACAGGCCGCTCAAGCTAGACAAGATGAGTTAGCAAAGGAAAGAAAGGCTATTGCTTCTTTAAAGTTGTCTGAGGCTGAGAAGAAGAAACAGGAAGAAGAAGCTGCAGCACTCGAATTACAGAAGAGAAGTCAGTTTAGCTCATTTAGTGAAAATATGGCAAAAGCGTCAAATGGAATTATTAAGGTTTTTAGTAGTATAGTTTTAATTGCACTTATACTCTACGGAGGCTATATTAGTGCAAATAAGGCGATTGGATATAATATACCATTTAGGCTTGTAAGTTTTCTATATGGTTGCTTATTCTTTTTCTTTGTCATACCTAAAATGTTGTTTGATATATATTACAACAATATTAAATTTCATCATTATGCCTTTTTGCCTCTTTCTACACATGTTACAACTGGGTCTGTTGAAAGATTTTTTATAGGTGCATTTTGTTATACCGAAGATGCTGCATCTAGAGCTGCAAAAGAAGAAGTTCGAAAACTATATGAAACAGGCTTTAATAATAGCTTGAAATCTGTTGTAGGTGTAGTTGCAGCAGTAGGGGCTGCAGCATCTGCAGTAGCATCATCGAAACCTAATAGTCCAGTAAAATCTGAGATAAAACCTGAGACAAAGCCTGTAGCAGCAGCTGAGATAAAACCTGAGACAAAGCCTGTAGCAGCAGCTGAGATAAAACCTGAGACAAAGCCTGAGATAAAACCTGAGACAAAACCTGCAGCAGCAGCTGAGATAAAACCTGAGACAAAGCCTGAGATAAAACCTGCAGCAGCAGCTGAGGCAAAACCTGTAGCAACACCTGTAGCAACACCACCAGCAACACCACCAGCAACACCACCAGCAACACCACCAGGAACGCCTACAATAAAACCAAAAGGAGTTAGTATAAAGCCACCATCACCAAAGCCTAAATAATGCACGTATAGATATTATAGATGTTACCACTTGTAAGTATTGTAACGCCAACGTATAACCGTCGACGTTTCATTCCTGCTCTCATTAAAATAGTTCAGCAACAGACTTATCCACGAGACAGACTTGAATGGGTAATCTATGATGACGGTCAAGAACCGATTGGTGATTTACTTGAAGCCGCCAAAAATGATTTGCCGAAGCTAAACTATATCTTCAGCGAAGATAAAATGACAATCGGTGAAAAAAGGAATCGTCTTAACCAGGAAGCCAAGGGTGACATATTAGTAGCAATGGATGATGACGATTATTATTTTCCACAAAGAGTTTCTGCAGCGGTTTCTGCACTATCAAAATCACCCTCAGTGGATTTGGCCGGTTCAAGCAAAATTTACATGTTTTTCACGGATACGAAAGAGATATATACAATTGGTCCATATTTTCAGGAACATGCAACAAATGGTACAATGGCCTGGAGAAAGCGTTATGCCATGAGTCGTCATTACGATGAGACTGTCGCATTTGCTGAGGAGCGGTCGTTTTTAGAGGGTTATAAGAATCCACTTATCCAATTGGACTGCATGGATGTTATGCTTGTTATAAGTCACTCGGATAATACATTTGACAAGACGCAGCTTCGCAATAAAAATTCATTAACACCCGATGGTAAACAACTCATGAAAAAAACTGATTTATCACTGACTCATTTCATAAAGGATAATGATTTAAGGAAATTCTTTTCAGAGGTCTAAACATTAAATGGACTTGCCTAATTAGAATACATTATAATGTCTCGGGAGGAATCTGTAAATAAGATGTTAGATGTATATGAACAACCCTTATTGAATTCTATTACAGAAAATTCTTCATATTCTATTCAACCTAAGCATATTAAAACGAGTCTTAGACCCCATCAATTAGCAATGATACATGCAATGGAAAAAAAAGAGGATGCTAGTATAAATGGTTTTACAATCGACGGTGAGACACATTACAGTCAATTTTCAATATTAGGAGATAAGGTTGGTTCTGGAAAAACATTAACTACACTTGGTTATATATCAAATATGAAAATGAGTACTGAGCCACGGAATGTATACTCTAGAATTCATTCACATTCTAAAACTGCATTCTGGAGTACTAAACCAGTTCATTTAGCCGAATGTTCAGGTAATACACTTATTATTGTACCACATAGTCTCTATCACCAGTGGAAACACGCAATTCAGCAGCAAACTACATTATCATTTTTTGAAATTAAAACACTCAAGGTCTTTGAAAATCCTAATTTTATTAAGAATATTAAAGAATATGATGTAACTTTAATGTCTAATACAATTCTTAAACAATATATGGCTGATACTACGAGAGAGTCTGTGCAATGGTCTCGTATAATATTTGATGAAGTTGACAGCGTATATTTCACATCAACAATGAGAATGCCACCATCTAACTTTTACTGGCTAATCACGGCTACATGGCCAAACTTCTTATTTCAAGGACTATATATGTATATGTCTGAAGAATATCTGAATAGGAGAGTGGCTGCAGGACTTAATCCAGAATTAGTAGAAATCTTACATAATGACCAGATAACAAACGGCAATAACTTTTATGCACGATATGATATAAGGAGTATTAAATTTTTTGAGAATTTTATAAATAAACATCCCAATCGTGGTAATTTAGTATTAAGAACTAGTAATTCATTTATGGAACAAAGTTGGAGGACACCGCCAATTATTGAAAATCGCATTCTATGTGAATCACCTATATCTCATAGAATTGTAGCACAATTTGTAAGTCCTGAGATTCAAGAACTATTGCATGCGGGAGACGTACAAGGTGCGCTTGAAAAGCTGGGTGTTAATAATACCAGTCAATCATCATTAATCAACGCCCTATGTGATACCCGTGAGAAAGAATTAGACCGTCTAGAAAAAACACTCGTTTTCAAAGAGTCTATGGAGTATGCGACGCCACAGGCAAAAGAGATTGCCATTACCAGTCTTAAGAATAAAATCAAGTCATTAAAGGAGCAGATTGAAACACTCAAACAGCGTATTAAAAATGTAAAGGATGAGATATGTGCAATATGTTTTGAGGAACCAAATGTTCCTACATTGGTTATGTGTTGTTCTAGATTATTCTGTGGAGCGTGTATTATAAATTCTATGCAAAGAAACCCATCTTGTCCTCTTTGTAGAACAAAGATTGATTTCAAGAGCTTACAGCATATAGATATGGATGCTAAAACACCGACTGATGTCACTGAGAATATACTTATTTCAAATAAGCCTAAGAAACGGGATGCACTATTAAATTTAATAACTGAAACAAAGGGTGGAAAATTTCTAGTATTTAATCGCTATGACAACCCTTTCCTTGAGATTGAAGGATTACTTTTAGAGAGAGGAATACGTGTTGCAAGTGTACGTGGAAATAAGGACCATATTTCAAGCATCTTAAAACAGTTTGAGCGGGGTGACATTCAAGTTCTCCTTATGAATAGCACCCAGGCAGGTGCAGGGATTGATTTAAAATCGGCAACGCATATAGTTTTAATGCATGCAATGCGTAAGGAAGAGGAGAAGCAAATTATAGGTCGTGCCATACGCTTAGGGCGTATAGAACCACTTAATTTAGTTAGATTGCTGCATAATGAGGAATCGTAAATTCCAGGATTAATACAGTGTAGGAGTTGTTTTACATTTCTTACCACTTTCTGAATTACAATTTAGTAAAGAGCTTTTTGGTGATAACCCTTTTAACTTTAAAGATTCTATTAATTTATTTTTATTGGATAGGCCCTTTATTTTCAGAGCCTTAAATCCATTTCCATAAATAACATAGCATCTTTCTTCAAATAACATACTATTATCTATATAATAAAAATCAGCAATCTTCAGACCGTCCAATGACAGAACAGGCGATTCGTTTTCCCGAATGACCTGTTGTCTTAGAGTCTGGCTGACCACCTTTACCATAGTCATCAGGGTCTGCATGGACTATAACAGACCGTCCCCAAAGCTCCTCAAGAGTTAGTCCTTTCAGAGTATACTTATACTGTTTTATGATGGGGTCTCTAGATTCGGGTAATGAAATATTGCCTAAATCACCAGTATGTCTTAGACCTTTGTGGCCAGGAGGGCCTCCATGGTCACAGGGTTCACCAACGTGAAAGTGGTCACATGCCTTCTTGCAACCATCACCTCTCAAGTCTCCAGCTCGGTGAATATGGAATCCGTGTTCACCGGGCGGCAGTTGTGTAAAGGTCGCCTCAATATGTATGTTACTTGCAGATTGCTTGAATACAACATCACCTTTTACTGATCTAGTATTAAATACTGCAACGGCCATCCTATGTCTTATACATACATAATTGTTTAGGAATACTCATCGATTCAATCTTTTTTGCTTGACTTGCTGGAAGTTTCAATTGTTTTATACTAATGAGTGTATTTAAGTGTATTGGAACTTCCTCAATCGATATATTATGTTCATCAGAAAAATGGACCATTTGTTTCCATGTGTTATACATTGATGATTGCCTTGTTAAAACTTGAGTGAATTGAAGATTAGACACTGGCGGTACATCTTTTATTTTATATTCTGAAAGAAAGGCATTGGTTATTTTAAGTTTTAATTGAAAGCTCGGTCTTAGTAGGTTCCAATTCTGATAAAAAAAGGCCCAATAATCTGCCTTATCGCTCAAATCAAATAGTGCAAGGAATTTAATATACTGTGACCATGCATCTTCAACACCCTCGAGACGTTTATGTATATTTTCATGTACACAGAGTCCTGATAAATTTCCTAGATTATTTTCAACTTCTGGAATAATAAAAGGATCCCATCTCTCATATAAACATGAATGACTAAATTTCAGAATATCTGTGCTTGGTTCTTCAGCTTCGAGTTCATCTGATAATTCTGGCGGCTCTACATATTCATCGTCCTGTAATTGTGATATAGCGATTGAATCTCGGCCATTTACTGATCTCAAAATCACACGTAAATCGGCTGTAGCAATCACTTCTGGTCTGATATTTTTTCCTAACCATTGTTGAACTGTCTGAGTTGGAAATTCCATGGGAATATATGTACTCAGACGTACTATATGTTGGTATGAACGTCCCTTAATTTCATTGCATATAAGAACAAGCGGATGATTCGTCTGATTCGGTTTCCACGTTCTCATATAATCTAATAGTTCATTGAGGCCGCCTTTTTCACCCAAACTAAGTCCGTCAATCTCATCAAGAAGAACTGCAAGTTTATGTTTATTCGTTGAAGGAGACATTGCTTCTAGTACGGATTTTTGTGTGAGTAAAGGAATGATTTGCTTTTTGAATGCTTGACCGCTACGGGTATGGCTGGCATTAAGCTCAATGATACGATATGTTTCTTGTTTTAGGATTTCTCTTGCAAGTGTTGTTTTTCCAACACCAGGCGGACCTACAAGAAGAAAGGCCGCTGTTGTTGGATTTGATAGCCATCGCCTGAGTGATTCTTCTACACTCGGATGAAGGCTAGTATAGGCCATCGCTTTATCTTAGAACGAACATTTAGGCTTTAGGTTTAAATTAAGCAATTTGCACCACCAGCTGCAGCCTTTTTATTCGCTGTGTTTATAGCTACGCAGCTGTCACCGTCATACACTCCCTCCCATGTAATACCGGCTCTTACACATGCGTCACATATTGGCTTAAGCTCTTGTGCTGTTGTCGCTCGTTTTACCTCAGCAGACGTGTAAATAAATACCTTATTTGCTCCAAGACCTGTGCTAGCAGATATTTCGGATGGAAGTACTTTGAGAAGTCCACCATTCTTTGATACGCCTAGCATATCTACGCACCCGGGCCTATTTGAGCCAGGGAGACTTCCAACGTATGTTAAATAATCCGGACAGGTATTTATTACTGGTGGCCATATATCCGTGGTGCTTGAAGCATTTGAATAAAACCATCTATATCCGTAAAATCCAGAAATGAGAATTGCACCGATTGCAAAAATCACTGTACGTGGCATTCCGAGTGGGTATAGTTTAAATGAAGCACCAATGATAAATAGGATAGAGACTATAACATATAACCAGAATGCCCAGTTAAATGTTGAAAGATTTATACCAAGAAATATCAACGGCTTACTCATACTATCTAATTCATAGTATTAAAGTATTTTATAAAATCGATTCAGTATCAAAGTGATTCTGGATTGATTATGTTTTTGCTCCGCTGAACAAACTAGCGAACTATATCATTTAGAAGAGGTTGGGGTAGTAGGCGACGGGGACGGGGACGGAACCAGGGTTGATTGCGTTAAAGCCAGAAGAAAGCTCAATGTAGCCCGTGAGGTAGTCGACAACGGGGTTTGTCGTGACGCCAGCCGGGCCAGCAACGCCGCCCGTAGAGATGGTTGACGTCATTAGCTGAATCTTGCGGAACGTACGGCCGGATGAAACGACCGTCTTGCCCATGTCACGGAGGACACCGCCAGCAGCGACGGCTGAAATCGTTGACGTAGCCTTTGCGGGCGTTGAGCCGCCCTGCGCCCATGCAGCGAGTGCGAAGCTGCCAGCAACCGCTGACCCACCAGACCCAGTTCCAGCCGTATAGGCCTGAACTGACGCCGCAACGTTACCGAGAGGGATGAAATAACCACCAGACTGCTTGAAACTCCTTGACGTAACAGAGGACATTTGCTTATACCTCCGGCTTAGAAAATATTTTTTAGAAATTTAGGTATTTTTGCCCGTAGGGAAACTTGGCTACAAACAGAATGAACTTCCAGTTGCCAAATACGAACCCTTTGCCGGTAGGTGGAATGAATGGCCGAGTAAATTTATCCGCACCGTCTGGTCCAGGTGGCCATTCCGAAGTGCCAGGATTTGCTTACCGGACAACAACTGAAAAGACCTTTGCAACCGATGCCCTTCGGGGGAATTGGGAGGTGACACCACTCTCAAAGGCCTTTTTCAACAATGAAAATGCTCAGGTGATTCAGAATGCAATCCGTAGAGCCGTATATGACAAATCAGGCCCGAAAAAATACGTTATAGATGACCAGTCCACGGATGAACTCACAATTATTATGCGAACAATGTATCTTCAGTATGCCCAGAATCTGCCGTACGATATTGCCGGTCAGGTTACAGAGTTGAATGAAAAAGTATTAAATTGGTCCGTACCTCATATTTTGAGTGCCGTTGACCATTACAATTATTATTTGAACGATATTAGCCATATGCCGGTACCTCTTGCCAGGTCGGTCAGCCTAAGTTCTGCCGGTACCAAGAGTTTGCCACAGAATCCTTTCGTTTAGACATCAGCCTTCTTCAACTTAAGAACCTTCTTCCCCTCCTTTCGTAAGGGTGCATCGCTACGTGCAGCCTCACGAGATTCCCGGAGAGCAACCCATGCCTTCTCGAAAACATCCAAATCCCGAATCCAGAGATTCTCGGCACTCGTCGCCCGTAGAATCTCCAGGGCGGCGGCAGCGGCCTCAACATGTCGCCTGGCATCTTCTACGGCCGTTGCCTTTACACGGTCCATTCGCATCTTTAGCAAATACTCATATGAGTCAACTGAATCCGGCTTATTCATGGAATCGAGTGCCGGTAGCTTCTCCGCTTTCAGAGCCGCCACAATGGCCTCATCTGACTTGCGCCGTAGATCCATGCGGTCCTCGAGTAGGGCTAGAAGGAATCTGGCCTTTGCGTCGTATTCCATGTGTTCCCGCTCAAGTCTCTGAATCTCAAGAGTCTTGCGAGTCTCATAGCCCGTAAGCCGGACTTGATAGTAGTCCTCCATCATATCGCCCACAGTTCCGTAGCGCTTGATTTTCATTTCAGGACTGAAACAAACCATGTTTGTCGTATGCCACGTCGTAGTTAGCTGCAGCATCTTCTCAGCAGCGACTGCATCCGTGCGCATCTCATAGTACGTGTCGTAGTCAAAGTAGAGGATGAATTTCACATCCGTATCATTATATAGGTCATCAAATGACTCGAGAATTGGTTTGATTCCCTTTTCCTTGTCACCCGTACATAGGGTGTCCAGATAAGCCTTGTAGTCCTTCGTCCATGACCCGACTGGAAGCTCCGTGACGGTAATTGTGTGCTTGGCATCGTCCCACGTTGCGATACCCTTCGTCTGCCAGGTCGAATCTGCTGTGCGATGGACTGTGCCGGTGAATCCGTACCACCAAGGCTGCAAGGCAAGGCCAGCGAGTGTTGACCGCCGCAAGTGGAGGCGGTCTCGGAGTAGTGACAGGACATCACTTGGGTTGTGCGGAGGAATATTCGTTGAGAATCCAGTACCAATACCAAGCGCTCCGTTGATTACGAGAAGGGGTACAATCGGTTGATAGAACTCCGGTTCAACGATTTCACCGTCATCATCAACGTGCTTGAGGATACCGCTGTCATCCTTCTTGAACATCGCATCGACAATCGGCTCAAGCTGGGTGTGGATATACCTTGGCTGGGCCGCATCCTGACCACCCATAAGTCTCGAACCAAACTGGCCATTTGGGACCAGCAGATTCAGATTATTAGACCCAACAAAGTTCTGGGCCATTCCAGTAATCGTCGAATTGAGGGAAGCCTCACCGTGGTGGTAGGCTGCATGCTCTGAAACATAACCTGCAAGCTGTGCAACCTTAATCTCTGACCGCAGGCCACGCTTCAGGCAACAGTAGAGGATTTTCCGTTGTGACGGCTTAAGACCATCCATAACATGAGGGAGAGAACGAAGGTTATCGGCGTTGCTGAAGTGGATAAGCTCATCGTGGATAAAGCGGTTGTAGGGAATTCGCCCACCCTTGACAATAGCGAGTGTACGCCGAGAATCATAGGTCTTAAGCCATTCCTTTCTATCATCGGCACGCTTCTTAGAGAACGCAAGACAGATTGCATCATCTGATGTATCATCCCACTCATACTTCATGTCAAAGAGGTCCTTAAACCATTCACGTGCCTCCTGCGCTGTTGAAGTGCCTAGACCCTTATAGTACTTCATGGTTGCACCTCGAATTGCCGCATCACCGCCATTGGCCTCACGCCAGGTCTCGAACTCTCCTTGCGAGTAGAATGACAGGACATTTCCCCGTCGGGTCAGCTTGAGCAGTGGCGTGGCCAAGCAGCAGAGGAAGCCCTTCTGTAGGAGTGAGGGCCAGAACGTGTGGAAGAAGTTCATGAGAAGTCCCTTGATATGGGACCCATCATGGTCCTGGTCAGTCATAATCATAACCCGACCATAACGCAGCGAAGTCGTCGCTGTATATACCTTGCCCTGTTCCAAACCTAGAATCTTCTTGATTGAAGTCAGTTCCTCGTTCTTATTGAACTTCTCCTGACTGATGTCCTTCACATTCAGCATCTTACCACGGAGGGGGAATACACCCCAGCGCTCACGACCAACGACTGCTAGGCCGGCGATAGCAGATGCTGCAGCTGAATCTCCTTCAGTGAGAATCAGTGTTGCTTCGGATGACTTGGCTGTGCCGGCCCAGAGGGCATCCTCAAGCTTAGGGAGACCACGAAGCGTCTTACGCTTAGACCCATCCGTCTTCTTGGCATCCTTGGCGGACTTGGCATCGAGAATTGACTGAGCCTCCTCGAGGAGACCAATCTTCACTAGAAGGTCAGCCAGTTTATCAGACTTGAAGACTGACCCAAACTTTGCTGCAGGTGTTGTCAGGGTCTCCTTGGTCTGCGAATCGAAGGCTGGATTCACGATAGTCGCATTGATGAAGAAGACGACTGAATCCTTCAGTTGTGCAGGCTTGATGTCGACCTTCTTCTTTTTTGCGACCTCGGTAAAACTAGTAAGTACCGTCTTGAGAACCGTGTCGACATGTTTACCACCCTTTCTAGTATTGATACCATTTACGAATGAAATGTGTTTGTCATCAGGGGAATCGTCCTCAGCAAATAGGTTCTTGGCTAGGACAGCACCGACCTCCCAGCGCTCACCGCATCGCTCATAGGCGTGACTCGTGCCATCCCGAATGAAGAGATTGATGAACTTCTCAAATGTGTTTGTTGCAATAACGGCGCCATTCCACGAGACCTTGACGTCCTTGCCGGCCATGGAAGCTAGTTCGATTGCTCTCGTGTGAAGGACCTGAATCATTGCATCAATATTAAGGCCAGGAAAGCGACTCAGGTCAGGCTCATATGTGATTTTGACGAAGCCCTTTGCAGCCTTGTCCTTGACAATGGACGGCTTTCCTGCAATAGCCATATGGTCTTGCCAAATCTGGCTATAACGTTGGCCTGATGCAGGGTGTCTGGTACTCAAGGTAAACTTGTTGCTGAAGATATTTGTAAGCTTCGCACCATAGCCATTCTTGCCACCGACAATCTTCTCCTCATTCTTGTCGTAATTGCCGCTCGTCAAGAGATGACCGAAGATTAGCTCGGGTGCATAGACCTTATGTTCTGCATGCTGTTCAATGGGAATACCGTCACCATCGTTCTCGACATCTACAGTGACCTTGTTGCTTGCTGAATCTCTGGTCACTGAGACCTCTATGTGCTTGATAGGCTGACCCTTCGAACTCTGACTACGAACAAGAGCATCCCGAGCATTCACAATAATCTCATCGAAAATCTTGTAAAAGCCAGGATTGAAAGCGACCTTACGGTGCACCATCTTTGTAGAGGTCTCATCATAGACCCATCGAATCTCCTCGTGTGTCTCAGTGCTTCCCACATAGGTGTCAGGAAGCTCAAGAATATGCTCACGATGGGTATGCTTCTTATACTGGTCAGCCATGGAAACGGGTGTACTGAGGCAAGGGACCCCCACACGGGTCAATTTTTGAAGCATACCGTGAAATACTTAAATAAAGTATTAAGCGGTAAATTAAGTACTCCCTAATGATAGAATTTAAAAGATGATAATATCTAAAAAAAATTAGAGTTCTCTACTAGACTTTTTAGTTTTTCATCATGCTTATCTTTATAGTCATATTTTTTAAAATATTTCCAGTCTCTTACGTTTTCATGCTTCTTTGTATTCGCACTCCCTCTAGTCATTTTTACATTAGTAAAAAACTCTTTTGATTGGATAGCATAATGATTTAATTGAAATATAGATGGGCGTTTTATTGTTTTACCACGAAGAGAGTGATAATGTACATGTATTCCACCAGGTTTAATATCCTTAGTCCAAACAATCGCTTTAATATTTTTATCTAAATTTCTTTTTCGTATTGTAAATGACTTGCGAATACTATCTGGTTGCTTTCGATATCCATTAGAACCGAACATTGTCCAATTAATACGTATTTCCGAGGGATGATTTGGTTTTAAGAATATATCTGCAAGATTATCTATAATATTTTTATTGTTTTTACAAAAAATATATTCATCTAAATCAATTATAATAACTGCATCAATTTTCTTTTCCTTAAACCAAGCAGGTCCAAATTTATTGTAGTTTTCAACCTGTGCATGTCTTTTAGGAATACTCTTAATCGTTAAAAATTGTTCTAAACCTGTTATTTTATCTTGCCAATTATCCGTAGACCCATTATTTATTAGAAGGAACTCAGATACTCCTTGCCATAAATAGTGTTCTATCCACTCCCTTATGCCCATAGCTTCATTCTTGAATGTTGCCATAACTCCAAGTTTCAAGGGCTTATTTGGCAATTTGCATTTTATTTTACGAGTATACGATGGCATCTATTCAATAATAATAAAATATATTTATTGAATAGATTATGAGTAATCGTACTCGACGTTTACCTAAGTATACGAATAAGGTTGGATTCATAATTTTAAGACATGTTAACTCAGAAAATACAAATCTATATTGGCAGGAAGCTTATGATTGTATACGACATTTTTATCCAGAAAATAAAGTCGTTATAATTGATGATAATAGCAAGCAAGATTTTATAAGTAATAAACAACTATATAAGACAATCATTATTCAATCTGAATTTCCGGGTAGAGGTGAGCTATTACCATATTATTATTTTTCTAGAAATAAGTGGTTTGATACAGCCGTTGTAATACATGATTCCGTTTTTATAAATAAATATATAAATTTCAAAGTTAAAAATTATAAATTTATATGGGATTTTAATTCAAATATTTCTAAGAAAGTACGTGATGAAATGCGATTAATTAAGGCATTAGATAATAATGAGTCACTACTAAAATTATATAATGATAGGATTAAGTGGAGGGGGTGTTTTGGTGCTATGAGTATTATTGAGCATAAATTTTTAAAAAAGATTGATACAAAGTACGACTTATCAAAACTACTACCTATTATTCGTTCAAGAAAAAACAGGATGTCATTTGAAAGAATATTTGCATGTATGATGCAGGCAAATTATAAACGAGATGTGCTATTAGGAGATATAATATTATATTGTAACTGGGGATATTCATTTGATGATTATATCAAATGTAAGGATAATATTGATCTTCCAATTGTAAAAGTCTGGACAGGTAGGTAACGCATGGCAAAGTGGAGGTGGCACTAATTATATCTCCGACAATTGTAGTAAGGGATGTTATATATAATAACAGCCTGCTCTAGACGAGATAATTTACAAGCAATCTATGATTCTATGGACTTTAGAATGATTCATACATGGTACATCATATATGATACGTCAAAGGGTCGGTCATATACTCATCAATTCAAAGGGCATGCTAAAATCAAAGAAATAGACTATGATAAAGAGGGTGTATGCGGTCATCCGCAGATAAATTATGCCATAGACCTTATTGAGGATGGGTTTGTATATGTTATAGATGATGATAATATTATACACCCTGATTTTTGGAAGACCTATATCGAGCTAGATCCAGAATATATTTATACCTGGGATCAGAATCGTATTCGTGAAAAAAGAATAGCGAAAGGTGGCATTATCAAATTATCTCTAATAGATACGTCTCAATTTATCGTACCAAGAAAATATATAGGAGATATAAGATGGGATAACAATAAACGAAATGCAGACTTTAAATTTATAAATACTATACATGAAAAATATCATGAACAATTCAAATATGTAAATAAAATACTATGTTATCATAATTACCTTCGTAAAAAAATAGCGGTCTGTTTCTGGGGTTTATCACGTTCTCTTAAATTTACATTAATATCAATTGAACAATATATTTTTAAACCGATAAAAGATGCCAATATAGATTATGACGTATTTTTACATACATATAAAATCAATAGAAAATATACTAATCCACACGCATATGAGCATGATATTAAGTTGGATAATAACGAATATAAACTACTGAAACCTACCGATTCTATAGTAGAAAATCAAGACAATATATTTAAGAAAATAAATCCCAAAAAATATACAACAAAAGGAAATCCATGGGAATTAGAAAATAAGTCAATAAATACTGTATATAATGTTATACTTTCACTATGGTCATTAAAACAAGTTAGCTCTCTATGGTTAAAAAATGAGGAAATGTATACACACGTAATGTATTGTCGACCAGATGTTACATATATTGCACCCTTGAATATGGAGTGGTTTACTTTTACAGATAATATATATATGCCCAATTTTGCAAGACATGGCTTTAATACGACTAAAGTTAATGATAGGTTTGCTATAGGGAGGCCAGAGCAGATGAAGTTTTATGGAAATCGCTTTGATGATGCCTTGGAATATTCCAAAAAAAAGCAGATGCATTCTGAGACATTTTTATCGTATATAATAAAAAAGTATAATATCCACTTGAAACTAATTAAATTTGACTTTATACGAACCAGGGCAACAAGTCAGAAAAATCTCACAGATGTAAAGGAACTCATAAGGAAGAAGCGGCTTACAAAAAAACACGCTAAAGAATTACAGCAAAAATATACAAGGAAGGCTCGTAAACTTGGTTTAATAGATGAATAATAATATTAATTACATATAGAAATGCCAAAGAGACACCGTAGAAATTATTCAGGTGGGGGAATGCCACTTTCGTACTTGAATAAGCATTATGTAGAGCCGTCAGCTATAGCAGGTTCAAATGTAAATGTATCCGAGCCACTATTAGCTAGACCAGTCTTGAATCACAGAGGTGGTTCTCGTGTGCGTAGAAAGACGAGATGCAGAAAATGTGTAAAGGTTGGAGGCTTCTCACCTGGCGTCATGGGGTCCTTTATTCAGAATGCTCAGGCACTTATTCCAGCAGTAGGTATTATAGGCCATCGTATGTGGAATAACTTTAGTAAGACGAGAAAGAATCGATATTGATTCCGGGTCTGGTTTGCGTTAATTCGCCTAAAGACAGAAAGCGTCCGACAAGGAGAAGGCTATGTCCATACAGGTAAAGGCTACACCGAATGCGAATGGCAACCTATTTGAAGTGAAAACTGTACAGGCTGGTGCATTTCGCACACTAGTTGAAGCATTGAAGGAGATTTTGACTGAGGCGAACCTTGAGTTTGATTCTCAGGGAATCAAGATTGTGGCGGTTGATGAGACGCACACTGTTCTTGTTTATCTGAGACTACATGCAGACCGCTTTGAGAACTTTTACTGCCCAGTAAAACACGTTCTAGGAGTGAATATGATTTACCTATTCAAGCTGATTAAGACTATGGGGAACAACGACAGTCTAACGCTATACTTACCTGCAAATAATCCTAATAAGCTTGGTATTCGCATGGAGAATACTGAGAAGTCTCAGACGACGAATTTCTTTCTCAAACTTTTTGACACCGATGTTGAGGATATTAGTATTCCCAGCTTGAACTTTACGAGCATCATCCACATGAATAGCACGGACTTTCAGAAAATCTGTAGGGATATGAATGTTTTGGGTGAGAAGATGGAGATTACGAGTAGTGGAAGCAATCTGATTTTCAGATGTATGGGTGATTTCGCCGAGCAGGAGACGATTATTGCAGATAATCAGGCCTCTATGAAGGTTCAGACGAAAGGGACGACGACTGAGATTGTCCAGGGTATTTTTCAGCTCAAGCATCTCGTACTTTTCACGAAGTGCACGACTCTCTGCCCAAGCATTGAGCTATATCTTAAGAACGACTACCCTCTCATCCTTCGTTACATGGTGGCTAATTTGGGTGAGGTTAAACTTGTTTTGGCACCTATTAAAAATAAGAAGGAGTAACGTGACAACGTCACAGCTGTAAAATTTGAAAGTGACAGGTATAATATATACGTATCACTTAGCAATGGCTGATACTACTGCTGTACAAAATGTTCAATTAGCAATGCCCGATATTAATGCTATTCAGACTCTTCGTCTTCCACCCGCATTCTGTGTTGAGTCATATAATATAGCTGGAAGGGCGGGATATAGCATCTTTGGAACTGTTGAAGAAGAAGCGCAACCTATTAATGTATGTATTATAAAGGCAAAGAAGCATAATAACATGTATTTTCAAATTATAAATGATACTGCACATATATTACACAATCGGACAACATGGAGACAGACTCTAACAAGAAAGGGTCAAGGTCGTCTAAACCGTTTAGCAAAATGGAGGCACACTGGTACAAGTCTTAAACGTGATGATATTGAATATCCCGTCATTAGAATTAAAAGTCAAAATACTATTATTCCTGCAGTAGGAAATGATTCATTTATTCCAATTATTAATAATAATGAAGCTACAACCGTTGTTCCACCTCAAGCTCCTAGAAATATGAATCCGCCTACTAGAACTGTCCCTCCACCTCTTCAACCTGTAATTGATGTAATTCCTCAGCATGCAATTAAACTTATACTTCTTGGAGCACTTATTGAAGGTGAAACATGCCCTATTACAACAAATGATATAACACTTGAAAATGGTGCAGTCACTTCTTGCTTTCACTTGTTTGATAAAGATGCAATTAATCAGTGGTTAACTACACCGGCTTCTCGTAGAGAATGTCCAGTATGCAAAGACTCTTGCGTATCTTACAGCATGAATGTTAACACCACGTAAACGATTCAAAAAATTGAATCGGTACACTATATTTTTATATGCACACTAATTAAACGAATACAGTATGAGTACATCTTGCCCCCTTCCTAAATTCTTTGCAGTTAAGCGTGACAATGGTTACAAGTTTTATGAAAATAAGGCGTTTAAACCTAATGATTTGACATTAATCAATATTGTCTGTAATCTTAATAATATTGTAATTATCACGATTAATAAATATCATCGTATTGAGAGGATGAATAGTAGTGTCTTGCGTAAATATTATGGTGGATTAAATAATGATTGCAGTTGGACATATGCAGGATACGAGTTCCTTCTTAATAATAAAACAAATGACTCTCTATTTCATGTACCGTTGATTATGATTGAAAGTTCGTCTGAGACCATTCTTCCGCATGGTTCAGACCCATTCTTACCGACGGACCCTGTAGAAAATAGCGTTTCATTTCCATCTGAGTATGAATTAGTTGATTTATTCACTAGTGACCCGTATGAACTTCACACCTTACCTGTCGCATCTGTCGTTTCTCAACCACAGGCAGCTAGACCACAGGCAGCTATACCACAGGCAGCTAGACCGCAGCCGCAACTAGCTCAGCTAGTCACAAGCAGTTCGTCTAGTTTCCCCATCCATGTGAAAAATATCATCATTGCTGACAGTATAAGTAAGAAAGAGTGCTGCCCTATCGCCGGTATTGATATTGATAGAACAAATGCATCAGTTACATCTTGTGGGCATGTATTTACTACTGAGGCTATCGTACAATGGCTACAAATGTCGACAAAGAAAGAGTGTCCTATTTGCAAACAGAAGTGTTCGATTTAACTTCTTCAATCCACGTATTCACTGCATTTTTAATAAGAATATTTGTCTTATAGTCACTACTAAACCAATCACCATCTTTCATTATATATACAGTTGTTATATATAATGATTTTTGTTTAAATTCAATCTTAAATACTGCTTCAGATGCCAACCCATCTGTATAATATAAATCTATTGGCTTGATAATATCCATCTTACATTCAGGCCACCTTTCCTGTAACATGGCAAAATTTGCTTCTAGCTGCTTAGACAATTCCATCTAAATAATTTATCTAATAAATCGGGTTTGATTTTACGTGGTTCATTTTTACATGCGTTTTTGAACATGCGGAGTATATATAACTTCTGAATCACAGCATCGTGAATCAATAAATTTTAATCCATTCGAGTCATTGTACTTTTCTGAATCCATATTCCAAATCTTAAGAATATTGAAGGTCCCCTTTTTTGGACTCATACTTATCCCCATGCATACATTATCTTTATCATTAAAGCCTTCACCGACCATTGCATGCAAAAGCTGTGTCGTAAATATCTCTTTTACAGAATCGGAGGGGACTTTTATACTATAGCTTCCACCCCGAATATTCTGATAGTTTTCCCAGAGTGGTAATGTATCTCCCCTCATAAAAAATGGCAATCCAGATTTAAGGCGATTCTGTCCAACTTCTTCAAGAACACTTAATACATCTTCAAGAGTATTACATGTGTGAACTTTAACAAACGTATCGATAGTCCATCGTTCAGCATCCGCCTGATGAAAGTAAAGCGTCCATGGTCCTGTCATAATTTTGTCGGTTAGTTTCAACTCTGCCATTCTCTTGTATAAGAGTATTCGTAAAATCATTAAGCCCCTTTTTTATTGAATCCCCCTCATCTGTTATAATTTCAATTACTATATCTGTAGTATTATAACAAAGGCTTGAACCCTTTTCACAACACCATAGTATAAAAATATCAGATGGAGATGGTTCTTTATCACCTGTCCATTTTATATCATTTATCCAATCAGTTATATCAATTGTCTTATTATCAGGTAAGTGTATTATGAATCCAAGATGTGACACGTGCTTATAATCTTTATTATTTACAAATGCTGGATCTACAAATGTCACTGGATTTAATGATGATATCCACTTAATATTCTTTTCAGGTAATGTGGTAGTATCAAATTGTTGTGATGATACCGGATGCTTATTATCCTTTAAAAAAATCCATTCTTTCTTAGAATAAATTGCTGCATATATTGCACAATATACTGCATAATAATATTCAAATCTTAATGTAACTTGATTATAGAGCCAAGGACCCCAGTTCCAAAATATCTCCTTTAGCATATCTTATATAAGATATACTAAAATAGTTTTAAACGCACGGTAATTATTCATATTTTGATACTTTGCATTTTGGTTTTGGTTTAGGTTTACAAGATGGTTTTTTGCAACAGCATCTATTCACTGGTTCTTTACATTCATTGCATCCATTCTTATTGTACGCTACTATGCCGGAAATCAATAACATAATTGCAATAACAGCTAAACAGATCCAATTTATCATTTCATACCCATATCCACAAAGTCCGTAAAATAGCATGGTTGTTACTAATCCTAGAAAAACATGTGTAAGGATATTATCAGTATTATCACGCCATATATCATTTAAAAATATGGTAATTGTTAGAGCACCCATTATTATTGATGTTATGCAAACTGTCATCTCTAGTTAGATTAAATCTTTTTTAGAATCTTCTTTACTGGGTCATATTTTCCAATCGGCTCGCCAATCTCATCGCCATCTTTACTATATACAACGTGATTACTATCCTTAAAGAACATCATTCCCTTGTATGTCCATTCCTCAACCTCAACTTCCTCATCGTCCTCAACTTCAACCTCCTCTTCCTCCTCTTCTACCTCAACCTCCTCCTCTTCTACCTCCTCCTCGACTTCAATCTCCTCTTCCTCCTCGACTTCAACCTCCTCTTCCTCACCTTCAGAGGGAATAGTTAAATCAATACTTTTGTATACTGGTTGGCTAATAGACACCATCTCAATGGGTACTGACGTGGGTTGAATTGACGGAATCACTGAAGACATACTAATAGCATTAGCATTACCAATGTTATCAACAAGTTGTGTAAGTGTAGTATTCAGCTTCTGAATTGCATCAGTTAGAGTTTGAAACTGAGCATCCTGACGAGCCTGTAGCGTAGAAACAAGGTTCGTCAAGTCAGACTGATTTGGCGGCCCTTGAGAAACCTGTGAGTTCTGAATAACCTCATCAGCCAATTTTAGGAGGGATTCATTTACTTCATTTTGAGCTACCTTTAATGCACGATACATCTGTATATACGGGTATATACATGAGTAGAGCAATCAATTTTTAACCTTGACATGCAAATTCATAACTGCATCTAAGGTACTATCCTTATCCTTCAGAGGCTTTGAACGCTTTAGTCTAAGACCAGGTTCCATTGGCTTTGTCGTATCAATTATCACGCCTGCTGCAGTAGTATTACGAAGAGAAGTTTCATAAAAGTCGATTGGCTTCGTATCCAATGTAGTAAGAATACTGATAACTGGTGGTATATTCGCATCTACCCGAAGATGTTTCTTGTTAATAATATCACGAAACTGCTCATGAGATAAAGTTCCACCAAAGAATTTGAGAGATTCTCTTGGTGGCGCTGGATGAATATTGGTTTCCTGTTTATACATTCTATGAAGAAGAGCCTGTCTTTCCCAGCGAACTTGTGGGTCAATATGCTCATTTAATAGATAGGATAGACTGCATGGTAATGTACAATAATTACCGTATACTGTATAAACGCCTCCCTCCTCCTGTGTAGGAATTACAATGGGTCTCCCTTCAAAGTTTCCTGAACACCAGAAACATGCGGCCGACGTGGATTCAGGTATAGTTTGCGTTTCATTTGCAGAACGAAATTCAATCATTGCATCCATTGTTCTAAATGCCTTAATTGGTGCTTCTTCAACAGCTACTACTTCTTTTTGTGTAAGAGCCGATTCGCTTATAGCTGTAGGTAAGGTGGTATTCGCAGGAGCCTCTGTGAAATTCTCAGTCAATATTTCTGCATTACTTGAATATAAATTATCTGCAAGTGCATCATATGGCTGTGGAACTCCTGGTGGTGTTGGGTCATATACCAATGGACCATCATTAAAATTCACCTCGTTACTACGAAAAGGAAGATGAACAATAAGTGGGCGTCGAGTTTCAGAAACGAATGTTCCTTGAATACTTCCATCTGAGCCAACGACTGCAACAATTTGCGGAGCTTTAGACTTTGCTACTCTTTTGCTAGGTGCCTTTGGTGCCTTTGGCATATTATTCTATTAGTTATACTGACATTTTATGTTTAGGTCATTTTCAATAAAGGCACTTAATGCGATGCATCTATCTATAATAGATGAATGTATCTCGTGTAGATAGATGTATAAATGCTATGATTGAAAACCCGTCTAAGTTTCAACATTGTATATTTGTTGGTCCTCCAGGATGCGGAAAAACTACAGCGGCCTGGTATATAGTCAACCAATTCTATAAGACACCCTTAGAAAGAGTTGGACGTGCTCTCTTCCTAAATGCAAGTGATGAGCGGAGTCTAGAGGCTATTCGTTCGAAGGTCTATCCATTTACTGAATCGGCAGGGTCTGGTCTCTTTGGCTATACAGATAAACCTAAGATTATAATTTTCGACGAGGTTGAGACGCTTACAGAGCCTGCACAATTAGCATTAAGAACTTTATTGGAAAAGCCGACATCAGAAGTCTTGGTTTTTTTCTTATGTAATTCGCTTTGTAAGATTCATGCATCTCTTAGAACTAGATTTTTTGTATTAAGATTTGACCCTCTATCTGAAGACATTTTAAAAAATAGGCTAATAGGCATTGCACCAAATGCAATACAGCCAGGCAAATTCGACGTTAAACTTCGTCGCAGTGATTTGAGATATTTTTTACTGAATTCTGAAGAGTCTCAGAAGGCGACTATATGGCTTTGTACAGTCTTAAATTCGCATCCATCGGAAAGGTCTGGAATATTAAAAAAGATATATAATGAAATATCAATTCAAACATTTGGATGTTATATGCTAACATTATCACTTTTAACAAATACTGGATTTTCTCATTGGAAGGAGTGGATTGAAATGTGTGACCCGAATCTGTGTGCTTGGATTACTGAAGAATCTGCACTAGAATCTATGAAAAAGATGATAAGTGTTTTTATTTAGGGAAACACCGTGGAGTACTTAATTCCCAGAAGCAATGCTTCTGGGTGACCAAGTACTCCCTAAGGGTTTGCTGCGCTGAACCAAGTAGTGAATTATAATACTTAATATATGCTGCGCTGAAGACTCGCAAAGCGAGTCTTGACATTAAGAGTTCTTGGTCACCCAGAAGCTTCGCTTCTGGGAATTCAGTACTTGGCGGTACCAATGTTAGACTAAAAAATGAATCGACCCTTTAAAGCTATTTAAGTATTCCAAATGTCGACTGCATCTACGCCAGCTGAAGCTCTTACAATGACTCCTCTAAGAATTTCAACGACTGTCACTACATGCCATGTAGGATGTGGTATTCGTCTTAATAAGCTGTTTGAATCATTTCCAAAGTGGGCAATCCCTTTCGGTTATCCTGGCGAAGGCTTTCTAAAGATGGAATATCAGACTAATATGATTGGTTCTTCAACCCGTGATGTCTTGACTAAGCGTAAAGTCACTGAGAAGACTTTCTTCAATCAGGCAACGCTTGTTATCCGAAAGCGCTTGAATGATGAACGAGGGTGGAAGGAAGTAAATATCAAACTCTTTGCAAATGGCGGTGTCCAGATGACGGGTGTACCTACTCCAGAGTTTAGTCAGGAGGTCATTACATTCGTAATTGATGAGATTAAGAAGCAGGAACCAGAGGTCTTTACAGGAGTTGCAGGCATGACTAAGTTCCGTATTCAGCTTATTAACAGTGACTACAGTATTAATAGACATCTCTATCAAGATAAGCTGCATAAGATTCTGAGCAATGTCTATAACCTCTTTAGCTCACATGAAAGTACCATTTATCAGGGTGTGAATACCAAATACTATTATAATAAGAAAGGTGATATATTGAGACCAGGTATTTGTAATTGCACGGACCCGTGTAATGGTCAAGGCTCAGGTGACGGAAATGGACAATGTAAGCGAATCACAATTAGCCCGTTTAGCTCTGGCAAAATTATCATTACGGGCGCTCGTGATATGGACCAAATTAATGAGGCGTATGTATTCTTCAATGAGATTTTAACGGCGCATCAGGATGAAATTACCTTTGTTTCTCCGGCTGCGTAAAACTTTATCTACCCTTTTCCAGAACTACGGCAGACGATGTCAGCACCTGCGCCAACACCGAATGTTAATACGACTCTTGTAGCGGCCCCAGCTGTTAACAGTGCAGAGAAGATTCCTTCTGGCGTAACACTGCTAAATGCTGCTAAGTTGGCGATTCAGAAGGATATGCCAATTCAGTTGGATTATTTTGTTGATTCTACGAGCGAGAAGGCTTTTTTGGGTGAGGATGCACAGACGGGTGAGAAGATGCTTGTCAAGAATGCGGATGAGTACACGAGTCACATTCAGAAGATTTACAAGGCGGGGGACGATTTTATTATCATGACAGAGAACTCTATTTATATTGTCAGTGGTAAGATTCAGAAGCGCAAGATTCAGGCGTCTACGTTGAAGTCGATGGATGTTTAACCTGGTAAAAAAATTGATACCTTTTTTATTAACGTATAGCTTACATGGAGTGTATTCTAGGTATTCTCGGTGCAAGAAATTCAATGTCAAAACAGGTTATGCAAGATGAGATTCTAAATCCCATCTTGGATGATTTATCTAAGCGCCCGTCAAAGATATTGCTGCCATCTGAGCCGCTATCAAGCACATTTATCGAGTGCTGGGCTCAACGTACAGGTATTCCAACTATATCAATTAAATCTGATTGGATTACACATGGACGACGTGCAGGTATTGTGCGAGACGCTCAGATTCAGAAAGAGTGTAATGCTCTTCTAGTATTCGAAGGTCCGAAGAGCAGATACTATTTGGATTTGGCAACACGGATTGCAAAAAATAGGCGTGATTGCCGTGTATACATAGTTGAAGCAAAGAGTGTTTCGCCTGAACTTCTAGAAGTAGACCAGGCGACACATATTACAATTGATGAAAAGCAGGAGGCAAGCATTTTAACACTGCCGGGTATGTGGTCTTCAAAAGCCACGAAATGTCTCATTACGGATGATTAGTACGTTCCTGAAGGCTTCATCATAAGCGCCTCCATATTCTTAGGCATCGCCATTTTGTGCATAGGCTTATCTGCAAATCCCTCGCCATTTAATCCACGGTTGCATATTAAGAAGAGGAACCAAGAATTCGCAAATGCGCCAATAGCACCAAGACTTAACATTAACATATTAAGAGTGTTAATTTTTGATTTAAATGCCATATTTATAGCAAGAAGTATTACGGCAACTCCAAGTATGGCATCAATCGTGGCTAAAATGAAAAACCACGTACAGACTGTTGAATTCGAAATATCCTTCGACCATTGGGGTTCAGTGGGCATTTTCTAATTTAGCGCGGATATTTTTTCGAGTCCATATGTAGAATGGCAAATAAGTCGAACTCACGCAAGATGCGTCAAACTAAGAATAGACACCGGCGGGCTTGGAGTCGGCGTGCCCGCAAAGTCCACCGGGGTGGAATGGCGCCAGTTGGAGATACCAGCATGCTTCTCGGACAGAAGGATAACCTATCGCAGGGTACTCAGTTCCTTAACATTCACCGGGCTCAGCATGGTGGTGCGGGGCCATACCCATTGTCAGTGACTGACAGTGTTCTTTCTGGTTCATTGATTGCTTCAGCTCGCACCGGCCCTCTCGACGTTGCGATTGCCCAGACAAGAGGAATGCAGGATGGCGGTCGTAGACGTAACAAGGGGTCCAAGAAGAACCGGAAATCAAGAAAGCATCGGGGTGGGTCTAGAGCCTTTATGGGTGCATCCTTATCGGAGAATTCTATGCTTCTCCCTTCTGGACTCGAGCGCCAGGCTGCTCTAAATAATGATTGGTCTGCTGCAAGAGACCCTAATTATTGGGCCCCGAAGCAATAAATTTAGACTGCACCCCAGCGACCAACCCGGGTTGATTCTGAACATTCCGGAACGGGTGGTAATGAAAAGATTGACGAAAGCAGTATGGATTGTGACTTTAGAGCTGCAAGTTCTTCTGTAGAAGGTACAACAATGACTGAAACATATGCTTCACCAAACTTGGGCGTTCCCCTTATAGGCATACCCAATGTTGGAATAGTTCCAGTCCACATATTTTGAACACCGGCAGGAATCTCAATCGGTACTCCATTTGGAAATCCAGGGTGGCCTGAGAGGACCTTTTTAGTGCCAAGTAGTGCCTCCGATAGATTGAGTGTAATAGATGTCTTGAGACGATTGCCCTCTCTAGCCCACATGCGTGAGTCACCCTCCTCTTCTGCTTCTCTTAACATAACGGTAACATCACCCGGCTCTGAAAATCCTTGAGAGTCTGAACACATTCCGGTAAAGATGATGGTGTTACCAGATGCCATACCCGGCTCAATCTTAATTTCCAAACTCTTTTCCTCAGGAATTAGCCCACGACCTTGACAGCCGTCGCATTTACCGATATTCTGCTGACCTCGCCCGTGACAGACTGGACAGTTGGCTTGAGTGAGCATTTGAATCGGACCCATTTGCACCATTTGGCGCACCTGACCTTGTCCTCCGCATGGGTCGCAGCGTTCCATAGATGCTGCACCTGACCCCCTACATATTTTACAAAACGAGTGTCTACCGAGTTTGACACTGAGCTGACGTCCATTATAATAGTCCGCTATACGAAGTGGTAAATCCTGTGTCTTTCCTGGGGCCTTACCCTCCCTTTTGCTTGAAGGACCTCTTGGACCACCTGGACCACCTGGGCCACCAGGGCCAAACATTCCACCAAACATTCCACCGAACATCTCGTGCATTTGAAATGGCATACCCATTCCTGAAAATGGACTACCTTGATTACCTTCTGATACACTGCCCGTCATATCATATGTTTTCCGTTTAGTATCGTCTGATAATACTTCATGTGCCTGACTTAGCTCCTTGAATTTCTCTGGGTCACCGCCCTTATCTGGATGATGTTCCTTGGCGAGCTGTTTATATGCTGAACGAATTTCACTAGTCTCTGCATTTCGATTGACACCCAACACCTCATACAAGTCTTTATTCATCTTATTATGATGATGGTATAATGGTTTAGGTGTTTCAGAAATCTTTGCGCTAATGGTCTAAGAACATCCTATTAAGATACCGGTAGATGGCATCAAATGTATGTCAAATAAATACATCTCTTATTGGAATGGAGCAAATTGTAGACCAACTCAATTCATGTCTTGACAATCCACCACACCTTTTATTGGTAGGATTTCCTGGAACTGGAAAAACAACCCTTGCAAAAGAGTTCATAAAGGCCTATTTTAAAAAGCATAATATAAGCAAATCTGAGGAAAATCAATATTGTGTTGAGATTTCTTCTCATCAAGATAGAGGTATTCATACATTTCGACAGATTTTGAATGACCATGTACGATGGATTGCTCCACGAAAAGGCGTATATAGATGGATAATAATAGACGACTGTGACACTTTACCAGCTATATCTCAACAGGCTCTAAGACGTCCCATGGAAACATATGACCATATTTCTCGTTTTCTCTTTATAAGTCAAAATCAGGAATCACTTATCCCTCCATTACAATCTAGATGCCACATTATTATGATTGAGCCTTCAAACAATAAATATATATACGATAAAATTTTAGAAAAAGAAGGGTTATCTGTAGATAATATAACTAGTGATGCATATGATGAATTAATAACAATGTCAACATGCTCGGTGATGAAATTTCAAAGTCTGGTACGCATGTTACATGTATTGAAAAGTTCAGAGGGATGGGATAAGATTGATTTAGATTATATAAGAAAATCATTTGATCCACATATTTGGACTTCTATGCAAGCATTATTAACTACAATAATAAATGGTGAATGGGAAAATGCTCAAAAACAAATATATATAATATGGGAATTAGGATATTCATTTGAGGACATATTATTTGAAATAGAGCATACAGTTATAGTTATGAATATAATTGACCATAGAGCCTGGTATAATATTCAACAGTTCCTCATTAAAAGCTGGATTTATCATAGTCAATCTAGGTCAAGCATTTTGGATTTAATGACGGTTTGCGCTGAAGTGAAACCGTGGAGTCATTCAGATAAAACTTAGACCAATAAGGTCAGATTTAGAGGCTAAAATTGAACCTATACAATAATATTATTATTATATAGTTTGAAATGTCTTATCATACAACAATCAGCGATATGATGGAATCCCGTATTTCAAGGACGCAACTTATTGTAGGCAATGAATATTACAAGAATCAAAATGTTGGAGGTGTTCTTAAGAAAGAATACGTTGGAAAATACATTCGGACATACTGGATGGGTTCTGGTGATGGTACTACGGTCCATCTTGAATTTGAAAAAGATGGTGCTAAGGTCACCGTGAATGATGAAATGTGGGGTAGTGTATCTGGTGATGAACTGGCTTACTTCACGCTAGTGGTCTAAAATACGCACGAATCTAAGAGTAGAATGACTAAACTCTTCCGAGAAAAGCCAACATTTGATGTAACACTAAAAATGCTTAATGAACTTGGATTTACAGGAATAACCGATAGTAAAATTTTTAGTGCAGATGAATTGAATCTTACAACAATTGAAGAATGGGTACCCTTAGTTGAACCCTATTATTTACCATGTAAGGCTAAGAAGTATTTTGACGAAATTGATAGTCGGCGTATAATCACAATTCTTAAACATTTGCTACCATTTCATGGATTTCGTTTACAAATATATGAGCGACAACATAATGGGAAGAAGCGCACGGTGTATCAAATGCACCCTGCGACACCTCGTCTTTTAGCTGAAGGAGAAGAGATTCGTGTACTTTTTTTATGAAATCCTCTAAACACCTGCCTTGTGAAATAAGTCACTGATAACCAGATCGCTTTCTGCAATCTGGCTTTCAGACATTTTAAGAAACCAGCCAAAGGCTCTACGGTCTCTGAGTTCTGGCCACGGTAGAGGGACGTAGATTCCTAGAGGTCCAATTTCAAAGGGTGTCACACCCTCCTGCCCAGCTGCCAATAAATCCTCAATCTGAATACGCTTTCCAGATGCACCCTTGCGACTTACTTCAGCCATAGGTCTCACTTCAATATCGGGATTCATATTGGCTAAGGCAATATATTCCCATTTGTGGTCACCTCTTGCAGTATCACCTCCTCCAGATGTGTCAAGCCGTTTTTTAGATTTCGCCTCCCATCCTGCCCAGAAGGGATGATTCGGTACTGGAGACCATGCGACCTGGAAGTTGGGGACCTTTGTACCGGCAGTTCCTGAGAATGATTCATCTGGGTCTGTTCCAAAGAAAACAGGCTTATTGGGTAAGCTGCCAAATGGTTTCAGACAGATTGTTGCTGGTGATACCCAGAGGCCACCATATTTATTCAAAATCGATGCACGAATCCATGCAAAATCTGCAGGCTCTAGACTGACGAGAGGATTCTGGAGCTTATTCGGAAGCTGGTCCCAGCCGCCCAACTTTTCTGCAAGACCTGCAAGACCGCTAATTGATTCAATGCGATACTGTGAGCTATTCTGCTTAGCGATGCTCTCATAGCAGAGATTCAAAAATGGTAGTGCAAGTGCCCTAGACGACCGGGAACTAAAATCTGCAGATAGCCTTGCGTTTGGAATAGAAGTATCATAGAATATCCAAATCGCCGGTAAGTTCATACCCCGATTAAAAAGGTCTTTGGCTTCAAAAGGATTATTGCTTACCATTCCTTGACTAATGCTTGCACCTATACCAATTGCTACAACAGCTATCAAGCCTATAGTAAGTGGCATTATTAAGTCCTTCATCTCTTCTGTATACCGTGGAGTTCTTAAATTTACTTATTCGTTATCACATATTGTTGCATTTTCTTGAAATGTTCACCTATTCTCCGGTCCTCCTCAGAAATCCTAATTGCTTGATTCGACTGTCGTTGAGCCATGCGTCTCTCGCCCTCAGCAATTGCCTCCATCTCAGCCGATGATAGGGGTGTAGGTGCAGACTTTCGCTCAGTTGCTGCTGCATCAAAGCTGCGATTACTGACTCTCACATCGGCAACCTGGTGGCTAAACGTTGAGTCTGTCGTATAGGCTTTCTTGAGGTCTGTGAACTTGAGACCATTCAAGTTGGCACCTGTGAAATCTTCAGATTTATCACGGCCTAGCTCAATACCGAAGGTTGGAGCCATAACTAGAGCTTCCGGTTGTCTATTCGCAAGCTGCGATCTGTTTTGCTGTGCAGACCTGGATTTGAGTTCATTCTCAAATGTCTCATTGAAAACAGACCTATTGAATTTACCGTTGAACTTTGTCTGAGAACCACCTGCAGGCCCGTCTTCAGAACGCTTTAGCCAATCTCCATAGCCCTCTTCATCAGGATCGGGAAGTCTAGTTTCCTCAAAGACCTTATTGAAAACATCAATATTCAGACTCTTGGGATTCAGCTTCACCGGCTCGTTCATTTTCCACGCCTCCGAGTTTTGGTCTCTAGATGCTGTCAATCTGGCAGGCGATTCCTCAGAGACATTTACACTTTCACTGCGCCCACCTCTTACTCGCCGGAGAATTTCGCCGAGGTATGCATAAGCCCGTGTAACTGCATCAAAGGCCTCTTCAGACCCGCCCTTATCAGGATGAGCCCGGATTGATGCCTTCTTGTAGGCCTCTTTCAATAGTTTTTCATTTAATGCAACCTCCTCTTCTAGACCTAAGATTTGTAGGCATTGTGAGAAGAATGATATTGCCTTTGTGTGTGCGCCTGGGTCTCCTGCTCGGCTAATAAGGCGATTTTCAGGTTCTCCTCTTGGCCCAGTTCCACGTCCTGGTACCTGTAGTTGATTACTTCCTGTTTTTTCACCGGGAAGGACGGCGGGATCTCCACGACGAATTGATACAATGTACGAAAGAATTGGGCCATAGAGTCCAGTCTGCTTAGCAGTTGTGACATACTCTTGGGCGGCAAGAAGTGTTTCAAGCATTTGGAGACGCGTGGCCGGTGATTGTATCTGAAGAATATTTCTGTAGATGCGAGTGTGCGCTTCGGGGATATGCCCTGCAGCTAGAGATATATTATTACCCATTCTTTCTATAGGTATAGATTCATTCTAGGTTAGCTATAGCGCATCTCATATCGCAACCTAGCCGGTGTTAGCATAGGTATTAACGGCTCACACTCCCAACCAAAGCGTTTGCCGAAGGTTTCTAAATGGAACCCGTTTGGCCAATACACGGGAATCCGAATTGGTAAATCTCTAAAGGGTGTCTTGAGAAGTAGACCCCAACTGCTCATTGGCAGTACTAGTGCAAGTTGTTCTGTGGATTTTAGTGGAATCCTATCATCATACACTATATCTGAGTCTGGCAGTTCAAAGAATTCAAGAAGGTCGGACCATGTAGGAGGATATCCAGCAGGATAGACCCATTCTAGGTCAACAGGTCGACCTTGATAATAATCTAAAATCCAACACCAGCCTTTCCAGAAGTCTGCTACTCTTATTTTTCTTTGACTAATATCGTTTGACCCTAGTGCTAGCCTATTATATGTAGATTTCCATCCGCCCTTAAGAAAGACTCCATCATCAGATATATTCACAAGTGGCTTCTCAGCCTGCTCAATTAATGGTAGATTGTCTTCTTCAGATTCTCCCAATCGTGCATTTAACTTGCGTTTTATGGTTGTTAAAACCAGTCTCTCTTCTTGGTGGATTAGCCATTTTGTAAAGCTCTTTAGTCCATCTGCAGATGGTCTTGCAATACCCTTCTCATCGATTATGACCATGTGTCTATTAGCTTTCCACAGGGCTTCTAGACCAGAGAGCAATATTGAATGCCCCTCATCCCGTATTCTTAGAGATAGACCGGTCGGTAGAAAATCATTTCCACAGAAGGACATTCCAAATATATAGTCATAAAACTGCTCTCTCGACCACTCACTACCCCGTTGTATTGATATGCGCAGACTACTAATTTCAAAGAAGCAGAGTTCGACATTTGATGTTTCATCATGTCTAATGAGTTTTCCGAAGGCCATTGATTCACGCATTAAGAATATTGGATAATTGGGACCGAGTCTATCTCCGGCTAATAGACTTAGAAGAATCAAATCTGCATCTAGTCCATAGACAATAACTGAGCCGGACCTTATTGTCGTTGAAAGCAGCCATTTTAGAACCTTGTGTTCCCCTTCACCTGGTTCTTCTGTATCGCTGACTATCCACCCATATTTCGAGCCAGCCACCTTTAATGCAGACCCCATTGCCGTCATGAAGGGTGTCCCTGGTGTAATGGCATTTGTATCCCATTGACTGTCACCATCCTTATCGGCAGTTCGCTGTGCTGCAGACTTAAATCTACGAAAGCGTTGTTGCTTAATCTTTGCATAAGGAACAACGCCATCGAGTGCAATATAGACTTGGGAGGGAGAACCAGCAGACCGCCATATATGTGTTAAATAAGAACATACCTCTTCTTGAAGCTTACGTTCCCATGCAAGGCTTTCTGAACTTCCGGGATTTCCTGGATATAGTATTGATAACATTTTCGGCTCTCTTAAAACATGGTATATCATACAATTCATATCAATAACAAGTGCAGAAACATCATTTGGTGCTACTCTTTTAATGGCATGTGGAATTTTTGTTATGAGCGTTCTGTAATAAGAAGGAATGCCCATTGCTTTATATTAATATGTTAGATAGGCCTTATGTCCGCCACTAGTAAACCCCCAACTACACTACCTCTTGGTAAAAATGATTTATGGATACAAGTTACAAACGCAATTGGCAGTCTTGTACCCCTAATTGCAGAATTTATTCGCTTACTTCCGGATGGATTTATACTTGGTACAATCCTTATAAGTTTATTGAGCATGTGTAAATCATACGGTGTGCTATTATTTGCCATGTTTGAAATAATGATTATTCAGAGACTCTTTTCTACAGTTACGGGTGGAATATCACCTATAGTTTCTGGTCAGAATGCGAATGCATTAGTCTGTCAACCAGGGTTCATGTTTCCAAATAATATGCGTATATCATTATTGGAGAATATAGGATTAAAATCGCACTTTCCGTCACCACCCATGTTTTTTATAAGTGCGGTCTTGACATATATCGTAAGTAGTGTTCAAGATTTTAAAGAAGAAATCACTACATTGGGTGGCAATTTATCAACCCGAACAACGACTGCAATAGTCTTAAGTTCACTATTTTTATTTGTAGTATTAGCTTTTAGACATTCTTCCGGTTGTGATTCTCTTGGAATCCTTTTGATATCGACGATACTTGGTATAACGATTGGTGGACTTATTATGTTTCAGAATAAGATACTATTTGGTCGTGATGGAATTAATTTACTAAATATGCCAATTATAGTCTCGGCAGTAGAAAGAGGAAAACCGATGTTTGTTTGTGCATCATCTCAATAAAATAAGTTCTAGAGTTAGAATGTCGTTGGTATCGGCGTCAGGATTTATTACTGGAATAAAAGAATACATGTTTCGTGGCATACAAGAATTACCTATAGTATTGTCATTGACCTTTTTTGTATTTGCAATAACAACGGGTTCAATTGCACATTCAACACTCTTTTTTGGTATTTCTGTAATCATGCCACTCTATACATGGATATCCCAGCAGTTAATGAGTATGATTTTAACAAAATATTTTAGTGAACAAAAGGCGAATTGGACATGCTCAACTTCTGATACATGTAATATAGTGTCATCTTATAAAAATATGGGTAAAACCATGTATTTTTTCGATGATATTGAAAAAAGTCATAGTGCGCCTAGTTATTGGATAACAAGTATGGGCTTCTTTTTCGGCTTCATAATGACAAATGCAATTGATACCTTACAAACACCAATGTTTCCTGGAGCGGATCCAATTGGCCATGAGAAACGGAATTTCCAATCGATATTTCTTTTAGCTTCAACATCTATATTTATTGTATTACTTTTGTTAATACGATTCTATTTTATGGCTTCCTGTGAAGGACGAGGATTTTTAGGAAAATCGATAGGCTTAACATTCGGAGTGATTGCAGGTTTAATTGGCTGGGGCTTCTACGAGTTATCAAAGGTATGTGGTGCACGTTCTTCTGACTTATTCGGAGTCTTATCTCAGATTATTCCACCAAGTGCATCTGCAGTATCACCAACCGTATGTATGTCTGAATAATTAAATAAATCGTATAAGCATATCTAAATTTCTCCATGCAGTCTTCCATTCTTCAGACTTCAGAACACCTATCTGAAGCCCCCGTTGATATACGGTCTTTAATTCATTTGCAGCATCCCGTAGATTTACATTCGAATATATTTCAGTTAAGGTAGATTCTTGAAAATCAGAATTAATCTCTCGTCGTTCGTTTACATTCTGATGAAGTTTGTATACCCAGGCTCGCATATCATCTTGAAGATACCCGCCATTTTTACTAGTAAACGTGTCGGGAGGCTGTTTTCTTATCCACTCACGATAATGAGCTTGACATTTTTGACAAGGTAAAAGACACCAAAATGTCTTGAGTGTATGTTTAAGATAGTTTTGTTGGTCTCGTATCATAATCATGTTTGTTTGGTTTCCAACCTTTTCTGCTAATGCATGAAGTAATGTCCATGCATTTGGACCCCATTCTGCAGGTGACACCATTGCGCTTACCATAAAAAATGAAAGTTGAAGTGGCAATTATAACGCACAACCATGTCGCAAGAATATTCTATTCCAAGATGTCTTTGGGAAAGCCTAGATGCCGTACTTTATTCTAAAGGGGTGAGTTTGGCTAAAGAACTTGCTAAGGAGCTAGGTGTTTCTCCACAGCCACTTATAGCACAGTTAAATGCAGTTGAACGAACGAAATTTACAATCATACCTGATGATGACTCTACTACGTATCAGTGCCAAGAACCAATCAATAGTGGTGCTATTATAATGAGATGCAGGCAACCAACGCTTAGCACATCTAAATTGTGCAGCATTCATGAGCGGAATTCGAGTGTTGTACCGGTTAATTTACCTCTTGTTCAGCGCCTCGTAACAAGCGAGTCTACGTATGTCGCTAAAGATTCGATTGTCTATAGTCTTGACGGTACACAGTGTGGAAAGATTAAGGGGGATGTATTAACAATATTTGATATAAGCGAAACCTAGCTTCCGTCTAAACATTTTTTGCATTATTATACTATGGATGCTACACCTGTTTTTCATATAGGTGTTAAAATGAATAGTTATTCTAAAGCTGATAAAAAAGCAAAAAAGCAAAAAAAGGATAAAATAGAAAGAGAATATTACGCAAATAGACAAATCAATTTAAACAAACAAAGTAATCTAAGGCAATGGACTATACCTTCAGCATTAAAAGTTTCCAAATCTGTAATATGTAAATTTATGATTATGTGTTCATGTTCGCATTTAGAAATAAATAGTAAAATAAATGAAATGTTATATATTAATAAGTTGAAGCCTCCATTTAGTAAAACAGATGCATGGATACCTCCTGAATGTGTAACAAAATATATACAAGATTCAATTAAAAAGGAATGTGATGAATGGTTAAAAGTTAAGGCAATTTATTCTAAGATTATAAAGTTTATTATTAGCATTAGAAAGTTATGTAATGCCATAAAGATAAAGAGAGCTTTAAAAAATCTAATGAATAAATGCGACCCAGTAACTCTAGAAGAACCTATTAAGCCAATTTATATAATAAACTTTAAAAAGAGATGTTCGTATGTATATGAACTTGATACAATAAGAAAAACAATGAATAATCGACTATTATTATCTGATTATATGTTTCCAAATCCACAGTTACCACTTAATATTTTATCAAATGAACCATTTACATTTTATCAACTTGTATCAATATATTCGCAATTTAAGAAGTATGGTGTATATTCATGGGTATTTGATAGATTCAAGGCATCTAACTTTAATCTTGAGAAATTCAGTTTATATAATAGGCAGCAAATAAAAATAAGGGCAATTGAACACTTTTTTACAGTTGAGAATGATTTATATCAAGAAACTGTTCTTGATTACTTCTTATTATCTGATGATATAAATTTAACAAATCCAAATGATACAGACTACTATACTGTATTTAAGAGAGCTCTTTATTCTAAAAATCATTCACCTTATATTAAAAGATGGATTTCAACTACAAAACGATATTATATTGCAAAGGAATTGCAGGATAGTATTCAGATAAAAAGCGTATTACTCTTAACAGATAACCTTTTTTCAGAAATAGACATGTATTTATAACTGGTCTAAACATACATGAAATAACTTAGAATCAGATGGGATTGGTTGAATCAACGTTGAAGACTACAATTGTAAAGCCACTTGTGCGTGCAGATTCAAGCGCACCTCTACCTCTATTTAGTCTAGAATCGGCTAAGTTTAGTAACGGCTCTGTTGGATTTGTTATAACAACTGTAGACATTGCAAAAAATACTGCAATTTACATGCATTCAATAAAGACCTCATTTAATCCTACTGAAAATAGTATTCTATATGTTTGCGACGATGACACTATTTTTACGTTTATCCGTGATAGGTATACTAAAAGAGTGTTCTGTGAAGTCAGGCGTTTGAATATGCATATTATAAGGAATTGTCTAACTAATTATGAATCAATTGACCACGATGAGATAGATAAAATAGCAAAGTTGTTCATATAATTTCAAAGCGTTTAATTATAGGTTTGAAGGGGAGGTTTGATTGCATATTTTCTAAACACGGACCCTGTAGTTCAGAATATATTGAATCCCATTCAAGACTCTTTGGAAGAGTATCAGATAAACACTCATAAGAATCATGTAACCAGATACTTTTGTTTCTGATTACATTATTGATATATTGGCGAATGGCGGCCTCTATCGATTTACCTAATCCACGTCCGTGTGATTTTTCCTTTTCTGCTAAGGGCCACTCATCAGGAACATCATCTATTGCGTACGGGAAATATGTATTATAGAAAGCCTCTCTAAGCCATTCTGATTTCCATTGACCTTCTACCTGGTAGTCTTCTAAGATTATTTGCCAGCATGGTGATACATGCAAATTCTGTTCGAGACCATCTTGAATTTCACACACGTTTGAATCTGATACAGGTATGCAACTTCTTGAACAAATATATGTCAATGCTTCAGGCCTTATTTTGAACTGCCTTCGCTTTCTAATAGACTCTTCATTATCTAGTTCATCAATCATCTCAATAAGTTCATCAGGAAAATCCCTTTTCTCAGGCTCACTTACTGTGGCATTAATAGCCTCTCTTGAAAGAGTGATTAGAACGAATGATGCAATCCGTTTAAGAGTATCAGAGACTTCAAGAGATTTTATCAGCTTAATTAATTCAGCCTTTTCTGAGAATCTATCGATAACTGACCACTGTACATCTGAATCTAAGGCCCGTGCTATTATCCAGGCCTCAGTCAACTTTCTGCGAGTTAGACAATTATAGACTGCATGCTGTATATCTTTAAATTCAATTAAATGTGGGAATTGTATTATCCAGTTATAGGATGTTAAACTACCCCGGATAAGAAGTTGAAAGCACGTTGTATCCATTATTTCAAGACGACACCAGTTATATATACTGTAAATAAATGGTCCTCTTTCAAGCTCTTTCATTGTGAGTATGTCTTTGAGAACAGATATGCCGTGTTTTGTAAAACCAGTTTGTTGAATCCAGACTTCAATTAAGAATTCTGTATCCAGCATATTACTATCATAGAGTTCTATTGCCCAGAAGATAGCCTCTCTGTAATTCCGTGCCATTATAGCCCATCTTAGATTTGCGAGAACTTCTTCACATACATAGAGATGGATTGTAAGACCTTGTTTCGATTGTTTCATGCTTGTTGTCCAAAGTTCGTGCGTGACATTGTTTCATTTTTACTCGTAGAAATAATTAGTATGGAAGGTGTACCAGATGCACATGAGATTGTTTCAGGTATATGGCTTGGAAATAAACGTGCAGCCTTGAATGATAAATGGTTAATTGAAAAAAACATAAGTGTTGTTTTCAATGCAACCAAAGATGTTATATTTTCTACAAAAATAAAAAAACAATATCGTATTCCGGTAAATGATAATTTACAGGCTGAAGAAATACGAAATATGACACTATGGTCTCATGAAATTATTTATAATTTGCTAAAAGAATATAATTCTGGAGCAACAATTTTAGTCCATTGTGCAGCTGGAATGCAGCGGTCTGCTGCTATTGTGGCGATGTTTTTAATAGCCAAGAATCGATATTCTTGGAATCAGGCAATTGCATATATACAAAATATTCGCTCGATTGCTTTTCGTCCATCTGCAAACTTTGAACAAAGTATCATCGCTTTTGATAATTCATATCATCGGGAGATACTCCCAAAGTTAACGCTGTTGGAACTATGAATGCCTTTGCCACTGAGTTAGCATTTGGTTCGTTTGGATATCCATAAGGAGTGCAGAGAATTCGTACATTTCCTGCACCACTCATGGAAGAACTATACATAATATTAAAATCATGGCTTTGATGAACATGACCGAAAATCCACGTATGAACTGGATACCGAAACATATATTCTAAATCTTGTGCGTAGTTATATTGTGTGAGTTTATTTTTAAAATTTTCCTGGAGAATACGAAGAGTGGGAGGATAATGTGTAACAACTAATATGGGTTCTTTGGATTTACTTATTGTCTGCTCAATAAATTCACGGTCTTTTCGTCCCTCTTCACTTACTCTTAAAGACCAGCTAGAATCATTGGGTGCTATAGACCATCCTGTTGCACCAATGATTCTGACCCCGTCATAGACTTCTGTACGACGGTAGAAGAAATGGAAATTATGCCACTTCTTTTCTAAGCTACGAAACCATTCAAGTGTTGTTGCTGGGGTCTTTTTTGAACCTGGTATACGTTGATAAAATTCGTGATTACCTGGAATATAAATGACTCTCTTATATTTACTACATGCAATACTAATTGCTATATAGAGTGATTTATCATCTGGGTCACCAATATCACCTGCAAGAATCAGATTTGGTGCATTTCCAGGAAATATTTTCTCAATTTGTTCTCTGCTATACCTTTGCATATTCAAATGGGTATCACTTATTACCTCAGCATTAAATACCATCTATTATACAAGTTAATTAATTACATCAAAAAACTCCGGGACTTAGTTAGACCGATATTTAACTGCTATTATTTTTTTGTAATTTTTGTTTTAATACTAAGAACATTTCTGGCCACACCACTATTATCGATTCCACTTGAAACCATCTCACCCTTTACCTTCTTATAAATTCTATATTCATTTAATTCCTCTTTTGATTCCATTATATCATTATAATCCCACTCATCCATACATACTTTATTGGTGTGCCAATTACTAAATATCTTTATAATATCGCTATCCAATGTACCATCATGGTCATATGGTTCTTTACCAATATAATGGTTATCCATATAATCTATAACCGCTTTCTTATATTTTTCTAAGGGTAGGAGTTTCGCCTTTTCCTTCTCCAAAATAGCCTTCTGCTGCTTTAGTTCTTTTAATTCTGCCTGTAGGGTTTTATTTTGCTGTTCAAGGGTATCTTCTTTTTCAGTTAGTTCTTTAATAGAATATGTATTTTCAATAATAGTTTTACGCATTATATCTAGATCAAGTGTTGCATGTTGTGTCATATGCGGCTTCCATTTTCCAGCGAATAGGTAGAACTCCTTATTGAGTTCTTGTAGAGAGGCAGTTGTATCAGATATTATTTGTATAGGCCATCCACTGGGACTGGGACCATACTCACCCAATTTAAATGCTAATACAAATGTGTTAAAGGTTTGCTTTGGAATTTTATATGGAATTGGTTCTAGTTTTATTATAGTATCTGGTGTATATGTGTTATATTGTATAACACAATTTGTAGCAAAGTCTTTAACTTCTCTAACGGGATTTGTCATAAAACATCTTCCATGACTTGTTAAAACAATACAATTATATGTACAAGCATAGGGGCGGCTGTTATCTTGAATAGTAGTTTTTTTTGTAAATACTACATATTCATCTTTTGGAAGAATAAAGTTAGTCGAGTTATAATGAGATGCTACATTCGATGGAATTTTAAGATATGGCTCGTATATAACACCTTCAACAGGCGTTGAACTATACATATCTTCAATACCATCTAACGCAGAACTATCTCTTTGTTCTCTCATTTTATTAAATAATTCTGACATTTCCATCATTAATTTCTTTTCAGTATCTTTAAGATAATTAACAATGGGTTCCATTTTATGAATATATAAATACTTTAGCAATAATCAATTTTTATATTATGAATTATCCATTTGAAATACTCATTTAGTTAATACAATTTCCAGTTGTAAATGTACCTAATCTTTCTGCATTATCACCCCAAGGTTCATAGCAGAGTCGGTTTTTGACTTTACTCAAGTCTAAATGTGATGCCATACAATAAATCGAAGATTCAATCATATGAAGTTCATCTGCAGCCTCTAACAAATACGTATAGTCGATTAGAGGTTTCCCTACAACCTCTTCTGCCAGTGACCATTCATTTGGATTGACAGATTTGTCATATTGATTTTTATTAAGGTCAACTATAAGCCGAGTTTCCCCTCGATTTCTTAACATCTGTGTTATCCCTAATGTCTTAACAGACGACTGTGCATGAACAACAATATATGGTACAGTGAACTTTTTAGCAAGTTCTAGAGCTGCTGCAGTTCTTGGAACATGGAAATATGTTAAACGACATTCGAATGGTATAGATATGTCATCATAAAATGATTCAGGAAGATTATAGAGTACCGGCTCTGGTCTATTCGAAAACCCGCCAGAACCAAATACTGTATAGCCATTCTCAGAAAAAATAAACTGCTTAGTTATCCATGGAAATAATTCATGGTCATCTTCAATTAAAAGGAGTTTTATAGTTGGGTCATCACTGTACATTGCCTCAGCATTCTTTTGGTTACGCTTCTTGCATATGACTAGGACTTCATCATAACTTGTAGCCAAATAACGGACGGCGCCATTCATCCAATACATATCTCCAAGTCCCAGATGTCCATAGTACACACATTTCTTCAGATTATATCCTTTCTGTTCTCTTAAGTTTGATTTGGCTGCGGCATTTATTTTTGCCTTTACTCGGAAACGTCGGTCATTATCAAGAAGAATTGTATGACAGATTTTGGCACCTTCCTCACTAGAAGTATCCTTTCCATGAAATTTATCTTGGAGTTCCCAGATACTTAGATTGATTTCATACAGAATTCGGTAATGATAATTGTATTTTAGAACATACTCTTTTAGAATATTAAAAAGAACATCGTACTCCTTCTGTACATCTGCTTTTCTAGTGTCAGATATTTTCTTTAGTTTGATATCTAAAATAGTAAGTTTATCAATTGCCTCACCGAGACTCACAGGTAATGTAATTTCAGCCATCTTTAAAGGATTATAGAGACCACTTTAGGCTTCAGCAAGCATTTTAAGATTTTTATTTATCTCAATTAGAATGCCTTCAGCAAATATGAAATCAAATGTCCCACCCGGTAAGATTTTAACAGGTGGGTCAAAAAAGAGTCGTAAGAGAACTATAAAAAAGAGAAGCCAGAAAACTAGGTCTAAACGATGATTGACATTATATAATAAAGATGGATAAATTTGTAGTAATCCGTATAGGAAATCCCTCAGGTCTTCTACAGACATGGTACAATCAGAAAAAGTGGAGTACTGCGGAAAATCCAAATTTAATTCGCAATCAGATAATCCGTGATCTGTTTGTTGAAGGTTATAATGTATATCTGCTATTTTTGGAGTCAGGAGATATACCAGTCTATACGGCACGAGTAACAAATGTGAGACCTAGAAATACTGCAGATATTGCATATCCTATTGCAAATGAGTATGGACCCTTTCAGACATTTATTGAGTTTAATAAGGCATTTAAAATCAGTGCAGATACTGCAGTTGCCTATAGACCACTCCTAGATTCTATACGCTATAAACGTGGGCAGCAGCTTCATCTAAATGGTCTTTTATCGGAACTACCTATAGCTATATGTAAAACTCTAGAAACGATTGATGATTTATATGTTTTTAGTAATGGGCATAATAGAACCGTAATTAATCCACAATATAATCTATATCAATAATAAATATGAAGACGAGACGAGTAAAACGAGTTCCTGAATATCAAAAGGGAAAAATATGGCCTACCGGCTCAATAGTATATATATGTGGGTCTACAAAACTTGCATTTGATGCACGGCAAGATGATTTAGGTGGTTCTGAACAGGCGGTTGTACAGCTTTCTAAACGATGGGCCGCTTCAGGAAGACCAGTTGTCGTATTTGGAAATGTGAAAGAGTGTACAGTGGATGGTGTAGAATATAGGTCAATTCATAAATTGTCTTTGGCAGATAAGTTTGACACTGTTATATTTTGGAGGTCATTTGGTATTCGTCTTATACCTCTTATACAGGCAAAGAGACGTATTGTTGATTTACATGACAGCTGGGACCCTAAGAATTATGTATCACCAGCAGAACTTCTTGAGAAGGTTGACCTATTCATGGTGAAGTCAAAGTATCACAGAAGTTTGTATTCGTATATTCCAGATTCAAAGATAAAGATTGTAATGAATGGTGTTCAAATGGATGTATGTGAGCCGGTCGCCGAAAAACATGGTGACGATATAAGAGAGCCTCATAGATTAATATACGCATCAACATATGAGAGGGGATTAGAACCTATTTTGAAGCATACATGGCCACGCATCATAGCTGCTGTACCAGATGCTGAATTGCATATATATTATGGAATGAATCGACTTGCAAAAACACCTTTGGGTCGCAGTCTAAAGGAACTTTTCAAGCAAAAAGGTGTTCATGAACACGGGCGAGTCTCCTTAGATAAGATAGCTGAGGAGAAATGCAGAGCAGCAATGCATTTATATATAAGCAATTCACCAACTGAAATCGACTGTATAAGTGTCCGGGAATCACTAGTCTGTGGTTCTGTACCTATACTGAGCAATGATTATGTTTTTAAGGAGCGGGATGGAATCCATGTTTCGGGAAGTACGGACAACATGGAGACGTATAAGAAGGCTGGAGCAACAGTGATAAAATATCTGAAATCTCAGGAGTCCCTATGTAAGATACGTAATAAATTAAAGGGTAGTAAGACAATTGTGTCATGGGATTTTGTTGCAAATCGGTGGTTGGAATATTTGGCGGTATGATGCGTTATAAAAAGAAGTATAAACCCGGCAAGCTTGATAGAACTTGCCAAGTATGTCTTCTTGGAATCGTGCTGTAAGAACCTATGCTAAACCTAAGATTTCTTTACCCTTTTACTATGATTTAACGACAACAACAACTATTTCTGATACATTTTTAAATCTACTTGGCGCCTTTGTCTATAGTCAGAGGCAGAATGAGCGCTGTGTTGTATATGACCCAAATAGTCTTATATCACAGAGCCTTCGTTATAATCCGCAGCTGAAGTTGATGACTGAGATTCCAGAAAGCACAGGTCGCTTAACTTTAGAAACCTGTGTAAATGTTGTGTCAAATGTGAAATTCGCTGATGTACAGAAGGCTGCAGCAAACTTATTCCAGTACTTACCAGATTTCAATCGGTCTATTCTTCAGGTTTTAGAACAGGCATCAATTAAGACGGCATTTGACTTTGGTATCCACATAATTCCGGATGCAACAAAGGAGAATATTGCCTTCTATGTTAATACGATAAAGGACTATCAGAAAAAGACAAAGAAGGCGACACTTTCTATATATGTCATGGCGGATTCATATAAGCAGGTTACAGATTTTCAGCTACAATGCGATCCTTCTTGGAAGCTAACAAGCCTTAGTAAGTTTCCGCTAAAGGACATGTCAAGCCTGGCATTCAGAGAATTGGCCGAGATTCAGATATTTGCAGTCTTACCGGCAGCAATCTTAAATTTTAATTATCCGGTTGATAGATTTACATACATTATGCAGCGGAACATTAAGGGGTATGATTATTTCAAGGAGGAATCTGGAAAAACGTGGTCTCTAGTCTAAAAGCTGGACCCTATATCCATATAGAATGGATGATTTTGAGATGCCTCCTGGTACACCTATAACTGAATATAGGAGCAAAGGGACTCTCGATACTATGTTTGTAGTTGGAGCAATATTATTTCAACTAATATATATAGTCTGTATATTTACAAAAATAATAAAACCTATCACACATTATTCAAATCATTTGACAGCTAAGCCTGACAATTCAATCGACTAATATCACGCTAACAATTATTCAGAATCACTTTTTGCTTCCTCATGTCTTGCCTCCTCTCTTCTCGCCTCATCTCTTTTCTTTTGCTCCGCTTTTTTAACAGTCTGGCTGAAGGGGTATTTTGCGGCCCAGTTGCTCGCATATTGAGGCACAGATAACTTGAGTCGTTCATGAATCTTTGCTAATAACTCATTGATATAGATTCTCAGAGCATCTATCTCATTAAGAATATCCTGTTTCTTTTCAGGATTCACTTCTGCCATAATTCTTCTTAGAATATCTGTGCCTGCCTGAATAAGCACTTCATATGCACGACGTTGAGCCCGCTCCTTCTCACGCTTCTTTTCCCTTTTTTGAATCTCCACTTTCATTGTATCTGGATTAATATATCCAAGTAAATACTGAATACGCATATCTTCATTATCGGCTGCATTGAATACATTATGGAATCTAGCGAGTTCAACGTGCTGAATGTGTGTTAGGACACGGTGAAATGTAAGAATCGTGTCTATTCCAGCTTTAGTTAAACTGGTTATACGATTGCGAACGTCGTGGTATGGAGGAATTCCTCCGCAGGCAACATCACCTGCAACACGGGGAGCGTTGCCACCATTCTGTCGTCTCTGCCACTCGTAAAAGTGTGGATTATGGACAATACCGGTTTCCTTATGACCCGTTCGCCAGGAGAATGCCGTGTGACACTGTGGACACCACATTTGGTCACAGCCTTCAATCTTTGAAATCACAACTCCGCAACCTGGACATGGGCGACTATCTTTAGCAAGCAGTTTTGCAGTTGCCACGTTTTCAGGATTGCATTCATGTGGTGCATCCCGATTCTCTCCCTTGATTTCGTGACATTCTGGACATGCCCATTTTGAGCAGAGACCACATTTCCACGCAGTACTCAAGAATCCACGACATTCACTATCGGGACATTTTCGAATAAAGGTCGATTCAGCCTTTTCTTTTGTTCCAGTGCCTGTTCTAAGAAGACGAATTTGATATTGAGTTTCAGAACGAATTGCATAGACTGCATTGATTTTCTTTGTGATATCTGCTGATTGCTCATAGAGTTCCTTTAGCTGTTTATCAAAAGGTGGAAGAACTTCAGATGCAAGTTTATCTGCCTCTTTAATTTGCTCGGCTCTATACTGTGTTGCAGGCATAAGAGCAAGTTCTCGTTCAAGTAGGATATTTTCACGATGCCTCTTATAATCGTTCATGCGATATGTTGCAGTAAGATTATCATCAATGAATTCTCTTTCCCATGCCTTTTTACAATGCATACAATGCGGATCATTCGTGGTACTACTAATAAAGGTCTGAATACAACGGCGGCATGATGATTCTTGACAGAAGCAACATGTTACTTGAGTATTTGCAACCTTGTTATAGGGTTCGAGACATACACTACATGACGGTTTTTCTTCAGGTGCTACGATTGTATTTTCTGGGACAGCTACACTAGGTTGAATAAGAGCTTTTTTCTTATACGTTCTCTTTTTCGGTAAATCACTCATTAGGCTTGTATAAATTGTAATATAAAATACACATTCAACTTTTAGGCCCAGTAACACCCTCCCTCAATTGTTGAAGCAGCGCCAGGAGTTTCATTGATATGTGGCCAGACCCAGCTTTCATTCCAGAATTTAGAAATAACTGAATGAGTTTCCCAGCGTTTTCCTTTAATTCCAAATAGGACTTGAATTGCGCCACCGAGAACAATCGCTATAATTCCCCGTTCCTTTAGCATTTTTGCAATCGGCATACTAAGACCACCACAGCCTATGAGAGCGATTCTTGCACCTGTTTCAACGACTTCGCATACAATATAATTTACAGCTTCTTTCCAGTTATTCACATTTGCTGGCCACTCATTTCTTCCTTGTGCGATTATTTTAGGATGACCTGTTTGAATCCAGTGCCATTTTACATGTTTGGGTATAACACCTCTTTGACCCCATATATCAGATGGGTTCTTCTTAAGTTGTTCTTGAGCGGAATAGGTAAAACTACTTACGACTGCGACATCATGGCCGTCTAGGAGATGGGTCCATTGCTCTTCTTCAGACACGTAATATGGTTCAAGTGATCTCAGTGGAATTTGTTTAGCTGTGATTGCCAGCTTTTTAAGAAACTCTCCTTCTAGCTCCCTTAGAGGCTCATACCAACCTGTCACAAGTACATCTGCAGCCCTTGTTGCCTGTATAGTATCATGTTTCCATTTATCAAATAAATATGAGGATGGAAAAATACCGGCATTCGTTTCAAGCATTTTCATCATAGTTGATTCAGGAGAATACGCATTAATAATGAGACCAAGTTCTATTTGACCATTTCGTCCAATTAGACACCCTTCTTCCAATAACAGTGCATTAGAAATAGCAGCCTTTATTTCTGCATTTCCTTGACTTATCGACATTATATATATTATGTATAATAATTTTAGACCCCATTTAATTCAATCTTCTACCTTGACCACTAAATGGAATAAATCCGGGTTTTACTGCTTGTGTCATAGATGGAGGTAACATAGATGTAAAATCTGTAAATGATTCTACACTATTTAATTCAGGAGGTATGGGAGTGCCTGGACGAACAGTAGATTGACGTGATGTTTCCCGTGTAACCAAAGCCTGTTCTAAATTGACTCTTAGTTCTCCATCTGCTAAACAAATATCTGCTGGTACAAGCTCCTCTATCATAAATTCATGTGGTTCTGGAAGTGATGGATCTATGATAAGTGATACGATACCTGGTTGAATAATACCGAGTTTATTAAGAGCTTCAGTAAGACCATCTATGAATATGGGCGAGTCTGTGCTTGATTCGCTGACGGGTCTCAGAGTAATGGATTCAGCCTTTGGAATTATATCAATTATGAATTCAATATTGACATCGTCACCATTAGCAAGACCAAGTCTTGACAAGGCCCAGTCAGGCATAAATACAATATCATCACCATCAGAATGTGGACCATCAATTGCAATTGCCATAGTATCACCTCGTAAATTTGTAATATTTACAAAGCATCTTCTTATTTGGTGCATTTGCCGAATTATATCCATATACAAAGAATCAGGTATCTGAACACCCCACCATGCACCAGACTCTTTTGAACTATAATAATGTGGATATGCTAAATGCATTGCTATAAAATAGCAAACCATTTATTAATAATCAATTTTACTGCATATTATTACGACGAGCATCATTAGCCTCTTTTTTATCATCTACAACACATGCTATGCAGCCTTCTGGTTTTCTTACATCAGATACATTTAATACTCTATCCATTTGTGGCATGTGAAAATTTATGTTCCTTACTATTTTTAGTCCGTGAATGAAAGCGACATTACTCATATAATGTTCAATATGTGATTCAATTGGAAACATTTCCTTACATAGTATTTTCGCAGCATCCCGTTTTATTATATAACAGTGTGCGCCGACAAAGTGAAGTATTTGATGAAACTGGTTCTTATCTTTCTCATCCATATCTACTGGAGAGTGATTCCATCCTAAAATCCAAATATCCCATTCTTTCGGGAGAGTTTTAATTGCCTCTTTTACCATCATTGAAAAGGTAGGTGGTAATTGTGCATCATCTTCCATAATTAATGCGTATTTTGCACCTGACTTTAGAAATGCTTGCCATGTTTTATAATGTGAATATGATGCTCCAAGTGCGCCACGACTATGGATTTCATAGTGCGATCTACGATAATGTGTAGCGACTTGAACACGTGTATGAAGACCAATCTTTGTATTTTTCTTAATATCAATACTTAGTCCGTGAATTGCAGGAATGCGTTCAACTGGAGGCATTGAAAGAAGTGCAGCCTGTGATTCAAATAATTGTCTGCGATCTGTCCTTTTATCAAGATTTATATAGTATAATTTCATATCTGTTAAATCTTTCATTTACTCTAGCTATAGACTATATTATTTATCTCATAAATCTAGAAAGATGCCTAAAGCTCCGGGGCAATTGGATGAGTTATGTTATATGTTTGATTCAATAAATATACAAGAATATCAAAAGGATATTTTAAAAAAACGATATATAAGTGTAGTTAAAAATTTTCAAATACGGGCATTTTATCTTACATATGTCTTCTATATAAGTAAAACAGTCATTACGGTTGGAAGTATAATAGTTCCTGCATTTATTTCAATACAGGGAGCATCATACGAGCCTCAGCTTTATTGGATTACGTGGTTTATATCTCTTCTTGTTACTGTATGCAATGGTCTTCTTACATTATTTAAGATAGATAAACGATATTATTTTATTCATACAACTCTTGAACTTCTTACATCTGAGGGGTGGCAATATTTAGGATTGTCTGGAAGATATTCACCCAAAGATGCACCAATTGCTCCAACACATGAAAATCAATTTCTTACGTTTTTTCATATGGCTGAGAAAATAAAGATGCGTCAGGTTGAAGAAGAGTTCTGGAAATTTACTGATACATCTGGTGTAGGAAATGCAACAAATCCCGTAAGTATGAATAATTTACAAACACCAGTCACACAGCAGGGAGCTTTAGCACTATTGCCATCAGACCAACGTGTAGCTATAGAGGGGTGGTTAGATGATATGAAAACGAAATCAACACGCATTGGTTTAGTACCACGCAATCAATTAAAATCGGCTCTAGTTATAGATGGGAGTGAAAGAACTCCAAGAAAAGAGGATACCTCATTTTATCAAACTACCCAAATACCCGGTATGTCAGTGCAAGAAGACATGCCAGGAGAAACCACTCCCGAAACAACCGTGGTGCAGTTTTCACAGACCAGAAAATAAAACCCGTAATAAACGTGATACTTGTGAAATGAGTCCTACAAGCGGCTATGAACCTAAATTGGATATGAAAAAGTGGAATGATTATACAGCATTAAAAGAGAGTCATAATTGTTTTGCATATGCAATTGATACAGTCGATTATACAATGGTTGATAAATGCAGCAAAGAGCCAGAATGCAATGTAGGATTTCCTCAGCCAGGATATGATGCTGGTCATAAGAAGTTTTCAGAGCAGAAAGAAAAGGGGTGTGGAGATATGGTTATGCGTTTGTGGGGTGATAATCCAAAGGTATATAGCACAGAATTTAATGAAAGATGTAAAAAGGGAACAAGTAAGATTGCTTTAATTGTTGACCCTAAGCGGGATTATCACTTTTTAAGACAAGACCCAGATGGATATTGGTCACATAAGCCCGGTGCATTATCTGTAAAGCGTATTGATTCTTCTAACCGGCCTATAATAAGGCCAGATAGAGCAATTTTCTTGTATAAAGAAGTAAAAGATCCTCTTTTATATACTGATTTTTGTGGATACTATTGTGTACCCAGAGGTAAACCATTGCATATGAGTACAGTTGTCCAAAAGGGTGGTCTTAGAGGGATAGGCGACCTGCTTTCTTCTCTTGAATCCAGTCGTAAGCATTATCAGAAGTATTTTCAGACCCGTCGGAAACGTCGGGCTTAGAAACAAGTGGATGTTTACCTTGGCTCAGATAATATAGCGCTTCAGCTGCATCTAAGCGATGTGCAGGATGTGCATGACACATACCAAGTAGAACACGTTTAATAAGTTCACCCTTAGTTTTCCACATCTCACTTTGTTGAAATTCTGGAAATCTCAATTGAATCTCAAGAACCTTACAGAACATTGCACCTATGGACCAAGCATCAAATCCCGGCCAATAAGTCTTCCAACAGTTTAACCAATTCTTCTGTTGAAAACTTTGGGAATCTTGTGTCCATTTTTTGAGATGGAGACCCCATAAATCTAATGACAGTCCGCAGACGGTTGATAGGACTTGTAATACTGGCTTTTCTCTTTTCATAGATTCAATTGCATCTGCGATGTTACCTTTTTGATGCGATACAAGGATTAAGGTGACTTCGGGTGTTTCAGTATCGTGGTCAAAGCCTATTTCTCTCCAACGAAGACTCAAATCAGATGATTCTAGCTTAGATGGTCTGAAGGCAAATCCAAAATCAATGAGCTTAGGTGTATTTTGCTTATCAAATAAGAAATTCTGACCCCAGACATCAAAGTGGCACACATCATTTATTAAGAGGAAGGTGCCGATAGAAAGTATATGTTCCATAAACTTGAAAAAATTAAACCCGGATGGATTTAAATTGATACGACTGAGAGGATCTCCTCCTAAGGGCATTATAAGTTGTACAGACTGCTTCAAATTTGTATTTTCTAAGAATGGGCAATCATCGATATCTTCATCCACTTGCTTACTTTTTGCACGGGGAACACATGAAGATGGTTCGGGGTAAATGGTATAGTTCTTAGATTCAGGCAATGTATCTAGATATTTTGCAATTTTAAGTTCATTCTTTGCATCAATATATCCGGTTACTTTCCCGACCTTATTTGTGTCTGTAGGATTTTTAGACCCACGGCATAAAAGTGCAGGTTGGAAAACACATCCGTATGTTCCATATCCTTTTAGACTTCCACCTATCATCTCTCTATTCATCTGCGAGACTCTATTCCATTTGAAAATCCCTTTAACGAATAGGATATGTCTGGAGACACTATATTTGTATATAATAATATCACAATATGGGAAGCCCTTTTATATATAGCTGTTGCCATCCTATTTATTAGTTTAACCCTTGACTTTTTAGTCCCATATTTTTCCAAAGAGGGTTTTTTAGTAACTGCAGGAGATAACCCATTCTTAACTCCATACTTCCCTCGTCGGGGTGATATTTCATTCGGCACAGAAGAGGCTGGATATGTTCAAGATAAGCGTAATGTAATGGGATATGCCGATGTACAGGGTTTAGGAGTGAATCATGACTTCTGTAGAATGGTTGTGCGAAAGGGTCAAGATGAAAAGCAGAAATTCTTTGCATGTGCTTTAGCTGGTACAGAGAATCTGGCCTCGATGTCTTTCAGAACACCGTCAGTAAAAGATGGGTTTAAGACAAGTCGTGATGATTATATGCGTGATGCAGATAATGATGGGAAGGCTGATTATTGTGCTATCGTAAAGGTTGCTAGTAGTTCTTGGAATACTCAGTGTTACCGTGCTTTAACAAATGGCTTTGATACTAGAGCATTTATTGATACGAAACCTCCAGAAGACATTGCAGATGTTTTAGAGTTTTATCAGGGAATTATGTTTTGGTTCAGATTCATTGATGATATGAAGGACTATAGTGAAAATTTAAGAACATTTCTTGCTGGTGATATAAATATTGATGAGACAGATATTAAACTCTTACCGTCTCAATCACTCTTAATGGATAATGATAGAACAACGACACTTGATGAGAGAGTTCAGAAAACAACTGGGCTGAGATTCAATGGTAGCGACCAATTTATTCGTCTTGGTGACTCTTCAGATATGAGTTTTGGTAAGGTTATTAAACTGACTACCATGCGGGCCATGTCTATGTGGGTATATTGCGACGAGTTCAGAAATAATATGCATTTTGTAGACTTTGGAAATGGTGCTGGTATAGATAATGTCTTTGTAGGAATTCTTGGAAAGGGAGATGGCACAATTGACATGAGTGCAGAACTCCGAAAGGATGCATGTGATAATATAGATTTGAATAAGGTCGTTCCCGATTTTCCATCTGGTGCGCAGTTCGTTCCGACAATGTCACCGCTCGAACTAATGCTGGCGACTGCGAATGTTGATGACCCAGCATGTGAAAAGCCCGTTCTTCCAAGAGACTTGAAACCAATTCCTCCTCCACAGGCAGAAGTTCCAACATCGGGTGGTAGTACTGCCACTCTTTTATATGAGGTCTGGAATGGTAAACTTAGAATGCAGCATATTAAAGTTCAGGGAGCTGTGAAGCTGAAGAAGTGGACTCATATTTGTATAACGACTGCGACGGGCGACGGAGTTCGCCCAGCTCTACAGATTTGGATAAATGGTCAGAAAATGGCGGAGGATGCAAATGCACATTTGCCGCAGACATCGAATACTACCGATAATTATATTGGAAAGTCGAATTGGTTTAATGCATCGTCTCAGTACGAGAATAGGCCGGAAATGTTTAAGGGGTCAATCTTTGATTTACGTGGTTATAGCCAAGCAATCAACGAGAAAAAGTTACAGAAGACTATACGATGGGGAAAGCTAAGACTTGGTCTTAGATGAGAGAAAGCTAAGACTCGGTCTTAGATGAGAGATGAATCTTAGTTCTTGCCCATGAACCATCAACACTCGCATTACGTTTCCACCACATTCTTCCAGCCTTTGACATTGTATTCCATTCAGAAGGTGTAATGGACCCCATCTTCTTTTTAGCATCTGCAGCATCTGTCACACAGATTACATGTATACCATCTATCAGCGGCTCAGCATATCCTGAAATATCAACACCTGGTGTTACTATAGGAACCGTACCCATTGCCAGAAGTTCAATCTCTCTATTGCACTTCTGACCAAAACCTCTTAGACACAAGCCATATTTTGCATTCTTGAGGGCCATCAAGTATTCTTCAGGACCCAATAAATACGGCTCCTTTACACCGACAGGCATGGAAAACTTGGAACAAATCGATTTCCAGCTATCGGTATCTTGACGAAATTTGCCTTGAATATCATTCTCAACACGTCCATAGAAGACTAGTGAATCACTTCTCTCTGAATAGCCTATCTCATCGACCGCAAGCTTCTCAACAAGACGGGGCTGTCTTGGCCAGAAAATCCATGGCTGCGCATCAGGCTTCTCAGATGATGGAGGATTTCCTGCGAGACAGAGCTTATATGACTGCTCAGCTTCCCCAGACTTCTCTAGCCAAGACCATGTAGGTCTATCATAAAGTAAGACCTTTCCTACACCTCCTAGCCAGCACTGTGTTAGAATAGGGTCCTCCTTGTGTTCCACATAACCCTTTTCGGCCCACATATTGATTAGCTCTCTAAATGAATCTCCCTTGTGTCCGAAAAAGCCGAATTTCATTGACTTTGGAGGTGTCAAGACAAGGGGTAGACTGACTGTCACTTCTGCCTGAAACCATTTATCAATCTCCTTCATTACAATCTTCTTAAATCCGTCAGCTGTTGACCTCGGATACTGTAAAAGTGTCCAATCAAGTGAAGCCGCTGCTGCAAGATGTAAAAGTGACTCAGAAGGCTCCCTTTCTTCTTGTAGCTCGAGAATCTTACAGCCAACAGGTGCAAGCCACATCCAAGCCCAAGTGTCATATTTGAGATTTTTTACTGATGAACTAAGAATGACTCGACCGGCTCCACAAAGTGTATCTGCCCATACAGATGCCTCAGCCCTAGAATAAATCACACGGATTTCATATCCCTTTCCTTCAAGGTATGTCTCAACAGACTTGAGTAGGTCATCTTTGATATGGAGTTCATCAGAGACAACTACGATAACCTTATCATTTGTTTCTTTTGTCCATCCACCAAACACATTGTCTCGCAGAGCATCAATGTCGGTTGGCATTAGACGCACTGAATGTGCAGTACGACCAACAACCGTATTTGCGAAAACCTGCGTCTGTTCACTATAATGGATAAGACGACCACGGGGCGATTTCCAATTGAATAGCTTAAAAGCCGGTAATAGGTCTGCACTTTGCTTACACCAAAATGATGCCTCTGGTGTTTTATTGTGTTGCTTGATAACCCGAGACAAGTAATAGAGTGTATATAGCGCAGGCCTATCTAGCCAATCGGTTTCTAGTGGAAAACACATCATCGTGTCAGTTATCTGAGCAGGCATCAAATGACTAATCTTATTATCTGACCATAATTCCTTTTGTATATCTGTTGAACCAACGCAAAGGTCAGTATGCTTGTATACTAGACCATTACAACTTACGAACGCTCCGTCAGTAATCTTAATCTGATGGTCCTGATTTGCTGGCGTCACATATGAATTTGCTCCATCTGCAGTCCAGGCAAAGCTGGTATCACGATTCATTTGAGAACAGAACATATTTAACATCTTGGAAGTTGTAGCCTTGATGGGTCTATCGAGAGGCTTGTAATTGAGAGCCTCATCCGTCCATTCATCCCAAGTCGTCAGTGGATTTAGCTCATGGATTCCATTAGGGTCTACATGCATATAGACAGGTCTGTCAACAATGTCTTTTGGGTCATAGTTGCGAATCTGAGATGCATGGACGTGTAGAGTACGCAGACTCATGGCAGGATTTACAATTCTGAACTTGTTTCTGAGAAACTCTACGAGAATCGCATTGTCACAACCGGCTGTGCCGAATTGAATTCTGAAGGGGTCTAGATTCCAGCGTCTCTCGAGAACACTGTCGCTATGTATGACCCAAGTATCCTGAGAATCTGAACGAGGGCCATTCTGACTAAAAAGTTCAGGCTGTCCTTGACCATTATTACCAGTCTCTTCCCAGCGTAGTAGGGCGAAGAATATATCATGTAAATCTACTGACCACAATGATGCCCAGCTATCATCTAAATAAATATCTGCGTTGGCGAATGCAACTAGGGTACCCTTACCAATTTTATTCTGTATAAATTCAATACAATCTGCATATGTTATACGGGTCTTCTTGTGAATCAATACTAGCTTTCCACCGTTACGATGCTGGGGCAGTTTAATATCTTTGGTTTCAACAAAAAGGTAGATTGTATCAATTAGGGGGTTATCTAGATTTTTAATGAGACACTTCTCAAGCTCCTTAGCACGAGACTGCTGAGGCGGCTTATAATACTGTTGAATGAGAACTAGAGGCTCTGGTAAATCTGCATCCTTGAGAAGTTCTAGTTTGATTGGTTTGAGCAGAGCGTCTGATAGACGTGAGTGACCGGCTTTGACACCGACAAGTCTCTGGTAACGAAACACTATAGATGCAGATACTAGTGCATCCTCCATAGTCCCGTCCCAATCAGGTCCAATGAATGGATACATCACTGAGAATTCCTCTAAACATAAGACGTTACCAAGACCAAATGCTCCAAATGTATCCTCACCGATACTCTCAACAATTTTAGACGAGATTAGTATAAAACGAACCTCTTTTGCTTCTGAACTTGCTAGCCATTTATGGACTTCTGGTGAATCATCTTTTAAAACAACGAGTTGAGGGTCCCATAGAAGCAGCTTTGGATCAACACCTTCAATTGCAATATCCCAGCGTTTCCATCGACCTGCATTTTCTGAAGGTGGTTCCTTCATCCAAACGAGTGTCTTTCTATTTTTCCAGACTGATGAATTTGACCTCATGAGGCGAATTGTTCCACCTGTCTTAGGGTTTCTTGCAAGCATCTACCATATTATAGTCGGAATAGTTTAGACCTCTTTATTTGATACTTTTATTATATTTGAATCTGTAGTTTTATTTAACTTAACTATATTTGGATATACTCTATATATATTTGCAGTTTTAGACATTAAACAGTATTGATGGTCAATAGCTTCTTTCATTATACTTAATTCAGGTAAAAGCCTAGTCTTAACTGAACTATTTTTAACAATATAGGCCCATGTTCCCCAAGGAAAAATCTTACCATTTACTTCAAAGATATTCTTAGATACTTGTTTACCACGACGACTGCTTGTATTTCCTAAAAATACAAGGTCCCAATCGTTGGGCAATTGTCCTTTAATAGTTTCTAAGGATTCTAGAAAGTTTGAAGGAAATACAATATCATCTTCAAAAATAAGAGTTGCTTCAGATTTATCGGCCTTATCAGCTGCAATTCCTTCAAGAAGTTTGCGATGCGCTAGAAAACACCCTATTACACCACGGTTCCTTTTAAAATTATGAGCTTTTCTAGAAACTCCACGTACACCTTTTTTCATCATAGACTTTGTTATTAAGACTCCTGCAACAGGTGTAATATTTAATCCGGCATGTTTAGCACTTTTACGTGTTTTCTTAAATCGTGACCCATTTTGATTCATAGTAATTGTATATGCATGTTTGAATAATTTACGATTTTTCCGGGTACCGGAATGTACCATCTAATTATGTAATATATTATTTAGATTCTATATAAACAAAAATAGTCATGTTATTTTAGATGTCCTGGTGTATCCTAATTAATACAACACCCAAATACATGCAGCTTGTTGAGGTTCAAATTACATGTATTCGTAGATATGCTAGCCGCCTTTCTTCAGTACCCATATTTTTAGCAACTGAACTCACTTCTCTAGATGAATGTGTGCATCGTATACTTCAATTGGAAAATGTGCATCTCATACAGCTTCAGAACAATGAATCGGGATTTTTAGAAAGTCGTGTAGCTGCTTTATCTTATATACCCGAATACGAGTTCGTATTACCACTTCAGGATGACTTTTGGCTGGATAGAACCCCAGATATTGACGAGGCACTCTCAATCATACAATCTGATTCAAGAGTACACAGTCTCAGATTAATGCCGTCTCCAGGACCATCATTTCATGACGTTGCATACAAGGGTGACTGGAAGGTTCTTAGTAAGCATGACACCTATAGATTTACATTTCAGGCAACTCTATGGAGAATCTCATCATATGTAGAATTTTTAAATCTAGTTCTTTCATCTGCATTAATAGAATTTGCCCGTCTTGGATTTCCTAAGTCTGAGTGGTCTAGATATTGCATTCGTTCAAATGTTGCTGAAAATATCAAAGGGCAGGAGATTTTTTATGAGACATGTATGAAATCTGATAGATTGCATTTAGCTATAGTTAGAAAGCATTCTGAAAAAAATGCAGTCTTCATGTGTCCATGGCCATATAGGCCGACTGCTGTCGTTCAAGGCTGTTTGGAGCCTTGGGCGAAAGAGTTTGCAATGAGAGAAGGTTTCAATATAGAATGGAATTAGAAAATATCACCAAATGTTGTCCAGAATACACCCTTTGAAGCTGTGCCGTTTATAGTGAATTGTGAGATAGTCTTACCACTGACATTTAATGGTGTAGTTACTGACCCCTCAGCATAAGTCAATTGAACAGCATAAGTAGTATCTTTATATGATTTACCAAGTGTTACAGTCGCAGCGGTTGTATTTGAACCATATTGTATAAAGGGCTGTCTTTCTCCAGAAACATTGATTGATGATGTGAAGATAGTACTTGCATATAGTTGCCATGTTATTATAGTTGATTCCATAAAAGGAACTAGAGATGTACTAAAAGAGTCAATACTTGTACTCATTGTTGATGTTATCAATAATACATTTGTAAGTAGAGTAGAAATAGTTGAACTATCAGTTCCACCACCAACGTCTATCAAACTTGTACTGAACGTATCTATACTTGAACTGATAGTTGATGTTATTAGTAATATATTAGTGTAGAGAGTAGAAATAGTTGAGACGTCATTGCCTAATTCGGCCATTGGATTTGTCATGATTGTAGACATCAAAGTGGAGAGACCCACATTGATTGTTGAATTGATATTATTGAGATAGGTAGCAAATGTAGAAAGTGTACACGGATGATTTCCTCCCAAATCAATCACTCTATAATTATTGATACTAGAGATAGTTAATGCTGAAATATCTGCATATGATGAAGAAATAGTTGAAACAGATAGATTTATGGCAGTTATATTTTGTGATGATATACTTGATACATTGAGATTATTTGTAATAGTATTATATGTCACTAAACTGGATGCGTATATACTAGATACATTTTGTTGAACAACGGTAAAATTACTGAGATTTAGATTTACGAATTCACCATTATATGACGAGACATTTGATAGATATAATATAGACGACATATAAACAGCCGCAGTATATTTGTAGCCCAATTGATTCGTATATAATGAACTTATACGGAAAGTTTCAGAATTGGTCTGGCGTCCATATACTAGTTGTACAGTATATGGGCTAGATGGGATAATGCTCCCAAAGCTGTAACCGAATGCGTTACTTGCAGAATATGCTGTAAGTGGACTATTTTGTGATTGACCATTAATCAAGTTTTGGTTATAGGCAACTTTGGATATATTTGTAGTACTTTCAAGAAACGTTATACCATTATACCCATCAGCAGCAATATTAAAATTCGTATTACAACCAGATGTATAAAATGTGCTGGCAACCATTACATAGGTTGATAATTCTAGATATGGCGCCACGTTACTCAAACTAGAAAAGGTCTTAGGAAACCATGAAATAGATTCACTGAAAAGTGGAGCCTCTAAAGTATTATAACCATACGCATTATAAATTGGTGCAATAGAATATGATTGCACTCCATCCAGATAATCTGTCATATTTGTGAATGTTAGATAGTCAGTTTCTTGAATCTTGGAATATGTGAAATTTACTATGCAGATTGGCTGGTCAGTGATTGTATTTGTGATTGTATTTTCAACAGTTTTGAATGCATCCAAGCGTGGATATGCCAGAGCTTTTGGTGTATAATCTACACCGTTTATATTGAATGCTAGATTGCCTTTCCATGATACTGAAAACGGATGTGGGTCATCATTTGGAAAAAAGGCGAATGTTCCCTTTAGTGCATACATACTTGAAAATTTCACATTTGCTAGTGTACTCATTGTAGATATTGTTGTATTACCAGATTCTAAATCAACTGATGTAGGATATATAGGGGGGCTGACTGGATTTCCAAAGGGCTGTGTATCATTAAATACGTTATAGAAACTGGAATACGTGGGGTAATATGTTATATTAAGCGGTGATACAGATGGACTATTCGATGCAATCGGGACTAAATTAGTATTTTCTAACTCTACAAGTGTAGACGCCCAATAATAGGGAGTTAAAATAGTAGATGTCATAATTAGACGTGAATTATTAGAGGCTTGTTGATTCAGTATATCAATTTCAGATTGTAAAGCCGATGATGATGAAACTATATTTGACCCAGTAGATATACTCAAAACATACCTATCTGTAAAATATTCATACCAGACAGTAGATATACCTCTTGAAAATCTATCAACGTCTCCTATTATAGTTGAATTATATGCAATCTTATTATCAATATTTGTAGACATTGTACATATTGCAGATTCAAAGACATCATATGATAATATTTGTCCATATGATGTAGAAAGAGTTGATAATTGAATACTTGTAACTGCCGTGCTGATTAGAAAGGTTTGATTTCCAAAAAGTGTACTTAAAAGGGGTAATGTGACAGTTGATAGAGAAAATATAATTTGATTCTTTGCATAATTTGTTTTAATGACAACTACATCTTCACCCACAAAACTTAAAATCGAAGATGGACCTTGAGCTTCCATAACTATACTTTTATTCGTGCTAGCTTCAACTGTATTTGCAGGTACATTACTGTATACAAGCATTTTATTGAATGAATATGGTAGTGTGCTAACGAAGGGTAATTCTCTACCATCAAAAAACATCGTGTTTGTTTGGGGGTCACCCGTAATAGTAATACCACCAGTTCCTACAAATAATACATTACTATTTACCTTATTAGCAACAGGGTCAAATGCAACAATTGAATTTTGTTGACCACTGATATCAAATTGTCCAAACGCCTTTGCATATAAAAAGGCTGTATTAGATGCCGTAGGATCATTTATAAGCCCAGCATTCGGCCCATCAAGTAATGAGAATGTTGCATTTGTAGCTTGGTCAGCTGTATACGTGCCTACAGTGGTCCTTATTTTATGAAAACTAGCACCATATAAAAGCGATGATAATGATGACGGTGTTGACCAGAATGTTCCACCTTCACCGTCAGTTGTTAGAAACTGAAAGGCGGGTATATTTACATTGTTATCGCCTCTTGTATTGATTGTATTTACAGTGAGGTTATCAATATATTCAGACCTCTCATGAGACGCCATACTATCTTTGATTAAGATTCTTTAAGAAGCCTATTCACTCGCATTTGTAATGTGGATACCCTATGAAGAAGATGTTGCGTTAATCCATATCTTGCCTTATACAGTTGGTCTGTATCAAGTGATTTGAAGTTAGTAAATCCATATTCATCCTTCTCATATACGGAATTTGTGAATATCTTTTCAACTTCTTGACTGAGAAACCCGATTGTCCTATTTGTTGGTAATTGTAGAGTGCTACGATATGATTCTTCCCAAGTATATGAAACAAGTCGGAGACTAGAAATTTGCTCAACTAGTAATTGAATACTTGGATTTGATATTGTCTCTTTAATGCGACTATCAGATACAGTTAGCCATGTAGTACCAGACGGTTTTCTTGCATCACCAGTTGCAATATCTAGAGCATATGCTGGATTTAAGGTATTTATTCCAACATATCCGAATGCAGTACGGTTGTATATACGCAATAATGATAAATCACCATTATTAAAGCTAGTCGTTGAATAATGTGTTAGGAGGGACTGTTTGGAATTAATCGGCACAGGATATAGGCTATTATACATTTCAAAATTTGGCAGAATTAAATCAGCAACCGTCGTAGTTATCTTTGGTTGAATTGATATTCCGCCTTGTATATTCAATCTATATTCATTATTTAATGCAGTATTTACATTTACACTACTTATTCTAAAGGATGATGTAAGTGAACTTAAATTATTAGTATTAACCGAATAGAATATTGTGCTACGTGTTAACCATCTTGGAGTTATATCCCCCTTTGCATATAAACTCGTGCTATAATCAGATATAATAGGTAAAGCTTCATAATAAATGCTTGAACCTTGAAACGGTATGAGTGTAGATAAGAATGTAGATTGGACAGAAGTACTCAGTGAATTAAGATATACATATATGTCACCTGCTTTTAGGATATTCGTACCAGGAAATGCTTGATTATATATATATGTGCTATAATTGATTGTTGTACTTGAAATTGAGTTAAAATTTGTAGCGCTAGTGTTATAGGCCGTTATTCCAGCACTGATAAAATTTGCTACATTTATATTAATTTGATAAATAATAGTACTATTTGTAGATAATACCTGCTGTTTTTCGTAGAAATAGCCACTACTCACATATAAAGTTGCGCTACTTATTGTACTCATTATTGTAGAATTATATACAAAGGCTGTGCTAAATATCGATGATACACCTGGTGCTGAATTAACGAGATTCACTGCATTCGAATACGGTAGTATAATGGAAGATATTGTATGACTATAGTCTATATAGGTTACACTTGTATTGGTGCTTAATTCTGCATTCATAGTTGAAACACCAGGTCCAGTTATATATGAATTGATTATATTGTATAATGTAGAAGTATCTATAACTATTGATGTGGATAATGAGGATACTCCAGAATTTATAGTACTAAGATTATTAATTAAACTAGCTCCTAATATATATGCTATATTTGCTGAGAATGTACTAAATACAGTAAGTGATGTAGTAGATAAATTGGTATAACCTAAATAGTTAGTAGACACATTGAGTGGTCTATAGAAAGAGGTAAATGTAGAATCTAATAATGTACTCATTATGTATAGTCCTGGTAGTGAATTAACCCTATCATAGTATGCTATAGATGAAACAATTGAACTTACCGCAATTGTAGAAAATGTACTTAGTGGTTCAGCTAGTACGTTCGTACTCATGGCATTAATAAGGCTTGTATTAAGAGTTTGTTGGTCTCTATTAATTCCAGCATTTCCTGTGCTGATAAATTGTGGAATACTAAATCCATCGAATGTAGGAATTTTAGTATTGTCTATAGTTGATATAAGGAATGATGATATAGTCGATACTTGATTACCAAATGTTGATGCATAATTCAGTGTACTTATAAATGTGCTTTGAATATCTGTATAGAGAGTAGAGATTGACGAACCTCCGTCTACATAATTATATGCACTTGATATAGTCGCATTAATAGATGACCTATATTCGTATAAACTGCTATTTGAATATCCCCAACCAGTTGATATACTAGATAATGTGTTTGGAAAGTTAGTACTTATATTTGTATAAAAGATTCCATTTACATTATTGAAAATAGTCGAGATTGAACTTAATCCTGGTCCGATATATCCTGAGGGCAATCCTGTCCAGTATGATGCTAATGGAATAGTGCTTGGAAAGTCTCCACCAAGAAGAGGGTTTGGATTTAATATTGCATTATATGTAAATTCTCCAGCACGCTCTCTTGGTATATATTTTTTAATACCGATTTCAATAAGTGTAGAAGCATTTGGTGAAAACAATGTGTCATAAAATCCATCGACAGTTGTACTTACTCCTGAATAAAGTGTAGAGTAATTACGACTAACAGAACTATATGTAGTGTATACAATCGTAGAATTTATACTACATATATATTGTAGACCAGATACTGTACTTAGAGGTATATTACTATATGCATTAAGTGTTGAATACATTGCATCAGTAAATGATGCTAAATTTGACGTATTAAGATATAGTGATGACGATGTTTTATTATATGTTTCTTGTATTGATGAAATCGCCTGTTCAAATAATATACCACTTGAATAATTATTTAGCAAAGGATTAAATATAGAGTCAGTCGGTTCATTTGTCCACTTGGAAAATGCACCAATACTACTAACAATCGGAGTATACGCCTTTGAAGATGACACTAGCAAACCCCTATTATAAAGTGTTGCTATTGTCAATAAGTCTATATCAAGGCTTGTTTGGGATAAAGCCATCTAAGATTACCGTAGAGTTCTTAATTTAAGAACTCTCTAAGGGTGCCACCGAGTAGCGAATTATAATACTTAATAGGTCAGACTCGCTTTGCGAGTCTTGACATTAAGAGTTCTTAATTCGGTACTTGGCGGTATGATTTTTTTTATTATATACATTGCAAACGAGATTCAAGTGTTGAAACTTGGGCTTCTAGTTTTTGAATTGTATTGAGTAAATACTTGGTGGCTCCAAATTCTAATTTGAATATTTGGTCAGTATCAAGTGAATGAAAATCATTGAGACCATATTCATTTGTATATCTTATACTTTCTGGTAAAGATTTCTTAACTTCTTGTGCTATAAACCCATACTGCGCATTAGAACCGACACCTGTTTTTTGTTGAAACTCTTTTACAAAACTGTATGTGCGAAGAGGTATTTCCGATACTAGATTTGCACATGACATTAAATCAACCGTTTCAATATTTCTTTTCACACGTGAATCACTTGCCGTAACCCAATTCGTACCGATTGGTTTTCTAGCATTTCCTACACCAATATCAAGAGCATATTCGGGATAAGTTGTATTAATTCCTATATTTCCTTCATTGAGAGAATCTGAATGACGGATTGTTAAACTACCATCATTGAAATATATGGTTGACTGTATGATATTCATGCGATTTCTTGAATTCATTATAGCTGGAATTTCTCCAGAATAGATATCAAAGTTTGATAATTGAATTGATGGAGTTGTATTTGAAGAGTATCCAATACTATTGATTTTTCCTGTGGTTACACCGATTGTTCTTGTAGTCCATGAGAGGCCATTCGGTGAAGTCATAATTCTTTGCAAAGAACCTGCAGTCCCTGCAAGATTCCAGAGTGACCCATCCCAAGTAACTGTTTGAATTGTGCTGACTTGTGTTTCTGCTATAGAGACATATGTCCAATCAATACCGTCATAACTATACATTAGATTCGATGAATTACCATTTGAACCAGCCGCTAAAAACTTGTCTCCATTCCACGCAACTGTCTGTGCTGTACTCAGCTGTGGTATTCCAACATCTGTCCATACAGATGCATTACCGCTGTATTTCATAGATGTTGTACCGCTTCCAGTTGCAACCCAAGTTCGCCCATTTGTAGTAACAGAATTGCCTTGACCAGAAAATGAGTTCGTTGCTGCAGCCCATACACCTGTGGGTGTTGTATATTGTATATTTGTAAATGGAGGAACTGAATTATTGCCGACTGATACCCAAGCAAGACCATTCCATGCTAAGCCATTCATTGAATCCATTACAATTGCAGGTGCTGCGTCTGTCCATGTAATTCCGTTATAACTTATTAGTAAATTTGGTGAATTGACTGATGTTCCTGCTAACCAATATGACCCTGACCATTTAACACAGAGAACCGAATATGAACCTGCTGGTATTGTAGCATTCGTCCAACCAGACGCTGGATTTATAGAATATTTAATTGAATTTGTAGTTGGACTAGTTTCACCTACGATGACCCATATCTTACCATTGTATGCAATATCATTTGCTTTTACTGTAAATCCTGGGTCTGACGGACTTATTCTGTATGTAGATTCCGCATTTGAGTTTATAAAGGCGGTATTCGGATTTGCTATTCCAACTAATATATGATGTGTGCTAGGTTCATTTGGTAAGAGGAGTTTGGCACTTCCTACGATAGAAAGCGGGTACTCAGTTGTAGATGATGTATTAATACCGATTGATGATGCGTAGAGTACAGAATTTATAGTGAGATTTGACGTAGTAATTAGATTTGTAGTAAACGTCGAAAATGTTGGAGAATATATATTTTCTTCTGAGACGGTTGATACTGATGTGTAGCTAGATACAAGATAATTCAAGGTTGTAAAGAATGAGCTTTCAACACCAATATAGGAAGAAAACAATCGTGAAACGGATGTACTGGCAAACGTTGAAACGTTGCTTGTTTGTATTACTTGAGTTGCAAGCTGTGTATTAACATAATTAGAAAAACTTGTAATTGTATTATTAAGTGTAGTTATATCAGTAGCAGGATTTAGATTTGAATATGTTAGAGCATCATTTGTACTAAGAACATTATATTCACCAATTAGACTACTGTTATTTTGAGAGATGGTTATAATAGATTGATTTAAAATTGCATATTCACTGGCATATGGAGCCATTGATAGTGTTAAGAATGTTGAAAGAGATGATACACCAGGATCCGTTCTTAATGACGATGTAGTATATATATAATTTGAGAATGATGAGAATAGTGAAGTAAGACTTGTACTTATAGATGAAAAATTGGGGTTTATAAAAGACGAAAGAGATGATAGCCCTGGTCCACAATAAATTGATGGAAATACTGTTGATATATAAGTAGAGAGATTTAATATTGCTGTTCCTTGTGTAGTTGATAGAGTGCGTAGAGTGGAGAATGGAGACTGTAGATCAAAAACAGTTGATATAGTTGAATATGCAGATGGCAGCATTGTAGAGAATGATGAAAGACTTGTCAAATTATTGTAATTATTACCGAATGATGTTGATAATGTTGAAAGTGATACAGACACTGCTTCTTGTTGAAGAATTACATACGTGTAGCCAACTGTACATATTGCTGTATTAATTATATTAATCTGAGTATAAAGAGATGTAGAAAATGTTGAAACAGTGTCACCCTTCAAAAACCCTGCACTTGTAGATACTGATTGATATATTCCAGTTAAATATGTACTCATCGTACAAAGTCCTGGCGTACCAGCAGTTGCTTGAGCATTTACAATACTTGAAAAATATGCTCTATTCATTAATGTAGAAATAGAGCAGATACCAGGTATACCACGTTGTATAATATAATAGGATGATAGTGTAGAAAGTGAATTATCGGTATATGTTGATAGATTACTGAGTCCAGCGGTTGGGTTATAATTTGCAACACTATTACTAAATCCAGTCAGTGTAGATGTAATTAGGGTTGATAATGTACTGAAAACTCCTCCTGAAGCAGTATTAATAATGTTATAAATACTACTATTAAATCCAATCATAGTTGATGCATCTTCACCTACAGTTGTTGATATACTATTGCCAGTATTAGTACTAAGTACTGTTATTCCACTGCTTATATTACTGTAATAATCAGTGAACAATGTTGATATAGTACATACTGCAGGTGCTTGATTAAAGGTTATTTCAAGTGTTGTACTGAAATCATTGAATAATGGAATAAATTGTGAAGAGATTGTTGAAATAGAATTTCCCAGTGTAACAATGTTACGCTGCAAGGCGAGTGTTTGAATATTTTGTCCTTGAAGAATATTATTACCTTGAATTAATAATAAATATGAATCATTATATGTAGATATTAATACTGTACTTATATATTTATTTATAGTACTTTGAGTGGTAGATGCATTAATACCAACTGCAGTAGATACACTACTGATACCACTTGCTAAATTTAGTTGATTTACTGACAGACTATTTATAGATGTTATTATGTCTGGTATGGTTGATGGTGTAAATAATATACCAGCTACGCTTAGCACTTGTTCAGGTGTAAAATATTGAAATTTCTTATATACATTACTACCCCCTGGAATGACAGGAATTGTATAAGATGAAATTTGTTCATTTGATTGGGATTTCAAATATAGATTTTGATATGTCAGCTCATCTATATCCAAGGTTCTCTTTGAAGAGGCCATTATCTACTATGGTAAATAGTGAAAATTATGAATATGATGCGCAAATACCTATATTCATAATTCTATTTCTAAGTGTAGATGGTCGGGCAAGGAGGGCTTTTACAGTTAGTAGCTCTTGGAAAACAGGATGTATTCTTAACTGGAAATCCTCAGATGACATGGTTTAAAATGGTTTACAGACGCTATACAACATTTGCAATTGAGAGCCAGCCAATGTATTTTGATGGTACACCTGATTTTGGTAAGAGGATTACATGTTTAGTTCCCCGTAGGGGTGATTTATTAAGTCAAGTAATTCTGGAACTGACCTTACCGGCATTAGAACTTCTTGATGGAACGCCTGTATCCTATGTAAACGCTATAGGTCATGCATTAATCCAAGAGATAACAATTGAAGTTGGAGAGCAGGAAATTGATAAGCAGACTGGAGAATGGATGGAGATTTGGTCAAATTATATAACTACGAAGGACAAGCAAACTGGGTTTTACAATATGATAGGAAAAGTTGATGGATATTCTCCACCGACACTTAATGGCCCAATTAAGTTATACATTCCTTTGCGATTCTGGTTTTGTCGTAATCCTGGATTAGCATTACCGCTATTAGCTCTCCAGTACCATCCAATTCGCATTAATCTTACAATAAGGCCTCTCAATCAATTGTTTTTTTCACAGGCATTGACTACACCGGCATGCAACAGTCTAGAAGTGAAACCGGCACATATAACGGATTTGATGTTGTGGGGTGACTATATATATTTGGACCCTGAGGAGCGTCGTAGGTTTGTTAGTTCAACACATGAGTATTTGATAGAACAAATTCAATATACTTCTCCGATTCCAATCGCCCCCGGTGCTACGAATGGGTCTCTTCGTCTAGAATTTAATCATCCAATTCGTGAGATGTTTTGGTATGTTCAGAGAGATGATATGACCCGTTATCATGAGTATTTCAATTATAGTTCTTTAGGGACCTTTGAGGTCGGAACTAGAAATGATATATTATTGGATGCAGTTCTTCAACTTGATGGGTTTGACAGGTTTCAAGTTCGGGACGCTGGATATTTCCGTCTTGTTCAACCATGGCAACACCATACTGTTATTCCAGAAGAGTCATTTGTTTATTCGTATAGCTTTGCTTTAAAACCAGAAGAAGTACAGCCGTGTGGGTCAATGAATGCAAGTCGTATGGATTCTATAGTTCTTCAAGTTAATATAGACCCAGCTTTGACTAACTTAGGAACTTTACGTACAAGAGTGTATGCTATCAATCACAATGTATTCCGTGTAGCAGATGGTTTTGGTGGAGTTCTATTTACAATATAATATGGGTTGCGGTTTGTAAATTATAGATTTATAGCATCATGTAGGATAGAGAGGAATGAATCTAGATATTGGTATAACACAGGGTTCCTATTGGGGTGGGGCTCAAATACCGTATTGGTTATATATGGTTATAACAATATTTCCAATTACGGGTCTTTTAGGACTTGACCATCTAATCTTACGAAGTCCAAAGACCTTCATATTAAAATTATTGACAATGATACCATTATTGGGATTCTGGTATTTCTATGATATAGGTCAAGTAGTTGGTGAAAGAGAATTGGTTGAAAAATATGGACTAGGTGTGCCTTATTATGGTCCGATAGCTTTGGGTGCAGGTATGTTTATTAATAAAGACTCAAAAAATCTGGCTCCCGCAGATGTTCCAAAACCATGGATATTTATGGCATATGTATTAGTCAGTATAATATTCATAGCCTTTCCTCTGAATAAACTAGTCATTGGTGACTATTGGGGTGCAGGAGGACAGTTGGGAATGTATTTTTTTGGTATATTTACATTTGGAATAACAATATTATTAGCAATCTTTTGGGGGTTGTATGATATATTTAGGATACTATTTGATACTAGGGGCCTTTTTGAAAAGGGAGCAGTTCGTATATTTCCGGCAACAAAGCTTATGGACCCATATTTTAATAAGGGTGCGCTTGGACCAACTAAAGCGCTTCCTAAACTACCTGAGACTCTCTTTGAAAAGACAGTTGATGCTGTAACAAAGGTTCCATTAACTGCTGCACAAGCTGCTTCCACTATTACAAGTGCCTATGGCAAGGCGGTGGCAGGTGTTGTGGGAGCAGCTGGACAAGTCACTAAGGATGCAGTTGAAGCAGCAGATGCATCGACGATTGGTTTAATAAAAGAGGGTGCTAAGGATACTCAGGAACTAATGGGTACAGTTACTGGAGCAGTGACAAATGTCGTAGGGGCTACTGCAGGAACTGTCACAAAGACAGCTGAAGCTACGGGTGGATTACTTGACGTAGTAACAAAACTTCCAGGAATTCTTGAAAAGGTTGGTTCGGCAGGTCCTCCTAAACAGACTGGAGGTGCAATGATGGATTCTGCATCAACATCATCTACTTTACTATTATTTAGTGTAGCTGTAGCGGCGTTTGGGGGATACGTTTTATATACTATGAAAAAAACACTCGGCTCAGGTATAAATGTCGAGTCAGATGACCCCCCTCCAAACCCAGGAACAGTTCGAAAAACTTCTGAAACCAGTTGATGAAAAAGGTAAACCGGCAGCTGAAGCAGTGATAGTTTATTTTACGGCATCGTGGTGCGGGGCATGTAAGCGTATTGATTTTGATAGCCTACTCTCATCTACACCTAAAACACTTGTATGGTACAAGTGTGATGTAGATGAGAATAAGTATACTCTTGGATACTGTGGTCTAAGTAAAATCCCATCATTTGCTCTTATAAAGGATGGAAAGTTTTTTGGCAAATTCAGCAGCTCTGACACACTTACAATATTTGACAATCTTAAGATGGCATTTTTTGACTCAGCAGTATAGAATGGAACCGGTTGCACCAGTAAAAGTAAAGAGACGAGATTTAATGGATAATATTAAATCCCGTATAAATGCTGGATATAATGTCAGTAATCTTAAGAAAAATGCAAAGGATTTAAAGGATAAGGTAAAATTCTTTGAGAAAAAAGAGGCTACCGGTGAACTTAAAGAATATATGCGACCAAGATATGAATTAGCAAAAGAGTTACTTGGCAGATTATCTGAATTTGGACCGGGTCAGGCTACAGCTATTGCTGCGCCTATGCCTGCGCCTATGGCTACAGCTATGCCTGCACCTATGGCTACAGCTATGCCTATGCCTGCGCCTATGGCTTCATCAACTGGGTTTGCTAATGCTGCACCTATTGTTAATACGTTCAATCCAAATGCTGCTTCAAAATCAAGACAGAAGTCAAAGGGAAGTTTAAGGTTACGTAAATCAACACAGCTACCGACTGAATCGGCGTTACCGACTGAATCGGCGTTACCGACTGTATCAGCTTCACCCACTGGATTGGGTTCACCCACTGGATTGGGTTCACCCACTGGATTGGGTTCACCGATTTTCAATCCTCCGCCCGCAAGTCCTCCTCCACTCCCCATTCCAAGTGGACGCTACGATGCAAATGGCACATTTCACATAAATGCAGTTCCAAGACCTCCTTTTGTAAATAGTGCAGTAGCAGTAAATTCTCCAGGCCAAACATTTGGCCTTCTCAAAAAGGGTCGTAGCAAAACTATAAAAAAGCGCCTATCAAGCCCAATTGTTAATAAGTATTTGTATGAGGCTACACAAGAGTTCCTACCTCTTCCAGAGTTATATGACCCATACACTGGAAGAAAGTTTGCAGCAGAAGAAGACCCAATGCCAGAAATTGAGAGGGCATATAATATGTTAATTGATATCTACAATAAAGCGCAGCGCAAGGCAGCCACTCTAAGAAAACGTGGGTCTAGATAGAAGAGATGGTTCACTACGATATATGTATAATAGGCGCCGGTATGGCCGGCCTCTATTGTGCATTAGAACTCAGTAAAAAGTATCCGACCATGCATATATGCATTCTCGAGAAGTATCCATTTATAGGTGGGCGAACATCAACCTTTCATCACGATGGTATGCAATGGGAAGCAGGTGCAGGACGTCTTCATAAGACACATACAAACGTGATTAAACTTATAGACCATTACGGTCTTACTCTGATTCCTATAAGTGATGAAATAGAAATACGGCCTAATTCTTCAACTGTGATGCCAGTCGAGTTTTCAAATTGTCTAAATACTTTGGCTCTTGAATCTTTGGATCCACTCATCTTAAGAACACATACTTTAAAAGAGCTTGCCACTAAGGTCATGGGTCCAAGTAAGGCGAATGAACTCTTAGATACATATGAATATAGGTCTGAGCTAGATACTCTAAAGGCTGATAATGGTCTTTATTCACTCAATCATGAACTTGGTAGCCCTAGTGGATTCTCTGTAATTAAGGAGGGATTTTCAGCTCTTGTTGGTGCAATGAAGCGTGATATAGAAACAAGGGGTGTTGAAATTATGCGAGAGTATGAAGCAACCGATATATTAATACATGATGACCACTATAAACTGCCTATTCGGAATAAACCAGCTGTGCAAGCACGGAAGGTTATTGTTGCAGTAACAAGAAATGATTTGGCTCATATGCCGTGTTTCAATGGATTACCAATTCTTAAACAGGTCAAAATGAGACCTCTTGTACGAATGTATGCAGTCTTTCCTAAGGTGAATGGACAGGTCTGGTTCAATGACGTAAAAAAGTTTGTATGTCCTGCGCCTGTTAGATATGTTATTCCTGTAAATCCTGCTGAGGGTATTATAATGATATCATATACTGATGGAAAAGATGCCGAGTACTGGATAAAGGCTATAAAGAATAAAGGTGAGGGCCCTGTAATAAAAGAAGTAATGAAACAGGTACGTGATATATTTCCCGGTAAAATAATTCCGGAACCCACATATTTTAAGATTCACCCTTGGTCCGATGGCTGTTCATATTGGACACCAGGTGATTATGATTTTAATAAGGTGTCAAAGGCTTCCGTAAGACCATTACCGAAGTCAATGCCAGGTGTGTATATGTGTGGAGAATCTTGGGCTTATGCTCAGGCTTGGGTGAAGTGTGCAATAGACCAGGCAGAACATGCACTTGATGCTTTGTATGAGGATAATTGAATTTTTATAAAAAACTATTATTAGATGGCTGAAAATCGTTTAACTAGAAGCACTAGAAACAATAAATTAGCTCCGGTAAATATTAATTCTAGTAATTTACTTACACGTTTAAGTAATATCAATACTGATGATATTTCAATTAACTACCTCAAGTATATTATTAATAACCATATATCATCTGATGATTTTACGGTGTGCCCTATTATTGATATTAGTTTGAATACCACACATACATCATTAAAAATATTAACAAAGATGTTAAAAACATCAGACAATTTAACAATTAAAGAAATTTATAATATTCTAACCAATAATGGACAAGGATTAATTATAAATAATAAAAGTGGTGGACACATCCGTAAAAACCGATTTTCAGGAACTAAAGATATTGATATAAATATTGTTGAATGGAATAGACTTGCAAATATTATTTATACTGGTAGCCCTGATGATATGATATCAAGACTTAGAGGAATGTATGTATTTCCAGAAAAACGAGTATCTAAATTTCAATTAACACATGCAAAATTACTAGAAGAAAATATTGGAATGCCAGCCGTTAATAATGATGAGCCATTCGTTACAACTGAAATATTAAACGGAGTAATTAAAAATATATTAGAAGAAAACAGTAAGCGTCCTACAAGAAATTTAAATGAGTCCATTTACCGAATGAGTGATAGTGTATATGAAGGTTCTAATGAAGTAATGAATGCCATTGAGATCTTTTTAGAAAATACAATAGAATCATCTATTGTATCTAATAGTGAATTAGTAAATGGAAAGTTCTTAGCAGAATTTAAAGTGGGTGAATCTGTAGATGCAGATGCTGAAAGAACTGCATCAAAATTTAGAATATTTTGGCAATTTTCAGATACAAGAGTTTTAGTAGATGTAATGTGGAATAAATTGATTTGTCATTTATTGGATACTGATCTTATAAATAGAAATATAATCTTACATGATTTTTCTTGTGGAATACTTAATACACCTCAAACATATGGAATACAATATACAAAGGATGGTCCAGCAGACATTGTACAATTTGATTTTACAAAATGTTATGATTCTGTTTTATGGGAAGTAATAGAGTTATTATTAACAAAGTGTTTTAAACGGCGATTTAATTACAAATTCAATGATGAAACTCGTGCAAATAAATATTCTCATTATTTTGTTAATATCTATATGACATTATTAAGAAAATCTATAATGGACTATAATGGCAATCCTATACTTATAACTACAGGATTACCAACAGGATTAATATCATCTCGTGCAGTAATAGCATGGTGTTTGGAGGAAATAATATATATGTGGTTAGAAAAAATTGATTATAAGATAGAAGAAGATTTTATTATAAAAGTATATGTAGATGATATTTTTATTAGATTCTTAACTGCACGTGCTAAATCAAATGTATCAGAAATAGTACAAAGCTTCTGGGATTTTATGCAGAGTTTTGGATTTACATTTAATTCTAAAAAGTGTCTTGCTGATCCTGCTTTAAACATTAAATTAATAACTAAAACGGATGGTGCTAATAATGTCCAATTTGAATTGCCAGAATTAACAGTAAGAGATAAATATTTAGGTATACCATATACACGTGACCCAAAAATATATTTAGAAGTATTATTTACAGAAATACCTAATAAAAAAATGGAGTTTACAAAATTTAATTCATGGTTAGCAATTATTGGAGTTCTTGAACATCCTAGATTAATACATTACTACAAATGGAAACTACGCCCATTTTTTATTCGTGAACCTAGTTACAAAGAACTAAAGGATTGGCTTATTGAAAATACTTTAGGAAATTATAAAGCATTGACTATTGAAGATTCTGTCCCATTTATTAGAAAGACTGCACTATCAAGAGAACGAGTCACTGAATTGTCTGCAAGTGATATAAAATCTCTAATAGAAAATGAGGTCATATTAAAATCATCAAATAAGTCAGGATTTATAGAACAAATAGCACAAGGATATGAGCAAACAATTCATCTTAATGGTAATTTTGAGAAGCTTGAACAAACACAATTAAATATAATTATGTTAGAAACTGGTGCATCTATTACTAAAAATCCTGATAATACAATAACTATTACTGGTCCAGAACAGGCATGTAATATTGCAAAAAAATATATTCTTGACAAGCATAATAATAGTTTAGTTTCTCCTAATTCTAATATAAACCCATCTCTAAAACCACCGAGTGATAACAAGATAATAAAAGTTAAAGTTAGATTTTCAGATAATGATGTTGGTTGGTATAATTTAAGAGATCTTTTAATAGAAAGTGGAACTATTTCTACATTTAACGATGGTCGTGAATTTAAAATCGTAGTTTCATCGTCATTTTGGCCAATGAAAGGTGGAAAATTAACTAGGCGTAAAAGGAAAAATAAAACCATTACTGCCAAAAAAAGAAAGTAAAGATATCATCATTAATAACGTAATTTCTAAAAGCAAAGCTTATAGAAATTAAGTAGTTCACAGTAGGTTATCTAAAAAATAAGCTTTTTATCTTCAATAAGTCTATTATAAATATAATTTACTAATTTATTAGGAGCTATTTCATTTAATTTTGATTCATTAAATGCGCTAATTCTATTTGATTCATCATTTTTAGAGAATCTTGCTAAATCAAAGTCTACAATATAGACATCATTCGCCTTTGATACCATTACATTCCCTTGATGTAAATCATGGTGGATAATTCCTGAATTATTTAACTTCTTTATTTTTTTACTAAGTTGTTCTATAGCATCTGCTTTTTTTTCAGATGATTTCCATTTTATGTCTGACCAAGATTTACCTTCAATATATTCAAATACTTTTACGATTTGCACTTCTCCACTTTTTCCAAACATAATAAAACAGTCATAAAATTTAGGACCAATGTTAAGCTTGCCGGGTATTTTACTAATAGCCGTAGCATCAGCCACACGTGGCGCAGTCTGTGATGAAGGCGTCCATGAATCAAATTTAAATGCTTCTATTTTAATTGCCACATAACTAGTACCCTTTGGCACATTTTTAACACATGTTGGTGGCTTAGTCTTAAAAACACTACCATAAAATCCGGAACCTAGTAGCTTTGCATGCTTTTCATATTTTTCAACACACTTCTTAAATTCATCACTGGTTTCCATGCGGATTCCATATTTACTCCAATATTTTGGCTCTTTTATTTTATTATTTATTAGAATTCCAGATATAATGTTTTTAAAAGAATATAAAAGGGGGTGCTCGGGTGGTTCAGGTACATCCATAGTTGGTTTATATTCTGAAATGTATTTTATAACAGTTGGTTCAAACTTTTTTAAATCAAGAGATTGATCATTCATTCTATTTAATGTCTGCGTTTATTTGTCTTCTTAACTTTTTTACCCTTATGTTTTCGCACGGTTTTACGTTTTCCACCATCTGTGTTATTACCGGGAGATTGAGATGGAATTTTTCCAATTTGAAACAGAGGTGATTTACGCAACTCTCTTTGCATCCCCATTAATTTCATTCGCCTTTTTTCAGTTTGTATCCGTCTTTGTATATCTGCAATCTCTGCAGCCTTTCTTGCCTCTGTCGCTAGCCTTATTTGTGCTAATTCAGTATTTGTGGGAGGTCGATTAGGGTTATTTGGTGGCGGCTTAGCAAATACTGCGGCATTTGATTTGAATGGCTGTCCTTTAAAGAATTTGGCAGCGTTTGATTGGGGTTTAGGGTAAGGGATGGATTCGGCGATTGCGCTAGCAAGTCCTGGCACAGTAAATATAGCAGGCTCTTGAAGTGATTTAATATTACGTGGCTTAACTCTTGATGTTACTGTTGCTGTCAAATCTTTTGGAAATGGTAAGATGGGTTCCATTATACTATTATATATTGTGAAATTATGCTAAGGCACCAGTGGCCAATGCATCGACCTGATGATTAAACATCCAAGGAAATATGTGCTCAGCACCTTGCTTATGCCCTTTGACCCATTTGTATTCTAGTAAGTGGCCAAGTTTGCTTGTCCTATCAACAAGCTGTTTTACTAAGTCAAGATGCTGAATGGGACCACCCTGTTTTGTCCATCCCTTGCGTTTCCAGGATGGTCCCCAAACGGACGCACAATTAATTGCATATTGACTGTCGGACCAGACTTTTATGTTTCCCGGACATAATTCAATGGCCTCTAGACCTTTCAGTAAGGCCTGAAGTTCAGCCCTTTGATTTGTTTGGGGTTCTGATTTCGGAATGGGCCCGGAAATCCTATTGAGAATTTTATAGTCTGGGTCGGATACTATAATTGCTCCCCAGGCAGCATTTGCATTTCTTTTTCCATTATTTGTACATGCCCCATCAGTGAACACATGCGTTACCAAGCGTTTTTGTTCTGAAGGTAATGGTAGAGGTAAATGGACTACCACGTTATTCTGGCTCTCTTCCACGTGTTCTTCGTCGCACCCCTTTTGATATATGTAGGCGTCCAGAGGGCCGGTACGCCGGAACTTGTGTTTAACGGACTTATTGTTTTGGCCATCGTCATTTTCTCGTATCATCTGTATAGAGGATACACTAAATGGTTAAGCCAGTCATCAGGTTTATGGATAAATCTCATACACATCGGTCTAGTCGCACCCTTGCTCTTTTGGATTGGCTATTACAAAAAAGATACAAGCAGACCTGCATTTGAAATGCTGCTTCTACTAGCTTTTGCAGCACTAGGATACAACCTAAATAGTCTTATAATTCAAACACATACCGTTTCTGGGAAAGTCTAGATGATAGCGAGTTTAGCTTTCAGAGATTCATCTGGTAGGTCTTTTGCATGGTCCATAACGTGATAAAGAATGGAAGGATATGACTTACATTCTTTATGACAATCTCCACATGTGTATGTATTGGTTTCATTCTTTACTATCCATTTCTCCAACTCCTTTTTAATATGATTACGAGCAATATGGATTCGGCAGTATTCCTTCTTATGAAATGTTTCGTTACACGAATCGAAGGGACATTTGATTGAAGCCTCCTTTTTCTCATGTACTAACTTTGTATGTGTATCTAGCGTGTATTTCTGATAAAACTTCATATCACATTTATCACATTCATATGACATCACACCCTCATGTCTTTTAAGGTGATAGTGCATTGTATTTTGATTCTTCTTAACTACATTGCAGACACCGCAGACATAATGACCATCGTCGTTTTTCTTGTATTCAAATACCATATTTACTTCGATGGAGCATCAATCGCATTTCAATTTTTACCGTTATTGGATGACGGTCTAAAAATAAACTACAAACTATATTATAATGGAATCATCATTAATTCCAATAGATTATATGTTTAAATTAGATATGTTAGAGACTTATCTTGAAAAATATCCAGAAGATGTTGGTAAGTGGATAGAGCATTTAGGCGAAAAGATGGAATTAATTCATGAGAAACAATTATATAGAAAACCAAGTGAAGATGATATTCCAAAAAATGTATTGATGCCTGAGATTGATAGTGAATTACCAGAAAATGTTCTAGTAAACCCTGAATCTGGGTGTATACAATGTAAAAGGACTTGGGAAAGTACCGCAATCTATCCAACAACAACACTCTTATGTGGTCACAAATATCACACCGAGTGTTATTTTTGGCTATCTTATCATGATCATGATAGATGCATATATGATGGATGTAATTATGCAATATGGGAACATATGAGAGATGTTGAACGTAAAAGAAAGACCTCTAAAACTGATACAACAACCGTATTACTTAATGCAGTTCGTAAGACTCCAGATTTTAAAAATGATATTAAAGTATTTAAATCCTATATTACAAAGGTTAGCAGTAATATTTTTTTAATTGATAAGGCGCAAAAAAAAATAAAGAGTGACTTAGTAGAACGTAATTTATATAATATACAAGCTCTTCAAAATGATGTTAATAAGTCAATAAAAGATGCTAAAACTATACCAGAATTAAGTGAAACTAAAAAGATTGTTAATAAATTTAGGAAATTTGAAAGGACATTTTATCATAAATATCATTTAGATTTGCGGGATTTAATGAATCATAGGTTGATAAAGAATATGTCTTGGAATGTACGACGAATATTGCAAAGACATGCAACACTTTCTCCTTCTAAATATAGATTTAGAATCCGTATTTATCCTGGAAGTAAATCTTGGGTCTAAATCGGTTCCTGCATTTATATGTAGATATGGATATTACGATACTTACTCTAGCGATTGGTGTAGATTACAAGAAATCGCTAGAAAAAGCCTTTGAATCAAAACGACAATATGCAGCAAAACATGGCTATAAATATGTGCAGGCTGGAGAGGAATGGTGGGACAGACGGCGACCGACAGCGTGGTCAAAGGTCCCATTTATTATTGACCAGCTATCTAAACTTCCTGAAGGCGCCATAGTATGGCAAAGTGATGCGGATGTTCTTATAACCAATCAAAATCTTAAACTTGAAGACCATGTGCTGTCAATATTACCTGCAAACAAGGATATGCTTTTAATTTATGACGCATGTGAACACTTGAATAGCGGTAATATCTTGATGAGGAATACAGCATGGTGTAGAGATTATTGGCGGAGAGTAAATGAGAAAACTGATTGCACATATCACATTTGGTGGGAGAATAAGGCGATGATTGATTTAATAGATGAAAATCAGGATGATAAGAATCATATTTATATAAGCAATCAACATAAAAAGTTCAATGCTTATGTAATGGGACTTCCTGGTCAGCCTCTTTGGGAACCTGGTGATTTTCTAGTACATTTTGCCGGCGTCTATAAACATGATAAAATACGGGATTTAATAGATTCTATTCAAAAGGGGCAAATACCTAGACTTGATATGTATAATCCTTAGGATTCAATCTTCTCAGCGAATTCTTGACGACCTCGAATCTGTTCGACTTCAATCTCTTTTACCCGTTTAAATCCACTCTGTCTTAAATGCTCTCTAAAAGCCCTGTCACCCAATATTCTACGAATTGATTGACACCATGCATCTATATCATTGCGGTCACATTGAATACCTGCACCACCTACACATTCTACGAGACCAGGTGCATCACTGTGTATGACTGGTATACCAGATGCCATAGCTTCAACAGCAGTGCGTCCCCACGTCTCATTCTTTGATGGCATGATTAATATTCCAGTCTTTCTTAATACAACATTTATATCTTTTTGATTTTCCATATATGTTAGATTTTTTGTAACAGATTTCTCAATAATTTGATTACTGTATCCACCTCTTATTCCTAAGAATTGTACATCTGGCATTTTTTTAGCAATTTCTACTAATATTTCTCCACCCTTATTTTGATTACAGTTTATTAAAGTAACCACGTCATTTTGCATTGTGAATTGTGTATTCAGTCTTAATTTACTGGTATCTACATATGGAATCATTCTCATATTATCATAAAGTGTTGGTAGAGTGTCTTGTGTCATATGACTATTATATATAATTGTAACAGGAAACCCAACTTTTTGCTGTAGTAACCAATCATAACTATTGACCATATGAATAAATAGGTATGTCATCTTATTTCTTAGTTTAACGACATCTAAGCTTTCATGGCCATTTGACATTTGAAATAAAACCACGTCTGTATTTATTACATCTTCTCTACATTTGTGATCATTCGGATCATATTTATAGATTGGAAATTGGTCATAATGTAATACTTTATGTGTTTTAACATAGATAGAGACATCATGACCACGAGACCTTAGATATTTTATAGTTTCATATGCTGATAATTCAGACCCTGCAACGGTAACAGGTAGAAAGCTATCGCACATAAGTATCACTTTTTTGGGATTTGATGTTTTTACTGTTACCTCCTGTGTTATAGGTATTGGTATTGTTTCCTTATAGGGTATTTGCTGGTGTTTATAGAGTGGTGCTAAAACAATACATAATAATGCAAAGGCCACGAGGACGAGAAGGTTTCTCGACATTCTAATCAAGGCTACTTTTTTTGTTGGCAATTAGTATAATGGCTCAGATGCAAAATGTTCCTGCGGTTGGTTCAAAGGCAATGGTTTGGCATGGAAATGCTAAGCACACTCCCGGAGGTTTGACACGTAAGGATTTAATGAAGACAAAGAAGGGACGTATTGTTAGCAGAAAGAAGCACGCTATAGGGAGAAAGCGTATTCAGACTTTGCGTAAGTTGGGATACAAGCCAAAGAAGGGTACGTTTAAGCTTTTCCGTAAGTAAATTATTTATAAGGAGTCGCCAAGTCGTTCTGTAATTGTTCGTAGAATCATTCGCAAATCGGATATATGTAGTCGTAGGGCTCCATTGATTTCCGGGTAAAACCACATTGAACTATATTCAGGTATTTGGCTAATTAAGCCATTGGTTGTAGAGCGTGAATCATTCAAAGACAAACATAGGCTTGCACCGGCTGCTCGTAGCTCTCGATAAAGGCTACGAAGATCCAGTGATTGAATTGAATGATTTACTTGAGGGCTTAATACAGATGGTATCTTTATAAACTGTGCTTCACTAATCACGTCTAATTTTGGGAAAAAAACTGCATTCGGTGACCATTGTATCGGAGCTTGTTTAATCGTATCATCAGGTATATTACATAATGATACACATGTAGGTGACGGTTGCAATTGGCCACATTTATTCCAGAATGCTGGTGGTACGGCACACTTTGGCGTTGATACAATTAGAATTGGCTTCTTAAGATGAACTAAAATGGACAGGACCAAACTCCAATCGCTTGAGGCTTCAGGCATAAATGTATTATCCCAAGAGTGTGCTAATAGCCAAGCTTTCGATTCTTGTTTTGATGTTAATAAGATATGTGTCTGAAATGCTGTAGTTCCGGTTAAGATTTGGTCTTGGAATCCATAGGGGAGAGCACATATATCTGAAGGTATGAACCATTGACTATTTTTTCCCCGTAGATTTCCATCAAAGGCTTCTAGTGAAATAGAACTCATCTAGTTCACTAGAATCCATTATTCAAACTAAAAAAACGTGCTGCCTATTAAGATGAATGAGATAGCAAAGGTCATATTATTTGCTGTCGGAATAGCTATATTAGATTTACCTTGGCTCTTATTACAGAATTCATGGGTCCAAGAGTTTATTAGAGAGATTCAAGGTGGGCGGTCAATGAATGTGCGACTTTGGGCAGCAGTACCTGTATATATAGCTCTCGGGTATTTATTGACACAGCAGATTTCAGCACCCCGGGCTGCTCTTGCTGGAATGGCAGTCTATGCAGTCTATGATTTTACACAGCTTCTTACATTCGATAAATATCCCTTACAATTTGCTGTAGTCGATACTCTATGGGGAGGTCTTCTAATGTCATTTAGTTGGTGGCTAGCTCATCGGCTAGGACTAGTCTCTGCTGATAAATGAGGCTTATCAAGATTAACACATCTAAGATAGTGTTTACGACATAGAGAGACGTATATATCACCACCACCAACATGAACCGTATCGGTTGAACTAGTTGCACAATAACTGAAGAGAGCCGTAGTACCATCGGCACAAAGTTTACATAGTGATGTCAACTTTGTTACACGGTCCGCAATAGGAATTAGCTGGAGAATTTCACCGAATGGTTTTCTAAATCTGTCTCCATCAAGTCCTGCAACAATTACATTCTTGTTGTCGGTTTCAACAGCGTAAAGTACAAACTTGTATAAATCAGGAAAGAATTGACCCTCTTCAATAATAATGAGTTTTGCGTCATGATAGTCTTTCGTGAATAGGTGAATTGCCAATGACTCGGTTCTATGTGCTGGAACCTTTGTTCCATCATGTGTATGCATGAAATCCTCTGACCCTTGACGATTATCAAGAATAGGCTTATATGCAATACACTTAATACTTAGAGCTTCGTGTCTCCGAATGATGGATTGGAGTGCGCTTGTTTTACCTGCAAACATTGGACCAAGAATTAATTCAAGACTCATTGTGTTTAATAAATGTATGGATAGATGTGTCATTTTTTACACCGCATAAAAATTGATACATAATTCCAGTGATATAAAAGTATGGAGTCAATATTAAAAGGTGTAGCATCTGTATTTATTGCATATACTGCACATTATACTAGCGTGAAGGTATACAATTATATGTGTGTTCCTGATGGATTCATGGGCTATATGACAGGGATTGTTTCTATGGGTAGTCCTGTCTGTTCTATGGGAGTTCATATTATAAGTTCCACACAGTCATTCTATTCATCTGTGATTTTAATGGCCATGTCAAGATTAGTAGTAGATAATATTATACCGTCTAAAGAGGCTTAAATATCATATAAAAATACTATATAATGATTACTATTGTAGGTACGTGGATTAATCATCCTGAAGTCTTAAAGATTCATAGAGACCTCTGGGTAAAAGCTTTTTTGGGTGAGAATGTGCGATATGTAGCTTATATTGATGCGAAGGACCATGCCGATTTTTCTAATTTCAATGATACATCTGTAAAAGAGCAGCTCATACGTGTATGTGAAGAGAATGCAATTGAATATGTAATAGTTCCTCAAGGTTGTCATAAGATTCGTAGTATGGTCTTTACAAATTGCCAACTTGAATCTGACCAGAGTCCTTCTGGTAGGAATGCTCTTGTATGTCAATATGCATGGAACACGGAAGTTTTAGAGGGCGGTGTTAAACAATGTGCGCTCGTTCAAAGTGATATTTTCCCCTATAGACAATTTACTTGGGCGAATATAACTAGGTCGACTGATTTCTATTATAAGCCACAAGTGCGCAACGAGAATGGAAAGAGTATTACCTACGCTTGGGAAGGTCTATGTTTATTCAATATGGATTCATGGTCAGATGAAATGAAAAAGGCGGTTGATTTTCAGCACGGGTTCTTCAATGGTGTCTATACTGATACTGGTGGGGGTCTTTGTAAGATACTTACTATTCTGCCTGACTATAGAAAATTTGGCTGGGGTGGACATGATAGCGGTCAATGGACTTCTGAGAGCGCAATACCTAGTGTGCCTTTTTGGATAATGGAACATCTAAGAAATGATCCACGTAATAAAATACAGGAGGGTGTAATAACATATTATAGCGAATTACAAGATGATAGGTGTTTCCATTTACGAGCTGGTGGAAATTGGGATAATGCAGGAAAGCAGGTTCATGATGAGCGCTATTCAAGGTTCATCTCGTACCTAACAGAGGCAATGTATGATGGGACTGTCTTTTTAGATTAATTATTAGTGTGAACTTATTTAAGTTCATAATGATATTGAATAGATTCTAAGTGATGCTGACATATCTTATCATTTTCATTATATTTTCTTCCTAATAGAATCTTGCTATATTCTTCTTTATATTTTTTTAGCAATCCTTTGTATATCTTTTTATATTCTTTTCCATAGAAGAATATATAGTAATCAATATATTCTTCTATATTCTTTTCTTTAATTGCCTGAGATTCAGCAATATTATTTGCTTGGGTTTGTGCCTCTAAATGTGCTTTTGGATGAGCGTATTTAGTGTACATCTCATTTTCTGCTTCAATGCATATTAGACATTCGGTTGGTGTGTTCTCTCTATCTATATCTCTTTCATACCACATTATTTCACCGAATTCGCTACTTGAGTCTTTAATATTGACATATCTATCGGCAATGAAATCGTAATCTTTAGTGTTATACGCCATTATTATAAATTATTTTCAATATATTATAATAATGTTTCAAATTTTAGTGACCATTTGAAATATTACTTTCTACTACCTTTCAGACCTGAAAGCACCTGCTGCTTAAGTTCAGCCCTCTTAATATCTATGACAATATCGTTCATACCATGATTACTAGCATACTCAACAGGAGTATCTCCATTTTGGTCTAGAATTTTGAAGTCAGGACCTGCTTTAATTATTTCTAACAGACAACGCTTTCTTTGATCAGCTGGGAATGAACTATACATGCTAATTGCATAATGGATAAGTGGCCTACTATTTCCTACATCATTGATATCCGCTTTGTGAGCTGCCAAGATACTAATGGCCTCGTAATTTCCAGTGAGAATTGCCTGTCTAAGAGGTGTGTCATGTGCTTGGTCTAGAATATTAAGATTCGCACCGCCAGCACACAATGCTTTAAGACAATCATTATACCCTTCTGAAACAGCCCATTGCACAGGAAAGTCAGCATTCATATCCGCCCCAGCCTTAGCTAGGACCCTAATCATATTTGCTTGTTTGTAATATGTCGCATAAAATACGGAATCTGCAGGAGGCTGAGCTATTGTTAAAAGGTATTTGAGAACGGCAATATTACGGCCTCTAATTGTAGATTCAAAGACGTCATTGGTAATAACGGCTCCTGCAGCAAATAGTTTCTTCACTATCTCAAGGTGGCCACTTTCAGCGGCATATGTAATAGGCATCTTACCACCCTTACTAGGAATATTCACATCAGCCCCCCTAAGAATAAGTTCTTTAACAATTTCAATATGACCGTTGGCCGAGGATAGGGTTAGTGGCGTGAAACCGTATATATTACTTTTCTGATTGATATCAGCACCGGCATCCATGAGAATTTTCATGATATCAAGATGCTGAGTCCATCCATTACGAGCGCAGACGAGAAGGCCACTCCAACCATTTACATCTTTAACATCTGGTTTTGCTCCATCAGCAATAAGCTCACGAATACGGGCAACTGCGTTATATTTATTAGGGAGTTGCTGATGCCATTCTACACCTTTAAAATCATAATACTGGCCATTCTCACAGATAATTTGAATACGGGATTTCTTATCTGGCCCATACAGTAAATTTGCAGCGTGAGGTGACCAGAATTCTCTATTCGTCCAAGCAGCCGTGTCTACACCGAGATATGAACGCATATCTTCGGTGTAGCCATTCCAAGAGCAGAAGTGAGCGACATCATATAGGGTTGGCATTTGGGATAATACATTTCTAGGGCTTGGCCTTGTTCAATTTTTTACTAATTTATTGTATTCTTCCTCAAGTGCGGTATAAATATCTATATCACTTATTTCATTATATTTATCAATTTCTTCTTTTCTGAATGTTCCACCCTTTAGTTTCAGATAAGCAGCAGTTGGAAAATTCTTATAGATAAGAGCAGTTTCCATGAAACTCTGTATATATCCGCAGTCTACCATGAAACTCTGTATATATCCGCAGTGTACTTTAAGACCATTTAGAATGATTGTATCTATCATTTCCTTGTAGTTTGGTATAGGATATCTAGCAACAATTTCAAGTATAAGGTCTCCATCATGCCTACCCGTGCATGTCAAGTCAAAGACATCATAGAACTGTAACATGCCTATACCATATAGTACCTGTATCATCTTATAATCGCCTTGTCTAACATATTTAATTATACGTTGTTCAAAAATACAAGATTCCATAGTATATTCTAATACAAGTGTAAATATTTAGGCCCATCACATTTATATGAATGGATTATGAGACCATTGAAAAAGGCCTTGACGCTGTCTTGGACGACACTCTAGGTCTCCTGGTGTACAATTCGCCTTAATCTGCCCAGCGTGGCGTGTAAAGGCCTTCCAGCGTTTAATTTGAACTGCATCTAGTTGTGGAATTCTGCGCCCCATCCAGTAACGACAATACCATTGAAACCAGCCACGTTCATCTGGATTAATCTTAGAATCTGATAGCTCAGGATGCTGACCCTTCTTAGTGCCACCAGGAAGCCAGCCAGATTCTGTCCAGAATTTTATGGGCTGTCTTGAATCTACACCAAATAAATTTACTGAGACATCTGGCCCTTCAGGTCTGAGTTTTCCAGCGAGTATAGCGTTCCAATACCATTCTGCAGGGAATTCTAAAAGACAGTCATTTAGATATTTCCCTTCGAAGGCACCCATTGCCAACATTTCACCGGGTGTTGCGTAGGGTTTAAAATCTGCTGCAAAGTTTGTTCCAGGATCGACTTCCAATTTATATGAATAATTCTTTACCATTTTATTGGAGACTTTTATGATTTGACCGGCCTTGAATGATTCGAGTGGTCTTCCTCGTGACTCGAGAATTTTAGTCATATCCGCAACAGTCTTGATTTTTGTGATGCTTCCCATTTACATTATACTTCGGTAAAAAATGAACCTATAAGTCTAATAGTTTCATGTATGGACAAATTACCTCTACCAAAGACTCATGAGCTTACGAAGGAGGAAAAGGCCTTTGTAAAATCACTTGATACTAAGCATCAGGAATTGCATAAGATTGCAATTCAGTGGCTTGAGACATCATATCGTCCGGAGTGGTCGCACATGTGGCAAAAAAAAGCCTAAACCGGTCATTCATAATTATTCTAGATTCAAACAATTAATGGTGAAAACTTTTTTCACTCGTGTATTTATTGATACCACGCTGAAAAATCTCCGGCAGCTTATTTCAACCTTTCCTAAGGATATTGGGTCAGTTTCAGTTATCAGTCATTCCCGTATTGAGACACAGATTTCGAGATGGTCTCATTCTTTACCAAGTGTTATACCACACTATGCAGTAAAGTGTAATCCTGAACCGAAGCTTCTTCAGCACTTATTTAATAACACAGTCAAATTCGACTGTGCGAGTTTGAGTGAAGTCTATGCAGTAAAGAACCTTAGTGGATTTGATAGTTGTCAACATAAATCCAATATTATTTATGCTCATCCAATGAAGTCTGAATATGATATTAAGACCATTAATTCTCTCGATATCCAGACAACGGTTGTTGATTCGGTTGAGGAGTGTGAAAAACTCAGTGAAGCTAAATGGGCAGGTTCAGCCTTATTAAGATTAGCAGTATCTGATTCTGAAAGTAAAATGCCCTTTTCATCAAAATTCGGTGCATCATTAAAGGAACTCCATAGTATTGCTAAGCTAAGTAAGATTCCAATTTCAGGTGTATCATTCCATGTTGGTTCTGGATGTAATAATCCAAATCAATATAAGGATGCAATTGAGTATGCTGCAGTTGAAGGCTTTGCTGTCCTAAGAAACTGCGGACATAATCCAAAGGTTATTGATATTGGTGGGGGGTATCCATCGAATCCTAAAGAGTTTGCACCGATTGCGAAATCCATTTCAGAAGCTCTTGAACTCCATGTCCCTAGAAATAGGTCAGTGATTGCAGAGCCTGGTCGGTATATGGGTCAGCCGTCTCACGACCTTTTTGTTCGTATAATTGCTAAGAAACCTGCTATAAATGGTAAGGGGTGGAGATATGTGATTGATGAGTCTGTGTATGGACATTTTTCATGTATTCCATTTGATTACCAAAAGCCTGCTTGGGTACATATACCAAATGGAACAGACTCAGATGATAGGAAGGAGGAAAGTGTGTTATTTGGTAGGACATGTGATAGTTTGGATTTAATAGCCAAGGGGCCTATGGAAATTATGAATGTTGGAGACTGGCTTTATTTTCCTTTGATGGGAGCGTATACGTCTGCAACAGCTTCTGAATTCAATGGATTTCCCAAACCTACCCTTATAATTGATACAGAGAAGCTTTTACCGAATGTGGATGACGCATGGATAATATATGACTCTATACATAAATTGAGACCTTTAACATATTCAAATACCGTTAAGACAATTTAGATTTTAGCAATACACATATTATTGAATTTATAAAAATTGAACAACTTGTTTATTTACTATAAAGTATATAAACGAGATGGATATTTCAGCACACTATGTTTCTAATTCTGATAGTGGATCTAGAGTGCGCAAGGCAGCTTTGAGATTAAAGGGTCACACGAGAGAAGACCAAGAATCAACACATATCATCTTCCTTCTTGATACGAGTGGAAGCATGGATGAAGATGATAAGTTGGCCACATGTAAAAAGTCGCTTTCTTTCGTATTGGAACTGATGCGTGATACAGATGCAGCAAGTATTGTAACGTTCGGTGATAATGCAAGTGTAATTATAAACTGTATAGAAACAAGTCCAGAGAATAAGGTCCGTATGTTATCATGTATTGATTCTATTGTGACAAATGGTTGTACAAATATGTCGGCAGGTCTTATTGAAGCCAAATCACTAATTGAGTCTGCTACGTCTCTTAGAAAGCAGGGTATTATTCTCTTAACTGACGGAATAGCAAATCTCGGAGTCTGGGAACCTGAGAAGCTCTTTGATGTTGTAAGAAATGTTGTAGGTGGTCGAGATAGTCTAACTGTAAATACGGTTGGTTATGGACTCAGTCACAACATTGATTTACTATCTAAAATTTCTGACTGGACAAGTGGGACATATTCTGTGGTGAATAGCTTAGAGCATGTTGCTACAGTCTTTGGTTCTATTCTCGGCTCTATGGTATCAACAACTGCTCAAACTGTGAAGCTTCTGTTGCCATCAAGTTATAAAATGATTACGAAACTTCCTTCTGAGACGAGTCCTACAAATACAATTGTAAGAGTGGGGGATATTCAGTCTGAAGTCAGTCAGATTATCTTATTTGAGGTGGATACTGAGGTGAATTTACCATTTCAGGTGAGTGGATATAATCTTCTTAATCATTCGTTCATTGAAGAGTTAGTGCATGTTGGACCAGTTCCAGCTATGTCTGATGAGGATAGAGTGAGTTTAGAGTTTGCATTCTTACGTATCGAGGTTGTTTCACTTATGACAGAAATTCGTGCATCTGTCGATTCAGCAGGGCCACAGGTAACTCCTCAACAGAAGTCTATATTCTTAGAAAAAATTGCTGAATTGAAGCTGCGCTTAGAATCAGCCGACGAATCGCTTTCATCTATAACATCTGTTATGAAAACAGACCTGATTATGCTTGAGCGAGTTCTAAATGGGACTAATTATAGAAATAATGCAGATTTAGGCTTACTCAGTCAGCATGCAGGAGTATATTCATCTGGACGAGGAATGACGAGTCTTGGTGGTGCCTCTGTACCAGATGATGATTGTCCTAGTGCGCCTCCAGACGTAATTGCAAGTCCAATGATTAGTCGGAGTGCTAGACGGTATGCGTCAATTCTTCGTAACCGTAGTCAAAATCCTGAGGACCCAGCAGTCTAATCATATAATTCGTCAAAACTGCGAATATTGATTATTAATTCTGAATCATTTTCTGCATTAAGTTTTGGGTCAATAGGTAGACCATTTTTCATTCTTAATTCTATAATTTTCCAAGCGGGTACAGGTCCAACTGAAGCCGTTGGTGGCGGTATAGTTTTTTTTGTATGCAACTCATGAATATATGATAATGCGAAGTATAATGAATGTAATTGGTGCATAAGATATTCTTTTATGACTTTCTCAGGCTGTTTAGTATTACGAGCAATATTTGCATCTAAGCAAATGTCTAGTAGATAGCTTAGTTCACTTTCACATTTCGGGAAATCTATACGAAGAATAGTCCATAGGACTAGAGATATTTCATATTGTAATACGGCACCGGATTCAAATTCACGAGATAATATCAGATGTGGATAATCTTCTTCATCAATTTCAAATAAATCAGAATCTGAAGGAAGTTCTTTTAATATTTTTTCAAACGATTTAGTAATTTCTGAGATGCATCTTTTTAGAGATTTCATATTGATATATGGCTGTAAATGGTAATTAATTGAGAGTGGTGCTAATAATGAATCGTAGATAAATGTCTTGCACATTTCGCACATTGTATATGGTTGTTATTAATATAAGCTGACATATTATTTCAATTTTTAACAGTGATGGTCTAAATACTAATGCATTTTAATATTGAGATGGCTACAAAAATCACAGCGCTTTCTGATGGTATTGGATTCGTAGAGCTTATTGGAACTTTCGGAGATGACTTGACGGTTGTAAATGCAGCTCGAGTGAGTTTTGCGAAGGAATCGGTAGAGCTAACTTCTGGAGATGCGAAGTTAATCAAGTATTTAGCAAAGCATGAACATAATAGCCCATTTTTCCATCCACAACTTCGGTTTCGTCTAAAAATGCCAATTTTCGTCGCCAGAGAGTGGTTCCGTCATACGATTGGATTTGCCAGAAATGAGGTTAGTCGGCGATATGTTGATTCGGATGTTGAGTGCTATGTTCCTACTGCTGATATGATTCGTGAGCGGGATACAAATAAGAAGCAGGGGTCAAAGTCAACTGCGGTTGATAATTCCGAGTGCGCAAAAGAGCATATTGTAGATTTAACGGATTTGGCTGTAGAGACATATAATAAACTATTGAGTGAAAATGTTGCGCCAGAGGTTGCGAGAATGGTCTTACCTCAGTCGATGTATACTGAGTTTATTGAGACTGGTTCTCTATATGCATATGCTAGACTCTGTAAACTTCGTCTTGGACCTGATGCTCAGTATGAAATCCGCCTATATGCTCAGGTATTGAGTAGTATTCTTGAGCGGTCATTTCCCGTAAGTTGGTCGGCTTTAATGGAAACTGAACAGTTGATATCTGCGCCAACCCATTAAAAAAATCCAATTATACTATAGTATAGTATGCGTTGGCTTTTATTATTATCTATGATTGGACTTATAAGTGCAACACCCCCAAATAATTGTGAGATGGTAGCTTCACATTATGGAAGAAATCTGGCGAATATAGGTTTAAATCCAACCCGTTCTGCAACTGCGTCGAAGACATCTACACGTACTTCACAACGTTCAATATCGTCAGTGATAAGTAAAAGGGCTACACGAACTTCAGATTATACACTTACAATAGTTCCTACTGAATTTATGACAGAGTCTGCAATCCAATCGGATACACCTAGTTCATCTTCAGATGTGTCAATTAGCTCAGCATTAACTAGCACCCATACTTCTTCTACAACAAGTACAAAAACTTTTAGTTCTTCAAAAACAATAACGGCTTCTACTTCATCATCTAAGAGTATGACTGGGTCTCCAACACAATCTATAAGTGTTAGACAGTCAAAGACACCAACTACGTTGCAGACGGCTACTTCTTCAGCCCGTGTATCAAGAAGTCCTTCTGGTAGCCATTCAGTCACTAAGAGTTCTCTAGTATCTAAAATACAATCGACAACACCGACGGCTACATCGACAACAATGACTTCTAAAACTGTAACATCTTCAGGAACTGCTACTAGAACAATTACTTCAACTAAGAGCGGAACACCATCGAATTCACAGTCATCATCTGCGTTTTCTACAAAGACACCCTCGTCTAGTTCTTATATATCACGAAGTATACAATATACTTCAACTCCGAGCATAAGTCTAAGACCTAGTAAAACACCTACGTCATCTGTCACACGGACTCGTTCTTCTAGAGTCAGTTTTACTACGACGTCTACAACGAGTATAACAGGCTCTTCTAATGCATGTAAAACAATGACAGGAACAGTTACACTATCCCGTTCATCTCTTTTAACACGAACACTTACACCGTCTATTTCTAGTACTGCATCTATACGGAATACTGCCACTAACAGACTCACAAACTCTATTAAAAATAGTGTATCACCAAATAAAAGCCCGACTGTCTTAATGACTTCTACACCGTTATATACATTTACAATTACAAATTCAAAAAGCTCTTTTGAATCAAAGTCGACGACAGCTTCTCCAACCTTATCTCGTAGTGAAATTCCTACAAAGAGTGCAAGACATTCTACCACAGTGACTAGGTCATCTCTAGCATCTAAAACTACAACGGCTTCGGTAACACAAACTAGAACTCCACGTACATCTTTGTCTGGTCGTATTAGCTCAAGTATAACTGTATCGGCTCCCATTTCCAAGACTATGTCTGGAAGTCCAACATGGACAATGTCGCCTATACAGACTAAAACTATGTCTATGAGTGCTATAGTAACAAATGCAAATACGAATACTCCAACTGAGACATATATAATTAGGACACGAACTGCATCATTATCTGTATCATCGGCACCTACAGCGAAGCAAACAAATTCTCATTGTAATTCATTAAGTTCTTCAGCATATGAGTCATATTCTAGCGGACAAAGCCTTTCAGTAAGTTCTTCAGCATCATATTCATCAGCTATGAGCGACTCTAGTAGTGGTTCTGTATCATTAACTATGTCTACTTATTCTTCGGCATCAACTACGACTTCAGCAAGTATATCTAAATCACCGTCAGCATCCGTTACAGCTTCTATATGTCAGACTAGATCTGCAACTCATTCCAGAACGGTATTAGAATCAAACTCACCATCTCTATTTCAGAGTGGTTCTTCATATATGTCATATACATCTGCATTTAGTGCAACATCTTTTTATTCAACTACATCTGTAGTTACTTATACAGTGAGTTCTTCAAAGTCTGTAAGCATGACAAATGAACCAACATCTTCATCAGCTATAACTATCACTGCTTGTGTAAGCCCGTCATCATTAGAATCTATAACACCTCTGATATCTTCATTACCTGCACCATCAATGACCCCAGTAGAAACTCATAGTTCTACTGGCAGCCCATCAGTTTCATCTGTAATATCACTAAGTGCAATTGAAACACTTACATCTACAAGAACATCGTCAGTAACATCTTCAAGAACACCTTCTATGACTTCAAGTGTATCACCAACACCGTCTAAAACGGTTACTCCATCGATGACTGTATCGGTGACACCTTCTAAAACAAGGTCACCATCACGAACTCCATCAGTAACTCCTTCTAAAACAAGGTCACCATCACGAACTCCATCAGTGACACCAAGTAAATCTCGTACACCATCTAAGTCAATCACACCATCACGAACTCCCTCACTGACTCCATCAGTTACTCCTTCTAAAACAAGGTCACCATCAGTGACTCCATCAGTAACACCATCTAAATCACGAACTCCCTCAATTACACCAACTCAATCTTCTACACCGTCGAAGACAGGAACTCCGTCAATTACCCGTTCAGCTAGTCCATCTAAGTCAGGAACTCCATTAGTGACTCCGTCAGTATCACCTTCTAAAACAAGGTCACCTTCAGTAACACCAAGTGTTTCTCCTACACCATCTAAGTCAGTGACTTCGTCAGTGACAGCTTCTAAATCAAGAACGTCTTCAGTAACTCCTTCAGTAACTCCTTCTAAGACGAGGTCGCCTTCAGTGACTCCTTCAGTTACACCTTCTAAATCAGTTACACCTTCTAAATCAAGGACACCTTCTAAATCAAGGACACCTTCAAAATCAGGAACACCATCTAAATCAGCGACTAGATCTGTAACAAGGACTCGTACTAGATTGTAGACCATATAAACCTTTTAAATTATACACAATGTAATGGAATATGATTACTGCATAGTTGGAGCAGGTTTATCTGGTTCAACTATAGCTCGATTGGCTGCAGAGGATGGCTATAAAGTATTGATAATAGATAAACGTGACCATATTGGTGGAAATGTCTATGATAAGATTGATGAGATAACGGGTATTCGTATTAGTTTATATGGCGCACACTTGTTTCATACGAATGATGAGGGCGTCTGGAACTTCGTAAACCGTTTCGGTGAATGGGTTCCATGGTATCATAAGGTTGTTGCTGAATGTTCAGGTCAGCTTGTACCCGTTCCAGTCAATATAACTACAGTGAATATGCTCTTTGGTGAATCTATTAGCAATGAGGAGGAAATGAAGGAATGGTTATCAAAAGAGGCTATTGCATGTGATAAGCCAAATAATAGTGAGGAGGTTGCATTAAGTCGTGTTGGTCCAAGACTCTATGAGAAGCTATTCAAGTCTTATACATTTAAACAGTGGGCAAAGAAGCCTATTGACCTTGAGCCATCTGTTCTTGAGAGAATCCCAGTTAGAACCAATTTTGATGATAGGTACTTTACATGCAAATACCAAGCATTGCCACTAGATGGCTATACTGGTATAGTTAATTCAATGCTAGATCATCCGAATATTACTGTGAAGCTAAATTGCGCCTGGACTAAGGATATGAAAAAGGTTTGGAAGAAGCTAGTATTTACTGGACCTATTGATGTATATTTCAGTGAAGCGGGACTGCAGCCATTAGAATATAGGTCAATTAATTTTGATTGGGAGCGTATACCTGGTCTCAGATATGCTCAGACAAATTCAGTTGTAAATTTCCCATCTGCATTTAGAGATGAGACCCGTTGTGTTGAATACAAGCACTTTCTAAACCAAGAAAGTGATTGGACTATTTTAGCAACTGAAACAACCTCAGATAAGGGAGAGCCATATTATCCTGTTCCTACAAAAGCAAATAGGGATTTGTATGAAAAATATAGGAGCCTTGCTGAGAACACGCATGACGTACATTTCGTTGGACGTTTAGCGAGTTATAAATATTTCAATATGGACCAAGCGATAAGGAATGCAATGGATTTTTACCGTGAAGATCTTAATTTAGGCACTTGGCGTTACTCATCATCTGAATCTGCGCAGTCGTAAAGTTGTTCTGATTTGTAGCGACCCTTATACGCTCCAACACCTGTTTTAGTGACCTCGTATAGTTTACTGGATTTGCTGTCAAGATAATACTCCTTACCTTGACACTTTATCTTTGACACTTTCACTATAATTGTCTCAGCAACCATAATCGGTGGACTCATAGATTCTAGCATCTGTGGTTTTACTTGTACAACCGGTTGTGCGTCTACTGCGACTGTAGATATGGCTGGAATAATAGACTTCTTTTTGTAAACACGGGGCTTCTTTGGTTCAACTGCAGGTGCTGCAACGGTTGCAGGTACTGTTGGAACAACAACTACCTCTTCAGTATTTACAACCTTCTTTCTTGGCATTTCACTAAGAGCTTTAGTAATTGCGTCCTTAGCCCTAGTTTCATCAGACTCTAAAATAGTCCATCCTTCTTTCAGCTGTTTCAAGTAAAATGGTGACCCGTATAATTTACTATCTGCAGGATATGGTCCTCCTACAATACCATGGTCACATTTCGGATTCGATTGATATTTATATTTTGGCAGCTTATTGCAACAATCTGTGCATAGGCTTAGACCTTCTGAAACTACATTTGGGCACTTATATTCTGTCCAAATATATTTTCCTTCTTTTCCATTCATTACTAAACGAAATGACTTTTTGTCTGGATGTGCACGTCTAGCAATACATGAAGACATTATGGTTACTTCATTAAGTTAGAACTAGGTGGTCAAATTTTACCCTCGAAATTTACTTACGTCTTTTAGTATTGTTTTGCTTTTTGTGAGATACCTTTCTTGTTCCGCCCAAACGAGTAATATCAATTAAACCTTGACGTTTTTCTTCAGCTATAATCATAGCTACCATGTCTGCCAAACTCTGAGAATTATTTAATACTAGACCTATTTTAGCAGCCTCATTTATCATTGCATCTTTACGTCTTATTGCCATTAAAGTAGCTCTTCTTTGACTTTCACTTGGCCTCGTTGCACCTCTAGCACCAAGAGACATAGGTACACGAGGTGTACCTCTTATACCTTGTACCACTGCGGGTCTAAATGCTGCACCAGGCTGGAGATTCGGAAGCACTGGTACTCCAGCAGCTCTTAATGTTCCTTGATTTGGTCCAGCCCTCTGTCGTAATCTATCACCTGGCATTGCCCCGTTTGGAGTAGGTGGTGATGCTGGTCTATTATTTCGTGGATTAAAACTCATTGAAGTTGAACTTGATGAAGGAGGTGGAGGTGGGGGTGCACCTGATGCAGTAGTTGACCTTCCTAGAGATTGCGTCGTTCTTGCAGTATTTGGCGGAGGAATAGCAGCTCTAACGGGTTGAAACGCAGGAACGAAACCAACCCCCGCTGCAGGATTATTCTGCTCAGCAGGGAGCATTCTAGCGACTGGAAGAGTACGATTCGGTGAACCTGCTCGACCCCGTTGTCTGACAGCCTCCATTGGTGGAGATGGTTCTCTGAATAATGCATCTAGCCTCCTAGCTGCTTCATTACCAGCTGCTCCTAATCCAGCCACTGCAACTCTTCCAGCTGCTCCTAATCCAGCTTTTGCACCTCTTCCAGCTGCTCCTAATCCAGCCATTGCACCTCTTCCAGCTGCTCCTAATCCAGCCACTGCAACTCTTCCAGTGGCCTCTAGTGCCTTACCAGCTACGACATCAGCTCCTCGAGCCACAGCTAATGTAGCACCTTCTAACATAGCAAGAGCAGCTTTAACACCTCCAAGTGCTGCTCCAATAGTAGGGAACAGTGCATTATGTGCAACAGCAACTGTTACTTTTTTTGTTGCAGTTAAAACTCCTCCTGCAGCCTCAATAAGCTTTGCACCAGCCTGTTTACCACCTATTTTTATAAGCTCTCCTCCTGCACCCAATATCGCCATCAGGGCTTCAAGCTCTTTACGAGTTTTTTCTTCTTCGTCTCTATTTCTTGCGGCCCGCTCTCGCAATTTATTCATAGCAGCCTTAGCCTTATTTGCAGCTTTAATGCTATTAGATACTTCAGCACTCGCATTAATAGCAGCCTTAAGCACTGCAACAGCGGCTTCTCTAGCACTATTAGCAGCCTCTTCTGCAGAAATCTTAGCTGCGGCATTATTAGAATTATTAGCATTAATATTATACGGACTAGCAAATAATTGGCGTAAGGAATCACTCACGTCATCTTCTGCATCACTCACCTTTTCCAAGGCTTCTTCTAGACTCAATGGAGTAGTAGGGTCTTCTTCTTCATAAAACTGACCTTTTCCATTATTATTAGGATCATTATTATTAGGATCATTATTATTAGGATTTGCGGCTACTTTAGCTAAACCGTTCATTTCTAATTAAACCGCATATTAAAAAGGGCCGGGGAAAATTATTCATCATACACCTCTAATGTTCTTGCACTCGGGTCACTAGTTTCTGGTGACCATTTTGGCATCCAGCGATAGGGGACCGTAGCGGAAATTGGATTTAATCCATACATACTTGTAAATAGGAATCGGTAATAATACTCCTCGGGTGTCTTTGGCATTAAATGGTCGGAAGCAGATAATCTATTCATCCAATCACCTGGCACCATTGATGAAACCCGTTCCTTAATCTCCTCAAACCATGCCTTCTCTGGTGTGGAAACACCGTCACTAAATGCTTCCTTACGCCGCATTAAGACATCATACGGTAAAGTAACTCCATCATCAAATGCCTGTCTGAGAAGCGCCTTCTCAATTCGCCCTCCTCTATGCGGTCGTAGAAGGCTGGGGTGAATACTACGAACAAGAGAAACAAATTGTTTATCTAAGAAGGGTGTACGAGCCTCTAGACCATTTGCACTAATCGACCTATCACTACGCAGTACATCAAACGTGTGAATATCTTCAAGCAGCCGCTCAGTCTCAGCATGGAATGCCTCATCATTCGGTGCATTATTAAAATAGAGATATCCTCCAAATAGCTCATCAGCTCCATCACCATTAAATACAACCTTGCAATTTGTCAGCTCTCTTATTTTCTTTGCAATCAAATAATTTCCTGTACTGGCTCTTACGGTAGTCGTGTCATATGATTCAATCGCCCGTATAACATCAGGGATTGCAAAAAAGAACTCATCAGGTGTCATTTCAATCTCCGTGTGGTCACTTCCAATCCAATCTGCAACGATACGGGCATGTTTCAAATCAGACGACCCCTTGAATCCAATTGAAAATGTCTTAAGGGGAGGTTGACCGAGCTGTCTCAGATTACTCTGAACAAGAGAAGCTATTAGACTGCTATCCAAGCCGCCACTTAGAAGGGCTGCAACAGGCCTGTCTGTTAACATGCGCTTTCTTACAGACTCTTCTAAGGCGAAACGAATAGCCACTATGGCATCTTTTACTGCCAAAGGCTCATTAGGTCTAAACTGAGGATGGGTCATCCATGGAATTGTATGATACTTGATATTTTGCTCTTCAGTCATTGTCTCCATATTATAAACACTCACTGTTCCGGGTAAAAATGGTACGATTTTCTCGTAATATGGTGATATCGCCTTTATTTCAGATGAAAAGACATATGTCCGTGAGACTGCACTGGAACCAATGAATAATGGGCGGACTCCATATGGGTCTCTAGCAATAATTAGCTTCTTCCTTTCTGAATCATATAATGCAATAGCAAAGACTCCATCAATTGCTCTAACAAATGCTTTAATATCATCTCTGTGACGTAGATATAGGTCACCAATACAATAGCAATCAGACCCAGTATTGTTTAAACCAAGAGATTCCTCAATTTCCTTGTGATTATAAATTTCGCCATTGCATATCCAGGTTAATCCGTTTTTTGAGAATGGTTGCATACCATCCTTAGTTAGTCCATTAATTGCGAGGCGTGTAAAGCCAAACATAAGTGTCCTTGACACATTTATAATTGCCGTCCCTTCTGGTCCTCTAGCTTCTAACCTCTTTATAAATTGCTGAGGATAATCTTGCTCAACACTTACACCTGCTCTTACCCATATTCCACACATCTTGATATATTCATAAAATATTGTTTAGACCATATAGAGATATGGACGCTAGTGAGTTAATAAAACGACTAAAGGAGAAGACAATATTCTATAATATCCAAGCACAATTTTCTACGGCACAGGCGTCTAATAATTGTAAACCAAAGGATTGTGGGCCATCTAATAACTGTTTTTATAACTTTTCAAATTATGAAGTGCGTAATGATTATTTTAATGGAAGATATGAGGTTGGTTCTGCATGTAGTACTTGTAGCACATGTGTATCATTTTGTTTTCAATAATATGTTTCCGGATAATATCTGTAAGAGCGCATAAACAGATTTGATTATACGTATATATAATGCCAAATCTAAAGTCAAAGGGTGAGCGTTTGAAGGAGACTATTACTCTTTTAAAAAAGCTTCCTGAAGTTGGTGTGCCAAGAGAGTCATATGCATACAGTCAAGTGCAAGATATTATGACAGCTTGGGTGTATGATGGACCCGCAACAAGAACTACAATCGATTTTCAATCTCATGTAGGGGAACTTGTATTACCGGTTGAAGAGGGAAAGGTTAGTTCTCTTGATTTGAAGGTCAAGAAAAATAAATGATTTTTTTAAATGTATGAAGTTCATACACATAAAAAAATTTGGTCCAGGTGAGGATTGAACTCACGACTTTCGCGTGACTTGTATATACATAAGCTGTATAAGCACGACGCTCTAACCAACTGAGCTACAAGACCATCAATAGCCCTTCGGGCTATACATGGTCTCATAGCAAACCACCCAAAGGGCGATAAGCTACAAGACCATCAGGCTCCAGCTATCTTTCGCCTACATTTTATTGTAGTCTAGGATTTAAGCCTTCATCACCACACCAATTCATGAGCGGCAACCCCACTCAATTTTTAGCCCCGATTTTTTTCAGCTAGACTATTCCTAGATTGTTGATTTAAATAGTCCAGACCCTAGTAGTGGTGGATTTATACCATAAGAATGCATTGTATGTAAATGAGCAAAAAGAAATGCATCAGATGCATATGCACAACCAACCTCATCTATAACTTTTAAGAAGTAGCTAAGACCCTTTGGACTCATGATATATCCAACGGTTCCTTGACCAATATATTCTGGTGGGTCCATGCGATATATATCATACATATCCCAATGTGTTACAATTTCACGTTCTCCTGGATCTCCTCCAGAAACCCACATAATTTCCCAATCTGGATCAAATTTAGTTAATTCTTTCAAACCTCTTTTAATATTATATTTGAAGTGTGAATTTACTATAGTATCATCTTCCATAATTAAAATGGGTTCATTTGACCTACGATTTGCTTTCCATGCCTGAATATGACTTAATGCACATGCCATAATATTTTTAGTCTTCTTGAATATCGGTTCCGCCTCCCGTTTCTTAAATAATGCATCCCTTTCTTCCTTACTATATTTCCGTGTAAGTCCAGGTTGCCCTGATGCTATTCCAAATAACATATCAGTTTCTTCATCTGTAAATTGATGTTTTGCTCCATCTACAGCAGAATGCCGCTTAAATGGAATCCCATGTAAATCACATTGCAATGTCATCATCATAAGTCTGTCGGGACTTCTATCCAAATTTATAAGAGTAGTTGGTATAAAATTATCAATTGTCCTCAAATATAGAAGTATAATTATTACAATAACAATAATCGCCCAAATCCTATAGGGCATCTATTGATTGTCAGATTTTTTAATTGGGTCATCTTCCTCAATGAAACAGTATAACTTTGATTTATAGTATCTATAATGAAGATGAAATGAGGATTCCATATCTCCTTCCATCTCCATTTTGCATGTTATCACAATTGTATTATTTTCGGCCTTTAAAGAATCACATTCTTCCCTCTTATTATTTTCAACAGTGGACCAGGTAGTTTCCGCTAAATCTCTGAAGTAGGCTTCTTGAGCAGTAGACGGAGGAATAACAATCATCTACCTCTAATATATTTAGCAGCCTTAGATGAGCATTACTTAGCAGTAAATTTGAACAGTTTACTAGTATTAGATTAATTACAAATGTCATTTCTTAAGATTGCTGATGTTCAAAAAGGCCCCGCAGAAATGCCTGCAGACCCCCCAATCAATTACAAGTTTCCTCTAGACCCATTTCAACAGCATGCTATGAAGGCAATCTGTCAGGAAGAAAATGTTCTAGTGACGGCTAAAACTGGTTCGGGTAAGACTTTAGTTGGTGAGGTTCAGATTGCCTATTCTCTTAGAAAGGGTAAGCGTGTATTCTATACGACCCCAATCAAGTCTCTCAGTAATCAGAAGTTTAACGACCTCAAAAAGCAATTCGGCTCGGTTGGAATTATGACGGGCGATATTAAGTTTTGTCCGAATGCAAACGTCGTAATCATGACAACTGAAATCCTGAGAAACCTTCTATTCAAAAAGGATTCCACAACTAAATCAATTGGCTTAACGGCTGAGATTTCATGTGAAGACCTTGATGCAGTTATCTTCGATGAGTGTCATTATATCAATGACAGGGACAGAGGGCATGTCTGGGAGGAAATCATGATTCTCTTACCGCCTGAAGTAAAAATGGTTATGCTTTCAGCTACACTTGACCATCCAGAATATTTTGCAGAGTGGTTAGGTGAATTGAAGCAGAGACCAATCAATTTAATTAGTACTGAGTATCGTATTGTTCCATTAACCCATACACTCTGGTATGGCCAGCAATCCCATGTACTGATGGATTCTAAAAATATCTATAATGATAGGGCTTATAAGGATTGGCTTGCATGGCGCCTGGATAAGGAGAAGGCTCATGATAAGTTTCAACAGAAGGTGAAGGATGCTCGTGCTGGAGGGCAGGAGGGTCCGATTGAAGGAAAGACTCGACCAACAACCTTTCTCCATCAAATGAATGAGCTTATTGCGACTCTTGAAACCAAAGAATTGCTTCCTGCACTCTTCTTTGTCCTATCAAGGAAGGATTGTGAGAAGTATTCACACAAGGTTGAAAGTACTCTAATTACATCATCTGAAAAGGCTGACGTCATTCATATTTGGAATTATCATCTTAGACATCACAAGGAAAGTCTAGAAAAGCTCCCTCAATATCATAATTTGAGGACATTAGTTGAAAAGGGTGTAGCATATCACCACAGTGGTCTAGTTCCAATGCTGAAAGAAATCATTGAAATCTTATTCTCTAAAGGGTTTATCAAAGTCTTATTTGCCACAGAGACCTTTGCAGTTGGAATTAATATGCCAACAAAGACGGCAGTCTTCGTCGGCGTCAAGAAATATGATGAGCAATGTAAGGATATGCGGGTATTAACCACTGCAGAATATCTTCAGATGGCTGGACGTGCTGGGCGACGAGGATTAGATACTATGGGAACTGTTATTTATCTTCCAGATAGAAATCCAATTGACCCGCATGAGATGCGTGCAATGATGTGCGGCGGTAAAGCTGAAGTGACTTCCCGTATGGAATTTGGCTACGATTTCATTTTAAAGACAATACAGTCTGGAAATCGTTCGTGGTTAGATATTCTAGAAAAATCCTATTGGCGTCGTCAGCGTCAGGTCCAGATTCTTGCGATTGAGTCTGACCAACGTAAACTAAAGGGTCGCTTAGACCAAATTGTTCTTACGCAGGATGAAATAGACACAGTGCAACAGAAGTTTGATTTAGAACAGCAGTTATCATCGCTTACAAATGCAAAAAAGAAGAAGGTCGAGCTTCAATTAATACGTTGGAAAGATGAAAATACTGGTGCTAAGTGGGAACGTGCCGTCAAACTATATGATGAAATACGGTCAATTCAGAGAGAGCTAAATAAACTTAGTGAAACCCTTGAACTCTTATTAGACACTTCATCGGATGTTGAGCGTAAGATTCGAGTTCTTGAACATGCAGGCTTTCTAAAACCACTTGATAATCCAAAGGCCCATACAAAAGATTCGCTCACAACCATTGGTGTTCTAGCAACTGAATTGAATGAATCTGATTCACTTCTTATCTCCCAATTCTATCTTACTACTGCAGCAAAAAAGCTAGAACCGATTGAACTATTAGCAGTAATCGCCGCCTGTATTGTTGATGGTAAGGATGACAATAGTATAACACTCAATGATATAAAGGTTCCAAAGTCAGTCAAAGACTCTCTACTTGAGATTAATGATATATGGGATAGTCTAAGAAGAATAGAACGGTCTCAGAAATCAGTAGAGAGTGATTGGAAAATGAGTGTTTCATGGATTGGCCCTCTATGGGATTGGATGCAAGGTGAAGCAGTCAGCACAATCTGTTCTAATTATGGAATCTATGAAGGGAACTTGATTCGGTCTGTTCTTAAACTTCAAAATATGCTAGATGAATGGAGGTCTATGGCAACCTTCTGTGAACATACTGATATTCTAGAAAAATTCAAGGATGCACATAGACTTCTTGTAAGAGAAGCAGTTATTCAAGACAGCCTGTATCTACATCTTTAGAGTGAATTCTAAATATAATTTTATCCTTCCATGATACTTTATCATAATTAATATAATATGAAAGTCTCACATACTTTTTTAGTTCTATGCGTTCAGTAGTTCCATCTTTTGCCTCTATAAATATACCATCCGTATCTTTCTTAATGATAGCCTTCACACGAATAATGCGATTCCATTCTTTGACCCAAAGTTTAACAAATTGCTTTTCCTCATGTATCTCAATAATCAGTGGTGAAACCGTGGCCTCTTTACTTTTAGCAAGAGTACTGATAAAGAATTCATCCCTCTCAAACGCCTTTGCATTTTTTTGAAGGATATTTAGTTGTCTGCAAAGTGACTTAGCATTTTGAGATGGTGCAATCTCAGATTTAAGTATTGTAAGAATGCATCGCTGGTTATAGAGGTCTGCATATCTACGAAGGGGTGAAGACGCATGTGCGTAATCATCAGTATTCAGTCCCCAATGTCTCCCAATGGAGTCTGATGTCACATAAGTGGCAGCTGAGAATGCCATTTTTTCTAGAGAGGGGTCAATACTAGACATATATTTGAGTTTTTCAATGTCTGGTTCTGAGTGATGTCTGAGAATACCTAGACCATTTGCCTTTAGAAGTTTACCAGCCTCAGAATTATAATAAATCATGAGCGTCTCAATCCACTCCTCGCTTGTAGAACGGTCAGTTTTAGCGATATCATTTACAATTGATTTGAGAATGTTAAACTCTTCTAATGTTTCTTTCTGACCAGTCTCATAAGTATATGCTTTATCTACAATGACTTTTGATAGTTTCCATTTAACCTGCTCAATGCCAGTAACAGGAGACCATGTAATACATAATGAAATTGCATTACGATAAAGACCCTTTAGTAAAGAAAGCTCCTTTGTACTTAATAAAGGTGGTAGCATATGCTTGGGTTTATTAGTATCTGGATACAATGTTTGCCCAACCTTTCTTGCATACATGTCTATAGGTGAGCCATCATCAATAGCAGTCGCAACATCTGTAATACTAATACTTAGACACCATTTATTATCTGATAATTTATTTATACTGATTACATCATCTACATCTTCACAACCAGGTGGGTCAATATTAAATGTGTATCCAGAAATAAGTTCTCGTCTCTCTAAGGCCTCAATATAGCGGGGCGAGATTGCAGCTATTTTTGGAAGTGGCCATGGAGAATAACGCAGAATCAGCATATCCTTTTCAATCTGAAGGTTACCACATGGTCCAATGATTCTTTGTAAAGATGCTTTAGGAAATTTTGAACCCATTTCCCATGATTCAAATGTGGCTACAGCAATAACATTTGTCGTTGCATTAGTTTCACCACACCCTGTTATCATAAGAGGATATGATTTATTAATAGGTTCAAATAAATAGATTGGTTTACCTCTCGAAGTCATTCCATATCTAACCTTACTTTGAAGGTAGATTATCCCTACGATTGGAGGGTGGTCAATTCTCTTAAGAAGAGTACCACATTCCGTAATCTTATCACCTGGAAGTGCTGGAATAATATTCTGAACACCTTGAATTGTATTTATACAATTACCATCTTCATCAATAACGTTAAAGTTAATATAATCTTTTGTTTCGAGTGACATTTGCATAGTTAAATGGCTAAATAGGGTCAATTTTATGTTTATCTAAAGCAGTCCCCATGTATTATTGCATATGGACGCTGACTTGTATACACTTGTTGCAAAGTATGGCTTTAAAAATCTACACAGTCGCCTTGTTGATATAATGCGTGAGGAGTATACTTACTTGCATTCACAGTTTCAGACGACTCCTGTACCAGTCAAGCAAGTTGTTTTACAGGAAGTACCTATCGCTGAGAAAAAGCCAAAGAAAACTTATACTAAGAAGCCTGTAGCCAAGCCTGTAGAGACTCATGAGACAGTTGACTTAAGTTTGGATAATGTGGAATTGAAAGATGTGATTGTAACTGTATCTGATAAGCCAAATCAATATCGTGACCCAAAGGAAATGAAGGAGTTTCAGAAGAATGCAATTGAAGCTAAAAAAAGAGAAAATGAGGCGGCAGGATTGGAGCCGTCTCATTTTCTCACAAAGGATAATTTGAAGCAATGGATTGAGATGGAAGGGCGCACGTATGCATGGGTAGCAAGAGAGAAGGCAGGATGCCCCGAGTCTCAGGTTGCTGCAACTGCTCAAATGATGGGAATTAAAAGTAAGATTTCAAAGAAGCGTGGAATTATGATGGCTGGAAAATAGTTATTTAGTTGATTTCTTACCTTTCTTAGATGCTGGTTTATCTGTTACGATATTTACTGGTTCAACTTCAGGCTCAGTATACTCACCCAATAACAGGCCTTTCAAACTGTCTATATCAGCAATCTGAGAACATACCTCAGCAATATTGTTATACGTATTTGTTTCAATTAGTTCAATCTGTTGCTTCTTATCTGCAGTCATCTTTTTTATTAATTTGCCCCCTCTAGCTATGATTCTATCTAGAGAGGTCCTTGATTGGTCTATGCGTGATTGTAGAGTAGATTCTTGAGAACCTGCAGTGTTGCATAACATAATATTATTGAATACTCCAGTAATCTTAATCAACTGGTCAATAACAGCAAATGTATAATCTATATCTAAATCTGCACATGATTGAATATAGACTACACACTGTGACCCATGTATCCACTCAATCGTAATAGGATTAGTCGGATTTCTTCCTTGAATTGATGTATTAAGTGATATGAAAATGCCAATAAGAGCTTCAGGATGCATTTTCATATCACGAATAAACTTAGTAACCTCAGTTTGTGGTATTGAGTTAGTATAATTCTTAATCTCAAATAGCGATAGTACATTATTAATCGTAGACGAGTAGTCACATGAGAAGGTTGGAGCCTTAACTAAATCCCAGTTCATCTTTTCTTTAGCAATATTTGCAAAGAAGTGTTCACCATCGTGACCTCTCAATACAGATGATGATTGCCTTTGAATCTTAGTCTGCAACTCTTGCTCCTTCAAGGCTAGTTTCTGTTCCCTCTGCTGTAGAATACCCTCCTTTATTGTAATTATCTCCATATTCTTTTGTTCAATTGCTTTAATAAGTCTATCAGATTCTTGCTGACATTTATCTCGTATAATGCTTTCAGATTTAGATGCAACATTGAGTTCAGCTTCTAGTTCAGATATTCTCTTTGATAGACTTTTAGTTTCCCGTTGATTCTGAACTTCGAGTTCAGATTTATATGCAGTTATTTCAGATTCCCGAATAGAAAGTTGTTTTTGAGCCGCCTTGAGTTGTTGCTCGTATTTGCTTTCAGATTCAGACAAGGATGATTTATATGTAGATTCCATTTCAGATATTTTAGTAACAAGTGAATGTAATTTAGTATTCATATCAGAAGATGACTTCTTTTCAAAATTTATTAGCTCTTCTGAATGTTTTTCCTTAATATCTTTAAGATATTCAGCAAACAACAAGTCTCTTGTGTATTCATGTTCAAGATCTTTTTCTAAATCAAGTAACTTCGATGCGAATGTTAATATTTTCTGAAATTGTGGAATACTGCATGAAAGGAGTTGGTCTGGAATCTGATAATCATTTGTAGAACAAAACGTTAATAATGATAATTGATTGATTTGTTCTCTTGATACGAATGCGGGACCAGTACTCATACTATATATATGCCAAGTAATGTTTAGACGCTTATTCATTTAGGATTGTTCTAGCTTTTTTCTCAAGTATGATGGAATATATCCAAGAGGGTGTGGTAATTTAGTCGGAGACTTAATCTTTGCCAAAGGACCCGTGTAATAGTATGGGATAGGAACCCACCTTTTTTCCATTCTAGTCTATTATTTGTAATAGGTTTAAATTCCAAATAGTGCTCGCTTTGTTCCATTAGGATTAGTATTAGTATTATTATTACGAGGGCGCTTTTTAGTTTTGTTATTAGCCTTCGCTTGAGCATTTGCTCTCGCTTGCAAATATAGTCGCTGTGAGTTATTTCTATTTGTCTTAGCTTTCACTTTGTAATTGAATTTATTTGAACCAGCTAGAATACCTGAATTCAATAAGGCTGCAGTGGAATTAAGGTCTGGTTCATAGTTTTTTACATTTTTAGAAGGAATCTTCAGGCCGTATTCATTAATTTCTCTACGTTCATTATTAGTTAAACGCGGTTTCTTAGTTCTATATCTAACAATTGCAGGCGGTTCCATATCTATTCTTACGCATGAAAATAATGAGACGAAATCACAGCGTACCTTTCAAAAAAAGCGGAGTTAGTGTGTGTAGACGTATACAGGAAGGCGCTGCATGATAGTGTAGTGTTGTTAGCGTCAAAAGGTGACGAAGAGTCTCGTATTAGGATGA